TCATTTGATATTGCCCTTGATCTTTTTCATGATCTCTGTGCTGAAGTCATATGAATTCGTAATATAGTGTGCTTCTAACGGATACTGTGCCTCAAACTCTCGTTTAAGTTTAGAAAAATTCTTTTCGCCGATTGCAATATATGTTTCGTAATCATGAATTAGACGATTTAAATCATTTGCAATAGGGCAATGCACACCACGAACCTTCCCAACATAATGCCAGTATCGTGTCACAACACCGTAATCTTTAGTTGAAGTAGTTTTACCAAACAACTTAGGAATTAATCCCATCTTCCGAATCCGAGACATGAATCGTCCTGATTCGTCTAAGACTACGTGATTGACTTTGTCTAAAGAATCTAAAGACGCCTTTAAGTGATTATACACTTCGGACAAATAACACTTAATCTTTGGATTAGGTTTTGATTTAAAACGCTGAATCACAGATGGTCGAAGGACATAGAACTCGTCGATTCCACACAATGCAGAAACTTGACGGAAGTCATAATGGCTCGCTAATAAAAGTTGTCCACCATTCAAATCCGTAATCGTATCACGATTCGATCCAACTGCAAGCCCTTCGAGTTTATCCAATTCAGACGCAGTCATTCGATATTCTTTAACTGAGTAAAACGCATTGTCTCCTTTTGATGACAGTGTATATTTTTGAACATTACTATAAGCTGGACGAGACTCAACAATTTTCTTGTTGTCAACTGTTTTTACTTGACGCTGTGGATCATGATCAATAAGATCTGGCATGTCAGAATACTTGATAATGTTGACTTCATCATCAAAGAAAACTTCTTTCAACAAAGCTTCTAATTGAACAATGTCGATTTCATCTGGCTTAACAAACATTGCTCCAAATAAGTTTTCTTCAATATTGTGAGCTTCTTTATATTCTTTCGGTGCATTGAAGATAGAGCGAACCGCAGCAGTTGTACGCATTTTAGTATCTTCATAAACAACAGTGATTCCGTCATTGAGCAATCCGATTTTGTCTATTACTGAAACTTTACTATATGGCAATTTGCGAGTTTCTATTGACAAAGTTTTACGTGATGGACTTAAGTTAAAGTAGTAATAACGTTTACCATCCATCAAAAATTGTACTTTAGCTTTTGCAACAAAGTTAACTAATTCAGAGATACTCATACCATTTGAAAGACGACGTCCTGATGCCATAATAGCATTACGTTGAGACGTAGAGTATCCGTTAAATAAGCGCCAAGCTTTACGTGGATTTGCTTCTTCAAAGATTTCTTTTGTCGCCTTTGTAAATGCTTCGTCGTTTATACTGTTCACTCGTTTACAAATGTTTTCAATTGTTCGCTGGTCTAATGATAACTCTTCACGTGAAGGAGCAATATCTAACTCACCAAGATCGAAATTGAAATAGTAAACACCACCGTATGTTTTTAACCATTCAGCATTCATTCCGGGAATATCTGTTAACGGGTAGACAATACGACCATAAAGAGCGTAAACACCTTGTCGTTCAGATGATTGTGGAAGATGAAACATAGTTTTATTTTTAACGGATTCTACGTCAAAATAATTTACTGTGATGTCTCCATCAATGTCTGGTTTAACATCACCAAATGGTCGAAGCACATAACGAATTTCATTGGCCCAAGAATTCAAATCTTCTTGACGAACTGGTACAATGACTTCAAGACCAGGTAAGTCATCTGCATTCATAGGCTCTTCGAAAGTTTTATTCAACACAGGACCGTTTTCAGTTAGTACTGCGCTATAACCATAAACTGTACCATCATGAAATGATGTAATGTTAAATGCCGGCGCATAGCTAAATGGGGTTTTCGCACCAAGGCCAAGACCACCAATCTGATCATTTGAGTCGGTTTTTGTCGACATGAAATAAACAGTATACACGTCAACAATGTCTTTAGGGCTTAAACCTGGCCCAAAGTCCCGAATAACAAAACGTGGGTCAAGCATAGTTGGTGCTTTAATTTTAAAGGGTTTTGCTTGATTGACTAAAACATGCGCATCAATAGCATTACACGATAACTCACGCACAATTGCACGAATTTTATTTTTGTACAAGTTACTAGACAGAATTTTAAATGCTTTTGGTGAAGCAGCAATTTTAAATTCTGCTGCTTCAGTTGCATTACCCATAATCGGTTCATTGTTATCGGTAAAAATCATTGTGTTCTCCTCAAAGAATCTTATTCAAAATTTCAAGATCAGATTCTGTTAATTCTTTATCGACAAATCGCTGTGCCATACCATTTGTTTTTTCTGCAAATTCTGTAGCAAGAGTGTCGCCCCAGAACTTAGATAAGCAACGCTCTTCTTTTGCTAAAAGCTTAAGAATTGTTGCAATAACCTTTTCTTTAGGCATAGATGATACGATACCATTGCGAACGATTGCTAAAACTTTATCGTCTTTTGTGAATACAGTAGTTGTACCAGAATCACCACAAATTTCATTTCGAACTGGAAGATTGTCATTTACCATTAAGGCAAGAATTTTTGCATTTAAGTTCATGCTGAATTACTCATGTTTGTTTATTTGATAATGCTATAATACTAAAAAAGGAAGGCATTGTAAATACCTTCCTTTAAATTATTCATAACTTTTTTTGAACTTCTCTTTTCGAGAGTATTGAGTTTTGTCTTTGACCACTTGCATTTTAAAAGCAGGTGTTCGGACAGCCTTTGCGATTGGATTGCGTTTGCCTTTCATAGTGTGCTCCTTTAACTTATTTAATGTCAAAAATTAAATCACCAGAAACTGAAATGCATAAGTCCTTCCAATTTCCAATACGTTGTATACCTTCGATTACTGCAAAATCAACGAAGTCATCTTCGATTTTTGCAATATCCCAAGAACTGTTATCAACTGAACTCGGCTGTGAGTTCTCGAACGGCACAGGCTTATACTGGTAAATGCACATAGTCCCATCCGGATCAATTGCAATAAATGCGTCTTTCCATGATTCTGGAATATTCACCGCCACGTATAACTTGTGTTTACCGTGCAGAACAGAATCTTTGATCACCGTTAGAGATTTAATAGTAGTTCTAAGATTGTTTTCTTTAAAATAATCTAAGTACATATTTCCACTTGGTTTAATTTTCATTGCAACTTCTCCGGTTAAGATAAAGCCTATTTTAAACTACCTAATTTGATTTGTACATCATCATTTAAGATAGGATTTTTATCTTTGTCAAAAAGACGTCCCTTTTTTATCGATGTAAAAATAGTCCATTTCAGATAATTTCTGGAGAATCGGGCTTTTGTATTCACCGGCTACAATAGTTTGCTTAATCATGATTATTTCCTACAGTAAGTGTTGATATTTCTGTTCAAGGCCTTCCGGCACAAATAAGTGAGATGCAAAGAATGCATCCATTCCAGTTACAAGATTTTTGTCTTCACGAATAGACATGCCACAGGCCTTATCACCAATGACCCATGAACCAATAATTGGATAATATCCATCATGTGGTTTAATATTAAACCATTCTTGATACATATAACCCCAATGATCATATTCAGGCACCGAGTGAGAACCTTGCGCTAACTCGTCTCGGAATACTTTGCCACATTCCGCTTCGTAAACATTAATATTCGATCCTTCACGTCCATGGATTGCTTTCTTGGCCCATTTACCATTGTTCGGAGCAAAGTCATATGAAGGCAATAAATTTGGATGAGCAGTGTGATCAGCCCAGAGTTTAATTGACATCGCTTTATTTGACATCAACATTTTCCAAGCAGGCTCCATCCATTTAGTTGAAGTACCTACAATGGCTTTACCAAAATTTTCACTAGTCATCCATTCCCACGGATACAATTTAAAGATATTTAAAATCTCTTCGTCTTGTAGATCTGTAAAAATTTGACGAGCGTTTCCATTACAAAATTCAGTACAAGTACCGATGTCTTCCATCTGGAGTTCTTTGACACGAATACCAGCTCGTAAAGCAGTGTCCATAATATAAACTAAGTTTCCAAAGTCTTCATGACGGAATCCACCACTTGCTGCGAAGTGAATAAGATCAGTAGTATTAAATCGTTTTTGCCATGTCTCAATTAATGTTTCATCAATCAAGTTGTATTGAATTTTTAACTCTTCTGGGAGTTCTGGATTTTGCTCCAAATAATTCCATTGTCCAATAGAGCATTCAAGAATAGAAACTGGAGTGTCCCCGTTGTATTCAAACATTTTTAAGCGATTTTGCTCATCGTACGCTAAGTCAAAACGTCCGTACAACGACTGTTCATTATTTTTCCATGATTGTTCAATCAAAGATTTTTCGAGATCAGTTAAACGGAAGTATGCGGGATAATCACCGGAAGTAATCATTCGTTCGGCACAATCAATATGCATATCATGAAGCTCTTGAGTGACCGCCTGTTGACGATCGATTTCTGCTTCAGTGAATGTATAACAAACACCTTCTTGCCAATAAGGGAGCTGCTCTGGTCCAGAAGGAAGATTCCAATAATTCATCCCAATTGCTTCGAGTTGTTGTGCAAAATCTGGACGTTTGTAAAAGTTGTTAAATCGTTTCATTTTACTGCGCTCAACAATGTTTCTAAAGAACTACGATACTGAGAATGTGTTTTACATTCCTGTAGACGAATTACCGCTTGTTTGATTGTGTCTTGTAACGCTTTGCCAGAAAGCTCTTCTACCACTTTAATACTTCTAAGAGTGTAGAAATCTGAATCATAGTCTACTTTATCATGACGAGTGTGAAGGCGAGTTTCTGGGTATTGCGCCATAAACTTTGTCAAAGTGTGTCGAGAAGTTGACTCCCATCCATGTAAAAAAGCACCGTAACCATCATTAACGACAATAGAAATTATTTCGCCGTGGTCTGTGAGGGTCTTTACTACATCACCAATAAAAAGTTGGATTCCGTTTGCTACTAGAGAAGTTGAACGACCAACTTCCCCGTAGTTTCTGTCACTTACTACACTGCGAATGACTTTCATTATAGACCTACTAATTCATTAAAGCGTGCAATCATTTCTTCTTTTGAAGAAGTTTGTTCCAAAGCGATAAAGACTTCTTTAAGCTTTGCTTTGTGATCATAAGTTTCATCAATGATAGTAAATTGATCATTTGTGAATACAGAACTTTTAGCGTCAGCATTTTCGTGTGAAGTCAATAAAGACACAGTATAGTCTTTATGACTAGCTAATGAATTACCACTGCCGCCATAACCGAATACAATAAATTTACCAAAGCTTTCAACAACTAAGCATTGATTTGAACGTCCATGAAGGAGATTAGTTACAAGAACTGTATCACCAACAAAAAGTGGAACACCATTTGAAGCAGTTAAATCTGTTTCTGTACCAAGTTTACCGTAGTTTTGTCTAAATTTGTCAATAATAAATTTATTCATTTCAATTACCTCGTTGTTGATGAAAGCTATAGTACCACGTCCTTGTGGTGTTGTAAACAGTTATTTTAAATTAACCACCTGTTGATCGAGCACCAGATCGCCGTATTTTCTATATTGACACCGGTAACATGCCTTCATTTCTAACAAGTCGATAACAGTTAATGCGATTTACTTCATACTGTTTTGATACGGTCCAAATATTTCCTAAATATCGGACTCTCAATTTTTCCATTTTATTCTCCAAGAGAAAGATTATATTTAGCCAAGCATTCTTCAGTCGAATCTAATTCTTTGTGACTTTTGAGAAGAGTTAAATCGATAGATTGCTCGCCTTTACATTCAGCATAAGCAGGTCGCCACCCCATAGGGAAATCAGTATCTTTATCATTAACTACAATGCTTCTGGTAATGTCAAAGCCAAAATTTTTAAAATACACGGTGACTGCAACAACATCTCCAACACAAAGAACTGTTCCATTAATGTCTTTTAATGTAGTTGCTTGGCCAATCAGACCTTTATCTATCGGTTCGCCAATTCCACCTGGGGTATGAGTAATGTGCATAATATTTCCTTATTAAAAAGGGAGCGCAAGGCTCCCTATAAATTAATTACTAATGATGTCTACCCATTTTGAACGAATTAAAGTAGTGACTTGATGTTGGATTTCTTTAGAAACTTTACTTGGAGAATCAGCAACATCAATTGAGATTTCTTCACGCTTAGCTTCAGCAAAAATATCTTTCATCATAAGACCCATAACTTTACCAAAGTCTTTAGCAGTTACTTCACCAATATGAGACAGCACATTTGATAAACGATTTTCAGTAATGAACTCACTAAACTGAGTTGCTAATGCAATATCTTTATCAGTCATTGGAGTCGGCAATTTTGGCGCTTTGCCTTTACCTTTTTCTTTAAATGCATCAGTTTTGTATTTGATTGCAATACGAGAACCATTACCAAGAAATGCTGGAACAACTGGTTTAATTACAAGACCTTCACCTACATTATCGGTTGGAGCTTCAGGCTTGACGAAATCGTAGAATCCATTTCCAGCTTCGTCCCAAAGTTTGTTATATGTTGGAACTGTAGTATTAAATTCCACAGGAAGTTTAAGAAGTTCTTCCAGAGTACCAATGGCAATAATTGGTGCCATTTTTAAACCAGCCACTGAAGCAACACCAGTTGCAGCAACGTCGTTAATGTATTTGTCATCAAACATTACATCGAAAGCATAAAAATCTTTTTCACCGTAATCAACTTCTTTTTGAATTCCACCACCAGCGTATTCACCAAAAATTTGAACTTTTTCGACTGTAACAGATGGTACAAATCCAGGTGAACCTTCGATTTCTTGTTTGTATTCACCAGCAATAAGTTTTTCTTGAATAACTTCAAAACTTTTGCGATATTTCGCCATTAGATCTTGCCACCCGAAGAATGACTCAGTTTCACTAATAGGGCCAGAACGTTTAGCAGGTTGGATAGAATCTTTTGTGATGATCACACTAAAGTTTGTGCCATGGATTTTTTCACGAGCAACAAAATGATTATCGCAATATCCAAGAGTAATCGCTTCTACGATCTTTTCAAGGAATTTAGAATTAGTGTGGTTTTCTAAAGATGAATATTTAACAAATGGCATATTTGACTCCAAGTATTTGGGAATTTAAATTAAGCTAAAAGTGTAGCATTGCGGATGATAAGAACATCACCGACTTTTTTAGGTGAGAAAGCTTCTGATGCTTTGATCATTTTGATCAGATTTTCAGTATGCTCTTTTCGTTTTGTTGTAGGTATCAGTGTTTGGTCAATATCGACAGTTTCTTGACTAATTGCAATATGACCTGATACCATATTTGTTGCGATAACTTCAATTACAACTTTCATACTAATTCCTTCTTAGGTACACCACGTACTTTTAAACCGATTTTAGACTCAAGAGTTTCTGGATCGACAGAACGCACTAGGCCAATGGTATATACAATTTCTGCTTCTAAAATATTAGCAATATAAGTGTTAGATTTGTCAGCAAATGACCCGGTCCAGCTTTTGACAATTTCAACATTTCCATTTTCGTCTAAATAAGTAGGATATTCAACAAATTTAATGCCTGATGCTGCTAGTTCAGAATATGTTGGAAATTGTTTTCGTAATGCAATAATTTGATCACGATCAGCTTTAAGATTTACATCAGTAGATGCGTCATTAAAAACTTTTACCAAACGATTATAAGTCTTTGCAGTTAATTTACCAGGACGTTTATGTTTAAGATTTTTCATCATAATAACTCCAATTCTTTTAAAGCGTATTCAATGCATGCATAATTAATTTCTGACACAATAACTAAAGGATGATCATAAGTCATTACAAAAATCTTGTGATCTACCATAAGTTTATACATAATACACCCAGATAAATGTGAAGCGTATTGCGCAATGTTGTCTTTTGTAAGGCCAGTCATTTTATTGCTATCTAGAAGCTTCTGTACTAACGCCAGGATGTCTTTTTCTGCATCTGTCAGTGTTACTTCAGTAAAGTTAATAAGTTCCATAGTGGGCTCCAGGATGTCACGAGGACATCCACTCTTTACGTAATTGTGAATCATTACCTAATTACATTTCAAATTGGTCTTTCCAATTTTGTAAAGTTCATAATGTTCATCCAAGTGTCTAACGTTATCGTCGATTAAAAAGTTGTCGGTTGTGCTACGCTTCGGGTTAATGCCATCAGGCCTGTTTGGAGATCCGTTTTGCCGATTTCAACCCAACGTTGATCAATACCACCGGCTGATTGGAGCTCTTCAACCAGTTCGCCTAATTCAGTACCTTTAGCTTTAATTTTGTTCATCAAATCAATCTCGGCTTGAGACAGATCGCGATAGCCTTTAATTTTCTTGTGTTGATTGTCCATTGTCTTCTACCTTTTCGTATGTGGATTTAAAAATAGCCGGCTTACAAGGATAGAACTCACCTTGTACACCTTTAATGATGTAATCGCCTATTGAAGCCGTCATAACACCTTCAAGTGTTTTAATTTGAAGGCCTTTAATTTTAACGATCTCGCAGTACTCACTAAATTTTTCTTGAGAGATAAATGTGGACGCACAAACAGAGTGTCCCATAAATTCTAAAGCTTCTTTGATACTTCGTTCTGTACTATCTAGCAGAACAGCTTCAATTACAACAGGCTTCTTTCGATAAAGCATTTTTCCTCCAAGGATGTCACGAGGACATCCACTCTTTACGTTTATCGGGATCGTTACCAAACAACATTTCAAATTGGTCTTTCCAATTATCAGGTAAAGAAACTACATCCATAACCGGTTCATTAATAACACGCTCATATTCACTTTCTTCAAGTGAACCAAGCCCTTTAATGTATCGAACTTTATCTTTCAAGTGTTTTGATTTGTTTAAATCATACTCTTCAGAAGTATAATACCATGTTTGTTTTTTAGTAGATTTGTTCTCACAAATCCATACTGGAGTTTTTACAAACTTGATTCGACCTTGCTCAAATAACTCAGGCCAATTACTAAAGAACGCAAGCAATGTTGGATAAATCGAACCTGTACCATCGACATCAGCATCGGTCATGATTGCAATATTTTTGTAATACGTTTCTTCGGCTTTCTCGCCTAAAGTTAAGCCAGTAATGGCACAAATGTCAAATGCTTCTTGGTTCTTCATGATTTGGGCAGGTGCGTCACCCCATGTGTTTTTAAACTTACCACGCAATGGATAACCACCATGCAAATCACGATTTCGAGTCGACAATAAGTAACCAATTGCAGAATCGCCTTCTGTCAAAAATAAAGTTGTATTGGCAGATTGATCACCGTATAAGTTGGCTTTAATATGCTTAGCAACTTTTGCCTTTTGAGCAGCTTTATTCGCTTTAGTTTCAGCAGCTTTATCAGCAGCTAACTTACGTGCTAAAACAGCTTCAATGATAGGCATTAACACAGTTTCGTTCTTTAAGAACATTCGTGCAAGCTTTTTGACGTCTAAATTCAAGTGTGACTTCACTTCGCCCATTGGGCTTGTAAGACGTTCCTTTGTCTGTGAATCAAATCGCATATTGACCATATCACGGACGAACAACACCATTGTCACACACTCTTTAATACGAGCTTTTGTGATGTCAATTTTATATTTGCGTTTAATTGAATTCATAAGCTCTGATGAAAGTTCATCAAAGATTACTTCAATATGGTTACCGCCATTTTTAGTGTGAACACCATTTGCAAACGATACATGACGGAATCCATCTGGCGATCGACCTAAAGCTAATGAGAATGTGTCGCTTTCAAGAATAATCGGATCTTCTTCAAATTGAGTAACAAACTTTTTAAAGTTACCTTGGAGAATAGTTCCATTAAACGAGATTTTAATTTTTGGATAAATTACTGCCAAAGTTTGTAATTGATCGTGAATCAAATCAATTTCGTTTTTGCCAATTTCTGTTACACCAAAACGTTCTAAATCTGGCTCAATTGTTACTGTAGTACCTTTACGAGTACCAACACCAGTTTTCCAATCGACATTAAGCATATTTTCTGAACAGTCGACTTGGATAGTCGTTTTACCATTGCAGGTATGTCCAGTAAATTTCTTTGAGAAAATATTGGCTAAAGATGAACCAACGCCGTTTGTACCGATTGTTTTACGTGTTGCGTCATTACCAAAGTTAGATCCGGCTTTAGTTCGTGTCCAAGCTGCTACTGGACCAGGAATAGTAATGCCTTCAGGGGTAATAACATTGTCTTGAGGAATACCACGACCGTTATCTTTGATAGTAACCGAAGTCCCAGTAATATCTACTGAAATTTTATTGGCGTATTCGAAATCAGTTCGAATTGCTTCGTCTAAACTATTGTCAATAAGTTCTGAAATAATTTTGATAAGGCCTGGCACATATTCTACAGTTTTGTATTCGCCGAAAACAAATCGCTCATGTGGCTCAATTACAGTGGACCCAATATACATTGCCGGTTTTTGTAAGGCATGTTCTCGGTCTGTAAGCATAGTAATTTTATCTTGACTCATAATGACTCCAAGTGTTTGGGATAAAAGAATAATATCATAATTTATTAAAGCAAAAAGGGACCGAAGTCCCTTTTATTATTTTACGTGATCAATAATTGCTTTAGCAACCGCTTTAGCAACAAGCCATTTCTTTTCGTCCCAAACTTTTAATTCGTTTGGATTGGAAATGAAGAATAGTTCAATGATTAAGCCGCCATTACGAACATAGCCTAAGCGAGAGTGTTGACCAGAACCTTCAGATTTCCAGCCACCATCTGCACCGCGTACAGCAATTCCCATAGTTTCTGAAATAGCTTTACAAATAGCTTTAGCGATGGCTTTATCCTTGTCTTGAGCTAGAACTTCTGTGCCACCCGCTGTTGGTTTACTAAATGCGTTACAATGAAACTCAACCGCAAGTTTTGAACCTTTAATAAGTCGAATAGCTTCGCTTAGTGTTTGGTTTTCTTTACGATCATCACCATCAGTACGCACAGTAAGGCCTTCTCTTTCGAGATAGACCTTAACCATTTCGCGCATATCGACAGCAATGTCTGATTCGCGTCGTCCAAATGCACAAGCACCTGGGTCTGAATTAGAATGTCCTGCTGTTACAGTTACAATAGTCATAAATTTCTTCCGTTAAAGAAATTATTTATAGACTCGTTGAGTACTTGTAAAATGATCTATACAAAGGCGTTGTCATGGTATCGTCATGGTGTATATGAGCAAAGAAAATACTTTTCTTTTTGAGCTCAAAAATATGCTTTACATATTCAATAGACCATTCTCGTAAGCTAAGTTCGTCAATATCGACGCGAATCCCGGACCAAACAATAAACAGCTCGATCAATGTTTCTTTAAGCTCTCCGCGATAGTCGATTGTCTCTACGTGGTCGCCACCTTCAACGATTTTTGCAATTTTGCCAATACACATATCTAATTGATTTTGCAACTGAGTTTTTCGATACATTAGTGGCACATCAATAAGAGTACTAACATTTTGCCCAGACCATTTTGACATTTCTTTGGCCAAATCTACATTAAGAGCATTTGAAATCGACAACATACACGCTAAAGCATCAGAATAAGAAGACAACATGCGATTTGGAGTTGCAGAATACTTTGTCAAATGATTATGTAAATGAGAAACTCGACGCATTAACGGCAAATGATAAACATCAGTATGGTAACGACGATCGTGCATCTCTTGGAAAAATTGTAAATCAAGAATATTAATGTTCATATTAAGCCGCCATGTGAATTGCCATGTTTACGCCGAAAGATTCACCGTGTCGAGCAACATTAGCTTGATGTACAAGAGAATCAAGATAAACGTTACCTTGTACGTCGTTAAACAATTTCCATAATGGACTTCCAACAGGATATGGATTAGCCTTTTTATGTTTGATGTCTTTTGTTGGATAATCATCTAAAGGCTTTGCGACTGCGTCTACTAAATACGGGCCTTTGGGTTTAGCCAATACTGCAGCTGCCGATGGAGGAACTTCTTTAAAGAATCGAACTTCTGACGCCCAGATACAAGCAAATTCGTTGTAAGTATTGTCAGCGTAAGTTACACCCATAGCATTGCCTTGTTCAACTGCACGAACAGTAATCAGACCACCAGTAGATAAAATTTCTTGAGCTAAGTTGTAGTTTGCAATATTTGCATCGATGAAGCCTTTAGAGTCGACGAGTTCGTATGTATGAGATTTCTTAAACATTGTGTTCACCATTTTTGATAAAAGTTGTGCCGTTTGCAGAAATACGTTGAGCAGCCACCCAAACTGGATTTGTACCGTCAATAATTTCGAATAGAACTTTATATGTAACTCTATCACAAGAAACATTCAAGTTGAAATCTTTTTCTATCACTGGGTTTTCGTAGTCATTCATTAGCAAGTTTGTAAAATCTGCTTTTGAAATTTCGATTTGATTCGAAAGAACTGGAAGTTTGATTTGTGACGTTTTCATATTAAGTTCCTCAAGTTGATAATGCTATAATACTAAAAAAGGAAGGCATTGTAAACACCTTCCTTAAAATTATCGAGTTTTAATCGAATTTGGGTCAGCATCTTCAATAAGCGGCACGTCCGACAGTCCCATTGCATATCGTTGAGCGTAGATCAACATCATAATGTCTTTTGCACAGTCATGAACAGAGTCATGAGCAACAAAGCCATCTAATGTTCCTTTCTCTAGCGGCACAGTACACATACCTCGTGACATCATTAATGCTTCGACAGCAGTTCGAACATCACGTTGATTCCAGAATTTAACTGGCTCAACTTCATCCGTATCGTTTGTTTTATATACTTCTTGAAGCATATTCACAAGAATAGGAAAGTCAAATGATTGACCACGACACCAAGCTTGCGATTTCCACGGGTCAATACCTTGTTCTTTTAGATATTCCAAGAACTCTGTGATCGCAACTTTGACTGTTACGTCTTTATCAGTTGGGACCAAGTTTTGCTTGGCTTCATCGGATTGTTGCTTCCACCAATTTATAGTACTCGGGCTACGAGATCGTGTCTCGGCTTGAGATCGCAAATCTAACTTCCAACGACGACCTTGTTTGACAAGGTCTTTGAAGTTAGGTGGATTTTCTGGATTGTTTTCAAAAACTAAAACTGCTAAGTCAATAGCCATTGCAGTCGGCTTGTTGTCGAAAGTTTCAAAGTCAATAATAAAATCTTTAACCATTATCTTGCTCCAATAATTCATTTAATAAAACGATTTGTGACATTGTATTTTCTGTCATCGGATATGTCACGTTGTGTTCAGTAATTTTGGCCATTACTTGGAATGACTTTGTTACAGGTTTTAGCTTTTTGATAATTGCATCAGCAAAGCCGTGCGAAGTAATATTTTCGTTATTTCGATAGACAATATTTTCACGATCTTTAAATGTTTGAGCATAATCAATAATGTCTTGAACTGCTTCGTACGATACATAATACATTATACTGTCTCCTTTGCCAATTTAGCAATAAGCTTAACATATCGATCAGAGATTTCGATATTAATAGGTTCGTTCAAATAAAGCGAAATTACACGAACAGGTTCAGTTTGTTGACTTACATGTTCCCAAGCCATATAGACTTCTGTGTTCTGTACACGACCACGTAAATGATCAGCTTCTAAACGATCTTGCAATAATTTTTTAATGGTGAGCGCACCACTTAATGAAACAATCATAATGACCTCAGATATAGTAAACGTTATGGCGAGCCCGTGTTGCACCTACATACAAAAGCTGCTGCGCCAACTGTGAGTCTGCCTTGTGAATACAAGGGGTATATAAGAACACATTATCAACTGATGTGCCTTGTGATTTATGAATTGTGCTACATGGCAAAGCTTTGACCTTATGGAAGTTGCGTTTAAGCTTCCACCAATCTGCCCAAGCGGCTTTCACTGCACCAGATTTAAACTGTTCAGCTGATTTACCAAGAACAAGATTTAGTTTATTGATTTCAGCTTCGTCTACAATTACATTAATAGAACCAGTAAGATCTGGATCGTCTAAAGATTGCAAATCAAGCTGCCAATAACGAACCATGTATTTGGTAGAACATCCACGTACTGAAATTTCGTCAGATGTTTGGCTACAACAAAGGACTTTTACCATTTCGCCGTTATTAAAAACAATTTCCGAAACTTTTTTGCCTTCGTAAGTATATGACTTGATTAATGGCTCTTGCATTACTAATACTTCGCCATCAATAAATGGTTCTAGTGTATTGTAAATCTTTTTACGGACAATTTTGTTTAAGTCATCAACAGACTTATTCGTAAATGCCAATAGGCGATTCTCAAACAAATCCTCAGGGGTTTTTACAATACTGAAGTATTTTTCCATAAAGGATTTTACTGATCGCTCTGACGTCAAATTATGCACACCTGCGCCATCTATTACATTTTCGTAAATCCAATTACCGGTTCGGATTGATGTTGCAACATCAATAATTGGTGCATTGCTTCGCATTACTTCAGTAAGAGAAACTTGTTCAAATTTTTCGTATGTAAAGAATGGCGACACTTGTCCTTCAAAGGCTCCGGGCTCTACTGGTCGAATTTGCGCAATATCGCCTAAAGCAATAACGGTACAGCAAAGTGGAATACTTGACATTAAAATTTGAAACAACTTCAAATCATACATCGAAGCTTCATCACAAATTAGCACTCGACATTCGGACATATCTGGGACATCTTTTTGTTCAAATGTCGTGCTGTCTTCGTAAGTTGTTGGATTAATCTTAAGCAACGAATGAATAGTTGAAGCTTCCATTCCGGCATGTTGAGACAATACCTTTTTTGCTTGATGTGTTGGTGCTGCTAAATAAACGCCACGTTCGCCACGTCGAATAAGTTCTGCAATTAAAAACTTAGTCAAAGTCGTCTTACCTGTACCGGCTGGGCCATTAATAGTTAAATGACGTTTTTCCGCACTAGAACTTGGGACAGTCTCAATTGCTTTAATGGCTGCAGTATACGCATTCTTTTGCCCTTCGGTCAAATCTTCAAAATTCATACAATCTTTACCTTCTTAATAGCAATTGTGTCAATGATACGCTGATATCGCACACGTTCAAAATCTGGTAAATTATTTGGTGTTCGAATACACTCGGTTTTAAACCATTTTTTAACGTATACAACTTTAGGAGATAAAATCTCTTCAATATCAGCTTTATGTGTTTCAAGAGCCTGCTTCGCAAGTTGTTCAGAACTAAAACACAAAAAGTTCTTATGTATTAAATCTTCACAAACGTGATCGAAGCCATCAGCATCTTTAAAGATTACTGCATAAGCATTCATATCAAGCCTCATAATTTGTACTTAACCATATTATATGCCGCTGTTTCTTTAAGCAAATCTACGGTCGAAGCATTTGTTGGTAAACCTACTTTAACACATTGTTTTTGGCGTAAATTTAAGTTTTCAAATTTTTGTACACCAAGAATCGCATACTTGATATTTGTTGCTTGATTCTCGAGAGCCTTGAGGCCGTTACCACGCTCTACTAAGTTTGTTCTTTGAGCATCGCCAATTTTGTAATCTTTTGTGTTTACTTTACGATACTTGATTTCACGAGTTTTAAAACCCTTTGTGTGCTTACAAAATAACGCGTAATCTGCATTAAACTTTTTGATTGCAGCTTTGAGTTTGTTTTTATGTGTATCAATATTTGACTGAATATGCGAGCGTTGAGTTTTTGACTTGCCTTGTTTCTTCGCTTGGTTTAGTTGGAAAGCAAACACGTCAATTTGAAGTTCGTGGTGTCGAACCTTTTTAAAACTATTCTCTACCAGAATAAGCTTATTGAAGTATTTTCTAATACCATTTGCTTGAATGACCGGGACTCTATTGGTATCAATCTCTAATACCTCTTCGTTGCTCAGTTTCGCCGCCTTTAAGAGTTTAATCTTTTCGTTGATGGTATTTAGACGTTCGATCAATTCGCCCTCTGTGAACGAACCACGCTCATTATTGATCGCATTAGAAACAGCAATTACGTTACCGTCAATATAGCCTACATTGTTATCAATGCGTTCAAAGCTAAAAGAGTGTTCAGTGTTTTGATCAAAAGCAATACCAGAGTATTGACAAAACTTTTGTTGCTTTAGATTAGCAAAAGTAATCAAAGACATATCAAATTTGATCTTACGTTTACGAGCATTTTCTGATTTAGCTAAGTAGCATGTAAGTATATTGATGTTTGACATAATAAATTCCTCATTCGATAAAATCATAATACTCTGTACAGAGGTACATGTAAACTCTAATATGATCAAAAAATAGACGTTTGAACTTAAGTGACCTAAGCTTTAATTTTATAAATGGTATAATGCCTATAATGCCAATTAAACTGGTGGGTATTGCCTGGAAGGGGAAGAATGGTAATAAGTAATGTGAAACTCGCGCAGCGATAATCGATACTAAAAAGGAGAGCAATTGCTCTCCTTAATTGTTACTGCATCATTAACAGCATTTTGATTAACTCTGTAAGAGCACCCATAGGGTCTTCAGAATTGTACATCATTACGCCGGCACCCGCGGCCACTAGAGCCCAGATACCGACTGCTTTTTGGTTAGTCTTAAGTTTTAATTTTTTCATTGCAGGTCTCCTTAATTACCTGCAAATATTTATGCTTATCTTGATTCGACAAAAGTTTCTGTGTCAAATGTAATAGTATCTTGATCACTAACCAAGAATGATTGATGTACGTAATTAAGACCATCAGCTGGTTTAGGCAGTTGCATAATCATGTTAAAAGAACTACCAACTACTTCGCCAATTAGGCCGGATTTAAGCAAAGATACACGTTCCACTGATTTAGGCAAATCAAATTCCCATTCACCAAAGCTAGTACGGATTTTAACATGATTCGTTAAATAACCAAATACAATACCATGTGTTGGTGCAGAAATCATGATTTCGTCTTTTCCATCAATCTCGTATAAGTACGTATTCCAATGATTTTTGAGATAGTAAACGTGCCCTTCAAACGTCCCAATAAATCTGCATTGCTCCCCTGGAGCGGCTTCCCAAAAGAAGTCATTAATCTGTGGCTTCTTTGAAAATTGACGAATCTCGCCATCCTGGTCAACAGCAATATACTTGGCGTCATTTGATACCCAGAATTGTGAGCAGGTCCCGAAAGCATTGATTAATATTGGACGTACATCTTGTGAAAAACGGACAACTGGTCTTAGTGTGAAACTCATAGTTCTGACTCCTCTGGAATACAAATAAGAAATAACCACAATAAAATACTAAATAGCGCCCATAAGCCTAGTCCGGCTTCTTGTGATAAGAATAGGTCCATAGAATAAAACACTAATGACGCTACTCCAGTCATAAACATTCCGAAGAAAGCAGAAATTCCTGTAACAACAATAGTATGGCCTAAAGATGGCTTCCAAACAATCATTTCCACTCCGCCTTATAGTCTAATCGAACTTGGTATGCACAATCGTCATCATGAAGATCTAACACATGAAGGGCTTTAGACGCCTCAATCGGGCAATAAAATGTTTCAACCTCTTCAAAGTCTTCGTAGTCGACTTTGCCAAGAATGTATTTAGGCGTGATGTGAAGAGAAACTTTGTCATGGACTTCTTCGACATACCCTATCAAATCTTCAGACGTAATAGGTACTGCACTGCCCCGGCGATAAATCGGCTTATCGTAAAGACTTGTTACTTTACCAGTACGGTCGTCAATTAAAAAAATATTGTGAGTACGAAGGACACAAAATATTCCATACGGTAAATGTTCACCTACATCGAGTTTTAATTTATATTGCATTTTGAGTTCCTCAAAGACTGGGGACTATGTCCCCAGTCTAGTTATTAATCAGATTCGATTTCAGAGCTGTCGATGTAATCCATAAGAACACAAATAAGATTGTTATAATCCCCAGTTTTGCACTCATCAAGAACTTTGTAGATGTCCTCTTTAGACCAACCTTGACGTTGCGCAGAGTGCTTAAAAGCACCCATTAAAGTGAATGCATTACCATCAAGACCAACTAAAGTCATTTTAACAGTTTTTGCTGGAGTAAATAAGTTCATAAAGATTTCCTCAATTTTCAAATCAAGACATTTGATTTGATACACCCATTATAACAATAGGTGTATCGCTTGTAAACTATTAATGTAATAATTTTACTTTAAATTTTGATTTTAATAGATTGACTGCTTCTTCAATCATATCAAAACCACCTTCTTCAATTTGATCACCGAATTCGATTTGATTAGTTTCTGTATTGAATGTCCACATAACACACATATAGATAATCTCATCAATCTCAGAATCTTCATACTCATAAATTGTGTAGCCAGTAGTTTCTACTTGCTCAGCTCGATTTACAAGTGAAAATCGGAAATAACTCTCAACGATTTTCACTTCGATAGAAGAGAATTCTTCTTGTAAAGCTGCAACTAAGTTAATGCGAGTAGGTAATAAGCTCATTTTGTGTTCCTCAATTTTCAAATCCGTTATTAGATTTGATAAAGTTATAATACTAAAAATATCAGTACTTGTAAACCCAAAAAGTGTCCATATGGACACTTTTTAATCAAGAGATTTATTCTTTCTTTGGAAATGCCGTTGAGAATAAAATCACACCTGCAACTGCACCACCACCGACAATTATAACAAACCAAGTAAACCATACTATTATCATAGAAAACACCCAAACAATCGATTCGTCTTCTTGGGCCGTTTTAATAAGTTTAGAGTCTTTACCAATGATAGTTCTGTCAAACGTGGATTTTGCGACAGGGACGTTTTGATCACCAAAGACTAAGATATACTCATCGCACGAATAACGATCGTACTTACCACAAGAATACGTTTGGTGATATTTTTCTGTAACAATACCATCAGCGATGATTTGTTCGTATGTTTTTGGCTTATCAAAAAAGTAGAAGTAATGACTTCCACCAAAGACTACAATTGCAATAACTGCGATAATACAACGTGCGATAATTTTATACATTTTAAATTCCTCAAAGAAGGTCTTAAAGACCTTCAACTCCAATTGCTTGTGAGAATCGGAAGTTTGCATAATCTTCCAAATCGTTGATTTCAGTAAAGAATTCAAAGTCAGGATTCACTTCTTGATCAAATTCGTTTTGATCTACAATGTCAGCGTTATCAAACAAATTACACTCTTCATATTCGTTAAAAGCTGGCTTTTCGATACGATTGATTAGGTATTCTTCCTCAAACGTAGAGTAAGAAAGAACAACAAAGAATTCTGGGAATTCATGGATTTGACAAATTTCAACGCTAGGATTTTTGCAGTCAACGTGATCTTTAAAGAAGTTTGGAATGATTGATTTAAGTTTGTTTAATGTACGCATTTTGTGTTCCTCAATTTTCAAATCCGTTATTAGATTTGATAAGCCTATAATACTAAATTCTTGCGGGCTTGTAAACAGTTATTTTCACTTATATGAAAGAATTCCAATAAAATATTTTCGTCCAGAAATCATAAGGACTCCGGGAATTGGTTTTAGCTTTCCAGTAAGTGCAATTGAAGATTCTGGTTTTTCACTGATATTATGTTTAGTGAAATAGTTTTCGCTTGATTGAGCTTCTTTTACGTCAGCAAACTTAGAAAGAATTACTTCTTTGGCCTTTTCTAATGTCTCGTATACCCCGACAACAAAAGCACTAGTTTCCCAATCATCTTCTTGCGCCATCACGACATGACGTCTTGTGGTCGCTGATTGTATCGTACATGGTACACAGAGGTCTACCTGTTGCGGACTAAGCATTATTGGTGATTGTTCATCAATCATAATAGGCATTGAATCCTGGTCGTAACAGGTGCCATCATACGCTATATAAAAATAGTCATACCCTTTTAGAATAGAAAGAACCTCGTCTGTCGGGGTACCAAATACTCGAGCAATTTTACAATTTTTCATAGCAAGTTTCCAGTCATTTTAACTTTTAATACACATGCAATTACAATAGAAATTACAGTCCAAAGCAGTGCGTGCAAACAAGAATCGATCATGCCACGTATCAGGTTTACTTGAACGTTCGGCTGCAACAGAACCAAGAACAGCCAATAAGAGAAAGAATAAAATATTGAATACAAACATTCCAGTCATTATTTGATCATACGACATTTTAGTTGTCCTCACCAATATAGATTAATTCAAGGTCATACGACCAGCCTGTATTGTCAGCAGACCGGCTGAATTTAAGAGAGCCTTTAAGTGCTAAAGATTTTAAAGTAGACGCATCCAGCGTCATATCTTTAAAGAATAGCTCTACTGTGGGCTTTAAAATCTGTGGCAATTGTACCGGTCTTGTAAGGTCAGAAGGCTTATAAGATAAATGAAATTTTGACACACTTGTGCTTGTATCAATGACTACATCCATCGCTGTATGATGAATAGATAAGAACTTCATTTTTGTCGAAAGGACTGCAACTAAAGTACCCATTTTAAATTCCTCGATTGGTGGACCTCTTTCGAGGTCCTATTTTTAATTAAACTTTATCAAACTGTACATCGAAGAAAACATTTTTATATGATTCGTCATATAAGTAAGTTGCTCGAAACTGTTCTTTAAAAAATGTTACTGTGAATCCTTTACCTTTTTGATCAATGAATTCCACAATTGCATGTTGAGAAGATTGAGTACGAACATAACCACCTTGGCGTTTTAAGAAACTAATCATTTCGTCAAACTTATTCTGAATTTTTTCTGACTTAACGCTTGTGCAGTCCATTGGAGAAAGCTGAACGTAAGTAGGAATACGACGAATAAGTTTACCAGAACCATCACGCATTGGACGAAAGTTACCATCTAATGCTTCAACTTTAACGGTTGCTTTAGGAAATTCTGTGTTGAATAATTTTTTAGCTTCAGTAATTTTTAACATGATGTATTCCTCAATTTCCAAATCAAGACATTTGATTTGATAAGCCTATAATACTAAATTCTTATAGGCTTGTAAACAGTTATTTTCGTTTTTTATAGGTAATTTTTTCAAGACGATGACGTGCTAGCCAAAGCAAATGATCTTGATATTTTTTAGGACATTTGTCAAACAAGTGTCCGCGATGCCCATTAAAGTTTTTATGGTATACTAATAAAGCACTATCAGTACCTAAATCAATCAATTCAACTTTCTGTCCAGCCATGCCAATATCACGGTCAATCAAATAAGGTAAAGGAATACCATATTTAGAAACTACTGCCGAAACTGGTATAGCAGTAAACTTGTTATGGTGCTTTCGCTTTGCATGTTTTAATTTGCGTTGTTTAGAGTTCATTTACTTGTACACCTTTGAGAATAGTTTATGGTTTAGCTGTTTTGTGAAAAAGTATACGAACTCAAGCTTGTTTTTAAACTCGCACGGGATTCGTAAGAATAAACCTTTTCGCAGAAGCCCTTTAATCGGGGTGTTAATATCCAAATCGCCTTCTGTGATTTCAAACATCCAAATATCTTCAGTTTGTTGGATACGCGCACCAAGCGGAGAACCAGTACTTGCTGTATTAAGACAAGTACCAGAAAAACAAGCTGGTTGATGGCTCGGCTTTTTTGAACCATCACGATAAATTAATACGTCTTTCATTTCACTTCCTTCTTAACTTTTTTCCAAAGAGCTTTAAAGTCATCAACATCGTCTTTGTCGACAATCCAAGAACATCCAGTACCCCAAGAATATTCTGCGCAGTCGTCAGAGCATTCTTGTTTCCAAGTGATGTCTTTACCAGCACCGTTTGCACCGTAAACAGTAGAACCAATTGCAACATCAAGACGTTCAATAAGCTTAGCTTCATCTTCGTTACCTTGGATTTGGAAGATAACTTTGTTGCGAAGGTTTTTGTATTCAGCAGATTGATTGTTTAATTTTGCAAGTTTCATGATGTATTACTCAGTACGTTGTTGATAATGCTATAATACTAAAAAAGGAGAGCATTGTAAATACTCTCCTTAAAAATAATTAAATTATTTTTTGCGAACCATCATGTAGTCATAACCAATAGTAATATGCTTGTCGTCTAATTCATATACAGCAACCGATGAATTAGAAGCTTTTGTAGTCCGAGCACCCAAATGTTCGATTTCAGATTTGAGTTTATTTTTTGAAATAATGTCGGAAGACGCAAATCGAAGCTTTGCAAAATCTTCTTCGCCGGTAACAGAATATTTAACGTTAGCGCTTTTAGCAATTCCACTCAACCAATCACCAATATTTCCTTTTGACTTAGTAGTCGCTTTGGAAACTTTATCCACTGCTTTTACTACTGGCTGACTAGATGAAGTTTTAGCTTCTGACTCACCAGGCATTTGGATTTGATTTGATTGAACATTGTTTGCATTCCACTTACGGACTGCAGCTTCATTAGTAGTAAACAATTTTTGAACAGCTGGGACTATAATTTTCTTTAGTCGAAGCCAAGCAGCACTGCTTTCTGTAGCGGTTTTGACGTCTTTGTCTAATACCGGATACGTGTGCTTATTACGATTAATAGAACGACCATTGCGATATGACCACAACTTAGCTTGTACAAATTCGCTTTCCACGCCTTCGATAAAGACCATACTATTTCCAATACGAACACCGATAATGTTAGGACGCTCAATTGTTTCAATATTTGGATATTTAGACGATCCTTGACCAGCCATTGCCATAGCTAAAAAACGTTGACCTGCCATTTCTAAAATAACTGCTGGTGAATCGGATTCACCACCTGAAGTATATGGTCCAATATACTTTACTTTTGTAGCCTTAGCTTTAATCGATTCGTATAGCGTAGTAAAGTTTTCCATTATGTTTCCTAAATGTAGAGTAAATTAAGCTGTATTTATTAAAACAAAACTATCAGATTTGTAAATAGTCTGATAGTTTTCTCGTCTACTTTTTAATCAATTTGATCATAATACGTCCTTTAAGAACTGACCGGATTGAAGAACAATTTTATTTGGAGTTGGGTCTTGCTCACATGAGTCAATAAATTGATCCCATTTATCTTGCATTAGTTGAATAAACCCAGGAGCATTTCCACGCTTAGTATAACGTTCAATATATTCTTCTTTCAAAGATCGATCTGGGTAAACTAGTGTGTATGCTAAACCACGTTCATGCATTGCTGCTCGAACATTGTCATGACTAGACACTAATGCGAGGAAGCCATCTAAAACGTTATTCTGGAGAGTTTTGACCATCCAATTAATGTAATTATCTGGGAACTCTGATTTATCGTATGTAGACGAATCAGAATCAAATACAGCCGGTGTCCCGACTGGGCGTACCATTCGATATACAGCATAACCATCGACAGTCATTGGATAGAGACCGTAGTCATAGCCATTCTTGTGAATTGTCGACTTTCCTGTTCCCGGAAAGGCAGAAATAAACCCGCGCGATTTAAGTTTCATAATATTTGTCATCCAATTTAAAAGTACCAAATAAATTTGTCTTTGAATCTTCGATTGCTTTTTCTATGTCTTCACTAAACTGTTCTAACATAGAAACTGCTGAATCAAAGTTTTCACAATTCCCAAGATTGCATACCGGGATATTGTAAGTTTTTGCCAATCTAAGAGCTTGTCCAGTACCGCCAGTTTCAGTTGCATTTACGGTCCAGCAAACGATAAAATCTACTGGACGATTCAATTTAGGACCAAGAACAATATTGCCGTTTCTTATATGCATAAGTTTAGCTGAATACGAACAATTCCACCATGCTGGATGATGAGACGCTGCTAGTTTTCTTGCTTCTTTGCTGTTATCGAATGGCATAGATTCTTTATAACCATTATAATTAGGAAATGGTAAGTAATTGTGGATCGTACCATTTCCTGCTCTGGCACCAGTAATAAATGCTGTATCAGCACCTGCAGCGCCGCCTGTTGCTAATGTAAAGTTTTCCAAAGCTAGATATTCAGCAAATTGTTCCATAGCCTCTAGAACGAAATCTGGAGTCTCTCTACTACCGATGCCAGCATAAATCATTTTGTTTTGCCAACCATTCTAAGATAAGAATTTGAAAAGTGCTTGACCGTTTGATTTTGTAAAGAGTCACAATACTCAACATCATCTTCATTAGTAACAATGGCTTGGTAAATAATGCCTTGTTCCACTCGTTGCAATACATAATATGCCATACAGTCGTTCAAGTATTCTATTGGTCCATTTCTACAAGTACGCAAACATTGTTGCACAGTGTATTTCTCGCCTTGATATTGGACCGATTGATTGACAAAATAAAGAAATGGTTGTTCTTCGCCGATAGGGTATTCGTCATCGGAGCCTAAACGTTTATAGTGCGACATTATTAGTACTCCAAAAATGTTTCATGTGAACACTTATGGTTATGTACTTGAGAGTAGCAAGTTTTGGTCTTGTGACACTTTGTTACGAGAACATAGACTTGACAATTATAATCAGGTCCAAACTCACCAAATAATCGAGCCCGAGTTAAAACGTTCGAACTTTGGCGTGAATCAAACTTTTCAAAAGTCGTTGCAAGATTTCTTGCTAAACGTGGAGTCCATTCTGCAAGCCCATGAATACCAACTCGCTTTAACGCAATGTCTATTTGGTTTAATTCATTATGACTTCTTGGACGAATTAAAACTTCATCAGATGTTTCCAATGCCTTTAAAACTCGTTTTGCAAATTTTTCAATATTTGATTTCATATTAATCACCTGAAGAATAACGACACTAGGGCTATAAAAGCCCCAGCACCTAAAATCACACTTGATATTCCAAGCATTACTTTATTTAGCATTACGTGCTGCACGCATAAAGCCAAGTTTAAGAGATAACTTCATAGTAGCTTTAGGGTCACGAAGTTTGCCAACTTTAGAAGTTTGAGGTTGTTCGACTTGAGCTTTAACTTTAGACATGATTGTCTCCTTTGATTAAATTTTTTGCATTTTTGCAAGTTGAGCATTGGCTAATTCAAGCCATTGCTGTTTTGTGATCTTTTCGCCAACATCTGAAGTAAAAAGACGAATTACTTCCCAGTGTTCAGGTTTAAACCAGTCTTTTTTGTCAGATGCAAAGTATTTCTCTGACACTTGGCGACGAATGTCAAAGTATACACTCTAAGAGCTTCACGTTCACGTTGTGACATATAGAAGCCAGGCCAGCCAAGAGTTTTACCAATAACACATGAGTAATAACTGTTCATGTAAAATTCTGTAGAATCTTGAAGCTTTTCAACTTCAGAGATAAAACGTTGTAAACCTTTGATAAGAGCTTTAGCGTACATAATGATTTCCTCAATTCTAAATCAAGACATTTGATTTGATAAAGCTATAGTACTAAACTTTTTTAAGTTTGTACACCACTTTTTGATTTATTTTAACAAATAAATTAATCCGTTGACTAATATTGTTAAAACAATAGAACCAATAATACTATATGTCCAATTAATTTTCATATTCTTTGTCCATTGCATCAATGGCATATGCCCATTTACCATGAACCATAGAAGGACTCAATTTTGACAATCGAGAAATACTCCACCCAGCCATGATCTCTGTCGTGACATCACATTTACGAACAATCTTTTCTTCGTAGTCGATGCCAATACCACGACACATTTCTGTGTATTCACCTTTAGGCTTCCAGTTCTTAGGAAGTAATTCAGGGATTTCAATGTTCATTTTGATTTCCAACGTAAGGTACAATATTCTGTACTTTATTGTCTAAAACAAGTGGTTAGGTACAGAATATTGTACCTAACCAAAAGATTAATTAGTAACCATTGTTTTGGCGATCAAAGTTTTCTTTATTCTTTAAGAAGTATAACTCAAAGATTTCTTCAGAGTCCAGACCAAGAGCAACGTTCATGTTTAAGAAGAAGTGCCACATATCAATAAGCTCAAATTTAATTTCAAGTTGATCTTCAGGACTTAAGTCCTTAATAAGTGTTGCACGTTTTTCAAGGTTATTTGACTTCCATGCTTTCCATACCCCGGATGCATCTTTTTCACCAGAACTCATACCACCAAGCGAAGTAAGCAATTCACGGAATTCGTCAGACATACAATCCCATTGAGTTCGAAGCCAATCAACAGTTTTGCCTGCAGTATCGATGTCATTAGGATTTAAGTTCATTTCTGGCTTTTCAATTGCCAGTTTAGTCTGCAAAGCACGCTGCATAGAAATCATTGAATCTAAATACTGTTCGCCATTACAACGAATTGATTCTGCTTGATTACGCGCTGATTCGATGCCATCTACAAGTTGTGAGCATTGATTGAAATGTGCCATTTGTTTCTCCAATAATTTGGGTTGAATAATTAGTTGATGAGGTAATAATACCATTAAATTTTTAAAGTTTAGAATGCAACTTGTTTAAACACCATTGATTTGCCATCGGCACGGATAGTACTAAAGTGCAGCTCAACAAATCGATACAATTCTGTAACGCTATTAGCAATTTTGTCTTCTTTATGAAGAACAATCATTCGAAGCTTTTTAAAGTTTTTGTATACAAAATCTAGAGCCGATTTATACTCACCAGACCATAAAGACGACGATACGTTTTCAAGTTTTAACTCTAACGTAATACCTTCATAAGTGTGGATTTTGCCCAGCTTACTGTTTAAGTGAGTTTTTACATCGACAAGATTTAAGTCGACATCGACAAATCGTGCGTACTCACATTTGCCGTCTTCTTCGAGTTCAAAGATTACTTCCATTCGAATACCTTACTAGTGTGAACAAATGTTAATACGTAGAAGCTAAGAGTGCCTACAAAGGCACTAACTTGACTCGTGTCCATAATTGCATATAAACTTCCACCAAAGATCACTGATAGAATCATATACAAGAATATTGGGACCCATTTACTAAATTGCATTAGATACGAATACCAGCATCGAGCAATAATGTAAAATATTAAATATAAGATCGCAATTTCGTACCACTCATGTGATTGGACTAGCACTAAAAATAGAACTAGTAGGGGCAAGTAGCCTATTAACATAAAATAATTAATACGATCCATTAGCGAACCTCTACACCGATTTGTTTTAAGAAACTCATTCGGGCATCGTAGACTTCTTTGTGTGTCGCAGTTTCTGAGACTGGATTTGCTTCTACGTAATCAGCAATCAAACGAACTACGTCAGGATTTAATTTAAAGACTGCCAAGAAGTCATTTTCGTTTTTAGAAGTACGACAACGACGAGCTTCACTGTCAAAATGCTGTTCAAGCCATTTTGCGAGTTCAACTTCTTTGCCTAATGCAACGCTATATGACATTTTTAAACGATATGATTCTGTTCCAAAATCTTCGTATTGATCTGGATACTCTTCTACTGTCAATACAGCATAATGAGTCAAAAGTTCATTTGGCCAATTGTAATCTGACTCGTGGTGATCACTAAGTTCAAATGACGCTTCACGACGTCGCAAAGTGTATGGAATTAGCTCGGTGTCAATTCCTTGTTTGTTGAGTTCAGCTTCATGATGACGGCTGATTTCGCAGACTAAATCAAAAATAGATTTAGCCTTTGATTCCATTTGCTCACGAGCAGTGTTTAGATTTTTTAAGATGTCCATGAATCACCCCATTCGTAATGACGCATTGAATAATATCCAGTGCGTGATAATGTAAATAACGTGTCTTCCAACAATTGGTGATAACGCATATGATGCTCGCCTTTAGTTGTAAAGTGTCGAGCCGAATTACGGAAGGCACGAATCTTAACAATTGCTAGACCAATTTGCTTTCGTTCAACAAATAAATTGTATTGCAATTTATCCAAAGAATCGATACGCTTTTGAATTTTGTCAACTTGCTTAGCTAAACGTTTAGCCATGCGACTTGAGCGCCCATCTTCGTTAACATTTTTGATGGCCAATAAGTTTTTAGAATACTTAAGAGATTCAATATTACGACGCTTCATAGAAGTTACTCGCATTTGATCAATTTTAAGCAACTTGTTCTTTTCAAGAAGACGGGCTAAAAGTTCATATGTTTTGTCTTGACATTTCATTTTACTTTCCATTTTGCTTCAAAGTCTTCTTGACTTTTAACGTTGTTGATAAGGTCGTTTAAATCTACTTCGAATTCAACCCAAGAGCTTCCTGTAACTTCAAGGATTTCTTCTGGGGTAAAGTTCAAATTAGTCAACGTTTCTAACGCATGTGGATTTTCACAAAGCAAGCGAACAAAGTCTTGAACTAAAGATTCGCTTGCTTTGGCATTCAAATGCTTTGTAAAATTAGATGCAAATGAGTCCCATTCTGAATGATTAAGATCATCAAACAGATAAAACGGAATGCTAAGATCTTTAACTTCGCCACCATTGTTAGGACGATAACGAATAATCATAGCGTTTAAGTATTCAATTGGCGATTCGAGCACAAGCTGATTTTTGCGACGAAAACTTGGATCAAACTTAAGCCAACACTGCTTGGATCGATTGATCAGAGCGGCGTTCATACGACGACGATCTGCAAGAATTGATTGTATATTCATAATTTGTTACTCATTTGTTGATAATGCTATATTACCATGTGAATTCTGTTCTGTAAACTGCTTTTCTAACCTTTTCACAAAATATTTTGCACATGCTTCTGCAATTTCTTGATCTTTCTTTCCAAGTTCATTGAGTTCAGTATATCCTGAAACAATAATATGGATTAGCTCATGATCTGCCTGTTCAAAGGCTTTTAAAAATCTTTGGCCTTTTTGGATACAAGTTTTCTCCACTAGTTCTCTAGTAATAGCTTTCCATGGTACTAATACTTCTGGATCACATTTTAGAGCTTGATCTCGTTTTGCAGCGAATGTAATGATTGGCGTTTGATCTTTGAAATTGAATAGACTGATCTCTACTAATGATTCATCATCTAACTCAGAGATCTCAAGAAAACCAAGCCCAAATGTTTGCATTACATTATAGACATCTTGCTCCTCAAGCAAATTGAATAACGCTTTAGAGACAACATTTAAGTCGTCTCTGCTTTTAGAATATTTCTTTAATACGTCCATTAGATTTTCCTGAATCGAATCATTCTTTGTTTTGCACGAAGCCCTGAGAATGAGTTAGCATTAATGTACTCAATAATTTGATCTGGTGTGGCACCTTCTTTTCTGATCATATCATTGATGTCTTTAGATTTCCAAGGTGATTGGTCCCAGAAGCAAACTGTTTGCCCTTGTTCAATTAGTTTGTTCATACGATTAATAGTATCAATATGACGACATTCGTTGTCTAAAACCCAAACACGGTCTTCTGCGAACGGTACAACGTCTACGTCTATCGCGCCGCCTGTGATAGCTATACCATTAGGTATGAATAAACTATCAATTGGACCTTCAAAAACGTATACACGGCGTCCTGCAACAACACGATCCATTCCATAAATTTTTGTTGCGTCTTCATGGGATTTAATAGTGATATATTTTTGAGGCGCATTCGGATCGAGAGAACGTCCCTGGAACGATTCTAGGACACCTTCTTGATTATAGATAGGAATTACTAGTCTTGGTTCTTGGCGCTCAATTTTGTACGTTTCTGGCTTAACAGAGTTACATAAAGCAGGCCATTGCATTGTAAAGAATAAACGATCAAATACTGCTTCTGGTATCATACGACTCTTAACGTACTTTACAATAGGATGATTAGGTGGAAGTTTATCTAATCTTTCACAAAATGCTAATTCAACTTTAGAAATTTCTTTAACTGGTTCTTCTACTGGCTCAACCTTAGATACCTGTGTAGGCAATTCAGCTTTACGTCGTTCAATTAAAAATTCTCTATACAATGCTTCATCGTTTTCTTTCATATATCGGACAAACGACATGCTTAGATCACAGTTGAAGCATTTAACTAATAAGACACCTTTATGGTCGTATATCCAAAAACGTGCTTTGTGTTGATCTTTTTGAGAATCTCCACAAACTTGGCAACGACAATTAATTTTAAACGGACTATGAGACACTTTTCGATAACGTGGATATACACACGCCATTCGATCAGCAAACTCGTATTCTACCCAATTCATATTCACTCCAAACAAAAATGGACTCTTTCGAGTCCATTATATCACTTTTTAAGATTGACAATCTTACGCTTTTTGGCACTTGTTGGACCAGCTGAAACAACTGCTCCAGTAGTAACGCCAGTTACAATATTTTCTACACTTCCACCAGAATCTCCTGCCACAACCTCTTCCATTAATGGAAGTTCTTTTTTAATGTAGTCAATGTCGGATTCTGTGAGATCAAAGCGACTTGAAATAGCACTCCAACCTGCCATTGCGGATGAAATGCCAGTAAGGCCAGGAACAGTTCCTAAAGTTCGTTTAAACGATCTCACAGCTGCATGAAACGGTGTATACGAAGATTTCTCTTCTTCAGATTTGGGTCGTCGAATCAAATTGCCACGCTCGTCAATAAGTCCTAAATCAAAAGCTTTCCATTCAGAAAAGCTCTTTGACATCAATCGGACAAATCTATATGCGTAGGCGGAATCGACGCCAGTTTTTAATGCGCCCATACTTTACCTCCAAACATATATTTATCAAATTTCTTGGACAGTAATAGTTTTATAATACGATTCGCCAGGATACGGTGTATCCACGGCAGTGTTACGACCATGTTTAGAAAGAAGTTCGTAAAAACGTTGTGTTTCTTCGTATGAATTCGTGTAGTATGGGACTTGTTCTTCGACCTCATCAAAGGTTCCAATTTTAACATCAATGCTTTCTACTACATTCATGTCTACTTCATTATCACCACATCGAACAGTAACGTGTCGGTCTTCGGTCATCACAATCATATATTTTTTCATAGGATGTTCTCATTAATTTTGTAAGTTTTGTAAAGACGCTCTAAGAAGAACTTAGCTGCTTCAAGACGTTCATCAGTTTTGTACTTGTGCATCATGTTGTCATGATACTCTTCACTTGATGTCGCCCAGTATACAACGTTTTTGCGAGTAAGAAGACGTCCTTTTTTCGCTAAATAGGACATAACAATATCCTTGTATACTGAATGGTCAATGTCTTTAAGTGATGCGTTTGAACACAATCCGTCAGAAACTGAAACACATATACGTCCAAGCTTTACATATGAATTTGGTGAAGCCGTTTTAAGACGATCATACATCTGAATAATAGCTTCTAATCGATGCATTACATCTAAAACCTCATCGTCGGCTTCTTTGCGAAGATCAAGACTGTACCGGATCTTTTGAATTAATTTTGACGAAATAATCGTACGCAAAATCGATAAATTTAAGACGTTTTTGGTTTTTGTACAAATCAAAGTTTTTACGGTCGATGCGGAAATCATTTATGTTGCCTTCAATACAAAATGCAGTTTCTGGGATGTTCATTTTTTCACAATACACTTTACATAAAGCCATTGAATATTGTGTTGTTTCTTGCTGTAGGTCGATGCCTAACAAATTAGCACAAACTCCGTATGATAGACGAAACTTATGCACACTAAACATAACGTCTGGGTCTGTTTTACCGTCGTATTCAACAAAGTCCATGATATGTTCTTTCATAAGACCAAGGCGAAGTTGAATTAATTTTGTGTAGTAATTAGATTGCATTTTTGGACTCCAAGTTTTTCAAAGCGCATTCTAACACATCGCGCACGAGTTGTAAATATTCCCAGCGATCATCATTTAGCCAAAGTTTCTTTTCAAATACTTCTGTGATAGGAAAAGCAATTGACGAAGTCTGTGGATTCTCTTTTCGAGTATGCCACATTGAACTAAGAACGAAACAAATGCCTGAGTGTTTATCGTAACGTGTTTTCCAATATTCACTAATAGGAAGCACGTATTCGTATAAAGACTGATCTATGTCCTCTACATCCCAGATTGAAATATTGCGACAAACACCTTCGTTAAGATCTAAGAAATCACGGTCCCACGAAGAATGCGGTTGTAGGCCTTTAAGAGGCATACGTGTCGCTAACGGACAGTCGATAGAAAATTGCTTAATACGCTCTTCGTTTTCCTGAATTAACACGATATTTGCAATCACTTGTTTTAAAAGTTTTGTACTCATAATTTACTCACATCATCTCAGCAAATGCCCAATCAGCATGCCATACAGTAGCCCCAGGAGTGTCGTTCATACAAACTGCATCAACAGGAGCAATGACTTTAAACAATACTGGATCACCACCAATTGAGTTAGCAGCACGGCCAGCGTATACTTTGGCAAGACCAATATCTTCAGTAAAGAAAATACGACCTAAGTTCTTGTTTCGTCCTTTTTCAGACAAAACACCAGATGCATCAGGAGGCAACAACATGTCTAAAATACCAGCTTCAGTACAAGAACCGTGATAAAACACTTTTGGTTCAGAAGGAAATAAGTAATCAAGATTCATGTTGTTTCTCCAGTTGGTAAAGCTATATTACTATACTTTATTTGACTTGTAAACTACGTTGTTTGATAATTTTGTCAATTGATTTAATAATATGTTTGGCATAACGCAATCGTTTAGGATTTGACCAACGCGCTAGGCCTGCGGATTCAACATATTCCTTTCGACCAGCAATAGGATAACAAGTATCAGCTTCATCGAAACGATTGAGGTGAACACCTTTAAAACTACGAGCAATTTGATCAGATAAACCATCAGTGTACATAATATCGATGTCTACTACAGCACAGACGCCAGAACTGTCCCAGAATTCTCCACCACGAGAATCGATGTAAGCTTTTAACGCTTCTTTGTCTGACCAAATGTTGACCAAGTGATTTGCACGATCACGAATTTCAATAAGTTCTTCGTTTGTTTCTGGAACATTTTCAAGATCGAATTTCATTTTGTATTCCTCAATTAGATAATGTAATTTTTACTTCAGACGAACATAATTCCCATGTTCCTTCGCCTACACCCGACCACTCTTTCGAGTAATAACCTATTTGCTCGTTTGTTCGTTCTGATTCTACATCACGAGCTACTACAGTACCACAGGTTTTTGCACGAAACAGTACATAGAACCAAGGCGAATTGTCATTGATAACATGACCAACTTGACGAGCACGTGCTAAACAAGGGTATGTAATTGGACATTTTACTATTTCAACTGATGATTTCATATGTTCCTCACAAGATAGTTGTAGATGGGTCATTAAGAATTTTAATTACTGTTTGAACAACATCAAGATTCTCCTCAAAGTTGATGTTTAAGCGTTCTGCTTCTTTACCAAGACGAGCATTGCGAACCGCCATGTTAAATTCGCCAAGTTTGCTAAAGTAAAACGAAGTATGTGAATTGCTAATAACAATACAATTAAACTGTTGGCGCACGGTAAACTTATTGAATCCGTGGTGACGACGGAATTCGTATTCTCCATCAACAAGAGAAAGGACGTCAGGACGAAGGCAAGGAATAACAACTTCGCGGAATTCATATTTGCCAGTTTCACGATTGCGGATATGTTTAATCATTTTAAATTACTCAGTTTGTACGGTTACGTTGTGAAACAATTAATCGTTGACGATAAATACGTGCACTTTGTGCATCTTCATGAAGAAGTCCAAATCGTAAAAGATTTTGGCAAAGTTCACGATTGTTGAAATACATTTCGTTAATTCTATCAGAAGCAAAATCATGATAGTAAACTTTAGTATTCTTTGGCGGAGCTATTGTAATAATTTTTAACATTTTAAATTACTCAATGTTGTTCAAGTTGATAAAGCTATAATACTAAAAAAGGAAGCATTTGTAAACACTTCCTTTTAAATATTTTTACTTTTTATACGGCTTGACAATTCCTTGCTCTAAAGCAAGTTTAAACTTCTCTACATAAGAACCATCATACATCTGTACTAATACATCGTAGTTCTGATATGCGTATTCTCGGAACCATCCAGAAGTAATAGAAGTACACACCTTTTCTAAAGCAATCATAAACGACTGTTTAGGGTCGATCTCAAAGTTATTTGGAATCTGAGAACGTTCTAGAGCCAACACATAACACTCTTCAAGAACTCCCATCATTTTTACTGCTCGAGGGCTATTTAAAAACTTCTCTCGAGAGCATTGTACTTCTGCTCCATCTTGCATGTACATTGTGTACGCAGGTGTACTTAAATGTTTGACTGCTAAATGAATAGAATCATGGTCGTAGATGTAGTTTACGTTTGAGTTAAAGAACTCGTTAGATTTTACACTTAGATTAGGATGACTATAATCGTAAGTTTCTTTCTCTCGAAGATCAAGCCAGTTTTCGTCTTTAATTGTACAACCACAGACTTTAGTCAAGAACTGAATATGACGCATTGTCTTTAAGAAATGTGGAGAATTCCGCAAGAATCGATGCGACCATTTCATTGTCAATACCATATCAAGATTCATGTATTTGTAATCGTCAACTTTGAGATGGTCCATATCAAATAACATTGCGCTTGAAGTGCCTTGTTTTTTAAGATATTGGATTTCGTAAATTTTGCTTGACACTGTGTTTTGGATAACAATTACGCCAACATCAAATTTTGGAATATCAAATTCTTTGATTAAATCAAAACGTCCAATAGTTTCAAGCTTACGCAGATGCGCAACTAATGCATCTGCATCTTGACGATCATAGCAAAGAATATCCACATCACTGGTTTTGAAGTTTTTAGGGAGTTTGTCACTATAGAACAAATGATACTGCATTGCAATAGAACCCATTACGATAGGGGCACGCTTTACGCCTTCAATTGTAGTTTCTTCAACTTCTACTTCCTCAACAGGTTCTAGATTAAGTGAAGCTTGGAATACTTCAAATCCTGCATCGGTCAATTCAACAGTTTCCCCATTAGAAGCAACTAGACCAGCGTTAATCAACGAAGCAAAAACACCTTTATCTTCTGGAGTATTAACAACAATGTTAATCCAAGTAAATGCGTCAAAGCGATCGTCCGGAATCCCGCCGTTAACACCGTTGAATTCAGAAGTAGCGATTGCGTGTAACATTTTAGTTTGTAATACTGTAGCCATGATGTGTTCCTCAAGTTGTAGTTTGTTTCAATAAGAGTATAATACTAAAAAAGGAAGTGCTTGTAAACACTTCCTTCTAAAATAATTAAGTTTTTAACAGTTCATAGAGCTTGAAGTCCAAGGACGGAAACTTACATCAGCTTCTGAACCTTGATGATCGACATAACGATTAGAACACTGTGCCGTGCTTTCTGACCAATAAATTTGACCTTCGGCAAATTCAGGACTAATTCTAAAATTAGCAATTTGACCAATATTCACACGATGCTCGAGTTCTCGTACAGTTTCGTCCATGAGTTCAATTAATTCTAGATCAGTTAAAGATTTCATAAGTTCTCCAAGTAAGTAATTAGCAAGATTGGCTAGACGGTTCCCATACACCTTCAGTACCGTTGTAGGTACCACCCATACCGTATGCAGTGTCAAGATCAAAGCTAAGATTGTGTTTATCTGCAATAGCTGTTGCTTTGTCTAAGGCAACACTAAATTCTGCAACAGCAATATCAAGATCTTCCTGCATTTGCAGTTTAGTAAGAATAGCGATTGCACTTACTTCATCTAATTCCACAATAGGACCTTTAACGTATTTGCGACCTGCAGAATAGTAATGAACATTTTCTTTATACGCAGCCAAATAAGCTTGACGAACTTCTTCAGTAAATTCTTGACCAAGTTCTACGCCTTTAGGGAATTTTGACCAACGAGATGCATTTTCGTGATAGGTCTTTGGGTCTACAAAACAATAGTTTTCGTATACATGTGCTAAATTGTACTTTGACATTTCTCTCTCCGAGGAGGTTGTTGATGAAGCTATATTATCACGTTCCTTGTGAAAGTAAATAGCTATTTTAAAAATTTATGCAGTAATTCCATCAAAACCTTCTAGCTCTGCTGCTAATTGATCAAGTCTTGCTCTTGGCGGAAGCTTTTCTTGATTCAACGGGAGGTTCTCGTTTTTAGGTGTCGAACCAGATACGTCAGAGAACTGTGCATTTTCGTCTAACTCAACCCATCGTTGATTGCCTTTCTTAACACCGATTAAGAACTTATTCCACAAATTCTTATCTCCATAACGAGACTTAATTTGTTTAACTAGTTGTCGACCTTGTTGCGCTAGTTCTTCAGTTTCTATCACCGCTAAAATAAAGTCTGCTGTTGCAGGCAGACCAGCGGATTCGGCAATATCAGACATATTTAAATCCGAAGAATCCCAACCAGCACGAGTGGTCTGAGCTGCTGTCCATAAAACAGTTTGGGTTTCAAAAGCTAATGCGCGAAGTTCTTCTGCAATTGCCTTGACCAACGTATAACTATTTTCTGTATACACTTTAATACGAGCAGAAGCACAAATACCAAGATAATCAATAATGATTACATCTGGAACAAAACGCTTTTTAAGCTTTAACTCATTCACCAAAGAGCGGAATGTGTTTGCAGAAGCAGTACCATTACCATATTGCTTGATGATTAATCGACCAAGAGTTTTTTGTTCACGATACCGCTCCATCTTACCTTTATACTCGTGATAAGAAATATTCCCATCGTCAATATCGTCTAATGTGACATCAAGTAAATTAGCGTCAATACGTTTAGCACATACTTCCTCTGCCATCTCCATTGAAATATAGAGAACGTTTTTACCATCTAACAGATAATCAGCAGCTAATGAACAAAGTCCTAAAGACTTACCTACGTTTACACCTGCGAGTAAAATATTGAGGGTTGCAATCTCAGCGCCGCCTTTAGTAATTTTGTTCAAAATGTTAAGACGGAATGGAACTTTACGAGCTTTGTTTTTATAACTCAACCAACGCGATTCATAATCATCTAACCAGTCATGACCGACATAAGAATCAAACGAGATAGAAATTGCATCTCGCATAATATCTGGAATTGCACCTAAACCTGGAAGCTTTTTATTCTGTCGTTCTAAAGGCAATTCAGCGTTGGCACTAATTTCGAGAATTTTTGAAGTTGCGTTATAAACTGCTGTATTTTGTACATACTTTTCTGTTTCTACAAGTAACCAATCATTGTTCTCTTTTTCAAGAGACAATTCGTTTAAAAGAGACTTTGCTCCATTAAGTTCGTTTTCTGTCATTGGAGTATTTTCAATGACCATGTTAATTGCGACTTTAGAAGGAACTGTATTATACGCGTCAACGTGGTTCTTAATAGTCTTAAACAAAACAGTTGCAGGCCCAGAAGGGAAGTATTCCTCATCCATATACGGCCATACTTTAGAAAAATACTGTTCATTACATAAGAGCTGTGACAAAATTACATCAATCATTTCTTTTTCCAAAATAAAACTAAGTTAATCAACACCCGCAAGAATTTATCAAAACGAGTTTCCACATAATCAGGAAGTTGAAATTGTTGACGAATACAAGATTCAACATGTACACCGATTTCTTCTTTAAGCTCTTCAGGACACTCTACGCTAAACGAGAATTTTAGTTCTCCATTTCGTTTATAATCCAATTCGGTAATATAAACATCATAGCTGGTGCCGTTAGGCAACAAAATTGTGATTGTTTGGATCACAAGATTATCTAATGCCTTTTGTACATCATTTAGATTTTTTTCATGCATGTTCATAGATTTCTCCTTTAATAATATTTTAACAAATTTTTAAAGAAGCAAAAAGGGACCGAAGTCCCTTTTATTATTCGAAGTTTTCTAACTCATCTTCGACTTCTGCTGAACTTTGAGATTCACCAAACGAAATGCCTGCACCTGTATTATCAAGCTTACCGTTAATAATATCAGCGATTTCGTTTTCAACTTCAATGTTGTTTTCGATAGCAGAGAGTTTGTATCGTTTTTCAATAGCATCTCGGAATTCCTGCGACTTAAATAACGGTCCCCAGAATTCGGTGCACTTAGTGTCTTTTGCACGCCATGATTTAGTCTCACGACGTTTTTCACCATCAATAGTCAGCTCACGAGCATACCAACCATTTTTAGGCTTAACAACCATACCAAGTTCGAGTGCCATATCTAATAAACCAGAATACGGATCAATGCCACCTTCAAATGTTACATCAATAAAGAACTTAGATTTTTCTTTCACATAACGAGATTTCTCTGCGTTTAATACGAATTGGAATCCTTCAAGCTCAGTACCATCTTTGATCTGACGCTTACCAATATAGAACACTGTGTCAGCTGCATACATTGGACCGGTACCGCCAGTCATAACGGTTTTAGAGAACATTTCAATAGTTTCGATTGTATGGTTAATCGCGATACATGGAATGTTTTTTGTACTGAAGTATGGTGTCACAATACGGAATAATGACTTCATAGCTTTAGCACGTGTCATGTCTGCTGTAGTTTTTTCGTTTTCAGCATCTTCAATTTCTTTCTTAGATGCCATGTTACCGATCGAGTCAATCAATACAATAACTTTTTCACCACGTTGAACTGCTTTCAATTGATTCGCCATATCAATTTTAATTTGCTCAACAGAGACAATTGGTGTATGAACTACACGGTCTGGATTGACACCCATAGCAGAAAGATATTCTGGTGTGATACCAAATTCAGAGTCGTAGAACAAACAAATTGCATCTTCATATTTTTTCATGAATGCAGAAACTACAGTAAGAGCCATATTTGATTTAAAGTGCTTCGAAGGTCCAGCAAAGATTGTCAGTCCGGACTTCATACCGCCGCCTAATTCACCAGACAATGCAATATTAAGCATTGGGATTTTAGTACGGAGAATGTCTTTTTCATTGAACATTTTTGACTTAGACAAAATAGCTACATTTTCAGAAGTTGAAGCTTTGAGTAAACGAGAACGTAAATCAGATGACATAAATTACCTACTTGTATTTCCAGATGTACCCCGCTGAAGTGTGGGCGCCACCTGTTTGGTTACGGATTGCACAGTTTGTGATTAAATCGTTTTGACGATTCATGTTACTATTTATCGACTCGGCAGCATCAATAGCTGATCTAAAAACAGCTAAGATTTCTTGCGTTTCAATGTCGATTTGTAGAATTGGAGGTGAAGAGTATCGACGTGATTCAGAAATTGCAGAACAAGTAGAAGAACTAACATATCGTCCTAACAATTGATGATACACTGCACGTCGCTTTGAGGCGTACACATGAGAGCTAAAGCGACACATAAAATTAAATGTGCGCTTCATTTCTTGTGAATCTGGGTAGATTTTTGTAAGTAACTTATGAGCTACACAATGTTCTCGAAGAGTCAAAGCAACTAAGTTAGAAGGCTCATCAGAACCTCCTAAAGACTTAGGAATCACATGGTGGATTTCACGATTAGAGGCTTCTGGCTCTTCACGTTTCCATGCGTTATTAATAATACGATCATAATATAATTGGTAATTCATAGCTAGCCTTTAATAAACTTTTCTATACCTAGTCGTTCAATTATAACCTCTGGTTTATGAAGCGTTCCAATAAACTCGTTCTTATTTGACATCGAAACGAGCATCATTGGTTCTGGAATCATCTCAGCGAATTCATCATAGACATTTAGATATTCTAATAGAACCGAGTTAAACTCGCAAGCACTTAGCTTGATATTGTCATCTTCAAAATCAACAGTAATCGCTGATCGATAAAATGGACAAACAAGAACTTCATGTTTTGCCATAAAGTCGTAAATGTTTGCATAATCGCGAACAGTGGATTCACCACGGATTTTGTTGTACACTGCATTACTAAAAAGCATTCGATCTACAATATACACACCGTCTAAATGTTTAAACATTGTGTCAAAGATGTCGAGTTCATTTGCTGTTTCGATTTTAAACAATTCATCATCACGATTGCGCTTTGGGAATTTAAGTTCCTTTAATTCAGGATAACGTAAGAGCACATCAGAAATGAATGTGCTCTTACCAGAATTATCAGGACCTTCAACAATAATTAACTTTGCCAAAAGTTATCTCCTTCAATAGTAATATCACCTGGCGTAGGAATATTATACTCTGAAATAATATCAGCGCCAAAGTAAATCAATTCACCAAGACCAGGATGGAAAACTTTTTCTGGGTCTTCGTTGTACACAACAGTTGGTACTTCACTTAGAACAGAATAATACTCGAGCTTTGAAAGCCTTTGTTTTACTACATGCTGATGATTTCCAGTGTAAGTGTCATTTGGGTCAGTAATTAAAATTCGTTTATGATGATCTAGGCCAAATTGTAAAACATCTTCAAATGCATAACATTTATCAGAAATTCTAAATGGGAAGAAAATATCATGCTTTGGTGCAACAAACGGCTCTTTAATACTGTCTAAGTAACGCTGGATTACGCTAGGTTTAACAACACGTTGTGAGACAATGATTTTATCAGCCTGAACACCTGCCGCTACCAGGGAGCGTTTCTGGGACTCGTTGAGCACAAATACTTTGATTGCGTTATGACATGTCTGAACATCAGTTTCAAAATATTTGTCAATGTATGGTCGATCTAATTCTGGGTCTTTACAAATATTGCAATTGTAAATAAATGGAACATAATCGGTTACTACGCCTGTTATGTCAGTGACCATTGTAGTTAAGTTATAGTCTTCCATTGTTGCTTCAATTACGCCAGAATTCCATTTCCAGAAATTTTGACGTGTTTCTTCAGCGTTTTTACCGTATTTAATCTGGATAAAAACATGGTTAGGAAATAGACTAATAAGCTCGGCTTGATCTGCAATGTCGAATGGTACACAAATAACATCGTCTTCAGATGCTCGATGTAAATGTAGTTGGAAATTGCCATCCTTTAAGACCGAGTACAACCCGGTCTCATAAGATCGCATCGAAAAAATCGGTACGATTAAATTACCCATATCAAGGCTCCAAGAATGTTTTTACATAATCAAGATCACGTTCAAATACATGAGCAGACACAATTGAGTGTGAATATGTGCCAACAGAAATTCCAAGTTGTTCGGCCATATACATCATAAAACGCTGCATCAAGTAAAAATCAAGTTGCATTACTACTGCGCAATTTTGACTACGCATATGAGTATGCATAAACAATTGATTATTGCGAATATAAAATGTGATCGAATCCGTGCATGGATATTCTAACGTTTCATCAGAATCTAAAAGAACTTGATCTTGTTCCTGTAAGATTTGAAAAACTACTCGACGAGAATTTTCTTTTTCTCGTAACTCTTTAAGAAGAGCTGGCATTTGAGCAACAATTCGTGGACCATAGAACGTATTGAAATTTGAAGGCAAGTTTTCTGATTTTGGTTTTGCAATAAATTTTGCAACAGACGCATAATCTTTAAATGCTTCTTCAGCATCAGTGCCGCCTTGGATCATGAATTCCCAGAATTTCTCTGCATAATCATAATCAATACGACTGATTCGTGAATCACTAAAAACGGCACCTTTTTCTGGCAATGCTACTTCAACCAAAATAGAACCAACTTCTAAACATTTACCGATTCGTGAATCAGTTTCGAATTCGTAATTTTCGACTACATATTGATTCAAACGTTTAAATGCCAATTCAAAAGTTGTTGCTGTGATGTATTTGCTCATAAGTCTCTCACTTTATCTGGTTTATGTAATCCTAACATATCCGAACCATAAAGCTTTTTAAACACGTTAGGAGTTAATGCTTTGTCATCAATGATAAAATCATATGAAGGCTTATGCGTAATAAGCTCATGGTATTTTAGACCATGCTTTTTAAGATTGCTTATAAGCGCAGGAACGATTTCTGACGTGATTTTATCTGGACCAACTGATGTCATACCACGTGCTGTAAACAACGTAATGTGGTGTCCTAAATCGTATAATGAATTGATCATTCGGACCATTTCAGTATTGGCTTCGAAGTTTTCGTAATCACGATTATCGTTCCAATATGTGATCGTATCGTCTATGTCCACGCAAAAACGTTTCTTTTCCATGTTAATCCTCGTCGTGATCAATATATGTAGTCATTATATCATATTTGTAGCCAATTGTGCAATTAGCTATTTTACGAGCAATGATCATTCTCGGCTCACCGGTTAAGAGTTCAGCCTTTCTAAGAGATGAATAATATTTGCCATTTATAACGACAAACTTTTGTTGTTTGTGCGAATTCCTCGATTCATCGACATATCTAATGTTAAGATAGTTTTTACTATCTAATTTACGCTTGATATGTGATACACCAGAATTTTCATTAGCTAGATAAATGCTATCGTATATAACACCGTTAACAATAACTTTAACAGCTTGCGCAGAAATCTTTCCATACAAAGGATGATTCTTGCGAATAGATTCAGTCATTTCTTTGGTCCATGTTCTCCCAAAGGCAGGATTCTTTTCTCCAGCAAAACGCCCTTTGTTTGCCTTTGAGATTTTGAGTTTTGTCTCTTCTGATAAACCTGAACTTCCACCTTCTCCGCCGCGCTTAAGATTGTAGTACATCTTATCTGTAATAAGATCATCAGTAACAAATTTTGTCTCTTGTTCAACAAGCTCTTCTCGTGAAGCACAGTAAAAGAGAATTTCTTTGACAAAATTCTCTTTTCCATATCTTGATATGGCTCTTCGTAAAATTTTACCTGAGCCTAAATATTCATCAATTGAACCTTTAGGCTGAGAGTGCATACCGATATACATTTTACCATTGACAAGATTTGTGGTCTTATAAATGTAATGTAACAAAATACGTTCCCCTAATTATGACTCACCAATAATGTAAATGTTAAAGTATCTTTTTCATGCTCGGCTTCATCAATTGGGTTTAACATCCCGCGAGATTTATAACCTGCTTGGTACACAATAGTAAGTTGTGTTTTACTACGCATTGTGTTTAAAGCGTCATTGATTTTCTTGTAAGAACCATATGGTCCTTTATAAGATACTGCATATCGTGATTGAGTACGATCGCGAAGAATTTGTTGTTCGATTTCAGATTCTGCACGACGAATCATTGCTTCTGCTTCTTCAATGTATTCACTTGGCTTTTGACACAATGATAATAAGTCTTTCATATTATACTTCCTTACGAGTTAAAGTAGTGATACAACTAAGCTCAAAACGCTCTGGACCAATTTGATTCTTTTCGAATTTAAACGTCAATAAACTAGAATCATCACGAGTCATATGGTATTTAAAACGTTTGTCGATCATTACTCTAAATTCGTCAAAGCACGCATTTGAAGAAAGCTCTTTACTTGTTTTGAATACAAATGAATTATGAAATCGATCTCTGTCAATTTGGTTTAAAAGCCCGTGCCAAGTATCTTTGACGATGTCGTCAGCATTTTTAAGATAATTAAATCCGTTAGGACACTCACGCAATTTAGAAGTAAGAGATTTAATATGCATTAGTATAAGTCCTCTGAATATAACGTACCAGGTGTTCCAGTTACACGTCGGATTTGATTTGCACTTTTAGCGACGTCCCATGCCTCTTCACGTGTTACAAACTCGCGGCGGTTAGTTACAAATCCTTGTTCCCAATCATGATAGTGAGTACCAGCTTCAAAAATTTTATCAGCAACTTTAAAAAAGTCAGGAGAACCATGGCGCTTTGACATGATAACTAAATCAGTTTCTGGTTGACGAGCTGCTGCAGCAACTACAATTTCTGGTAACTCGATGTATCCAGTACGACGACTAACGTTTAATAAATAACCACTCATTTCATTTCCTCCAGAGAAGCTTAAAGCTTCTCCCAATCAAAACATCCACCTTTATCAGACGGATAATATTTTTCACCAGTTTCTAGATCAGTCAATAACCATTTACGAGGAGTACGTGTCACAAGCTCAGCTCGAATCGGTTTATCTATATCGTAAACACGTGTGCCATCTTTTAGTCGACGACCAACTCTCTTTAATGCTCGTGTTAACAAGTACATGCCATAAAGATACGCTGAAACTGCCTTTAAAGGATTATTTTTAAAATATCCGCCTAATGCAACCCATATTACACCAACCCACAACTGATGTAAACTGTTAAATTCGGGTAAATCATACGGACGATTTACTAATGGATCGATAGTTACACTTACATGATGTAGACCACCTTTCGAGAATCCACCCCATAACGGATCTGAATTAAAATTGTCATAGCCAGTAATAGCGTACAACACTTTACATTCGTCGTACATTCTTGGACCCATGATATTTGATTGACCAAAATAACCACGTGGGTCGATAATTTTTACATTATCATTTTCGTCAATAAAGATATTGCTAAAGTTTGGGTCACCATGAATTACATTATACACTTGGTTTTCTTCTGCATTAACAAGATGATTGTATGCTTGTTCAAGCATTGGTTTTAGACGTCCAATCTTTACTCCATTTACGTACTGCACGTTGCCTGCTAACGAAACAATAAGAGGGTAAATAGAATCACAACGGTCAATAACTTTATCAATAACTTCGTATTTGAAATCACGTTCGATTGTCTTACGATGCATTTGGTGTTGAACATCAGGATTAAATTCTAAAGCTTCTAAAACATCATTAATGCGATGCTTGTCAAAGCACTTATAGAATTCCTTTCCTTTGATTCGTTCCATTGAAATCATAGAACCTTCGTCATGTCCACGATAGTTTAAAATTTTAGGCACTGACTTTGAATCAATTTGCATATACCAATTGACTTCTAAGTCTTGCAATTCACGACCTTTTTCATTGATTGCTGTTTTATAGACCATATTTTCTGTGATTTCTACTTTGTTAAAATCACGTGGAACAATAAGATTTTTGTGTGCTTTTTCTAGCTTTACTTTATCACCTAAGTCAACAAGATCTATTAATTCGTCTTCGTACATTGTATTTGGAACTAATGTACTGATGAAATCAATCCCACGATAAAAATCGTTTGCAACTTCTTTATCGACAAATGACTTAATGTAGAAATCGTTAATTTGATATACACCAACAACATTACCACCAGTCGCGCCAACTTCTTTTAATTCTTGAGTTTTGCCGTCAAAATTAAATCGACACTCATCGCCAAATGTATAAATGTGATCACAATCCCAGGAAAAAGAATCAAACTTTGGAATCACGTCACACCAGTTAAAAACTACGTTATGTCCGTTTAAATTCGGAATACGAGAGATCGCATAAGCGGAGCCGTATGCTTCGTCAACAGTTTCAATAGTTACTTTGATTCCTTGACTACGACAGTAACTCTCAGTCAACAACTTAAACTTTGAGTGTACAACGACAATAATTTCGTCTGGGTTGTACTGAGAATACAAATCGTATAAATGCTTTAAGATTGTATGCTGACCATAATTCACTAATACCTTAGGAATATAATGCGTGATCGGATACAAACGAGTTGCAAGACCAGCACCCAAGATTACTACTTTTTTCATATCAATATCCTAAACAAAAAACCTAGTGCTATTATACACTAGGCCTTGTAAATGTAAATTAAATTGTTGATCGATTTTCGCGAATCATTTGTCCGAGTGAACCACCAGGATGGTATGTCAAAAAGTCTTGACGTGTAAAACCGATTTCTTTTGAAAGATTAATCCCAATAGTATCAAGTAATGCAAGAAGAACTGTAGTACTAGAAGTTGGAGCAAGTTTATTTTCGTCACATTCTACTACACCAGGAACATTCATCACAAAGTCAAATGGTTCTTTCATTTCTTCTGGTAAGTTGTCATTGCATGACAAAAGAATTTGTTTTACTTCCGGGCGAATACCACGTAAATGTCGAGCCATGCCTTGCATTTCTTCTGTTTTACCAGAACGCGACACATGAATAACTACGTCGCTATATCCGATAAATCCGGCATCGCCATGAGCGTAATGGCAAGTATTTAGATATAAACTTGGTACACCAAGAGACGCAAATGTTTCTGAAGCTTTAGCAGCTAAATTAGCATTTTTGCCAACACCAGTAATTACTACTCGATTTGAATACATTCTTGATCCGAATACCGTATTAAGAATCGAGTCCATCATTTGTTCGTATTTTTCTGAATTTTCGTCCAGGAAAACAGAAAGATTATTCATACATCGAATTTGTTCTTCGATTACAGCTTTTGCATTTTGTACAAGCATATTAAACTCCCGATGCGCCTGCGATTAAAGTAAAGAATCCAACTAATGCTAACCATCCAAATACTTTAGCAAAGTTTCCAAAACTTGTATTTGTTACTGACAAAATTAAGGCGAATACCCAACCGATAATAGTCCAGCCTAAAAATGTGTTGATTAAAAAGATAAATGTCGCTGGAGCAGCATGTCCACGCCATGAAATTAAAGTCGGCAAGAAGTATAACATTAAGCAAAGAACACCAGCTAGAATCATTGTGATCATGATAGTACCCCGAATCGAGATTTAAAGTGTTTAACCATACAGTCTGCTACACCCGCGGCCGACGAAGTCAATTTACCGTCGTGATCTCGTGTCGTTTCACCAGTCGATAAAAAAGCTAACGCGCTACTCTTCCAAAGTTCTCGACATTCGATTTCAAAGTCTTTTTCTGCTTGAATTCGTTTTTCTACTTTACTTTGGTTTACAGCGTTAGTGAACTCACGCGCGTCATCAATAAATGTGGTCAAACGACAGTGCTTACATTGCACTTGTGGCGGGCTAGATAATAATTGTGGACTAAAATCAAATTCATGATTACAAGTTAATTTGTTCATAATAATTCCTCATGTGTATGAAGCAATAATACTTCATACACAGTTTAAAGTAAAACCTTTATCTAAAAGTTTTCAAATATTTGCTCACCGCCATGTCAGCGATATATTCTGCCGTATCAGAATAAGAATTGTTTTTATGTGATACATGAAGACCAGCTCCAATAGATGCTACAAATACGTCACGCCAGAGTTGTTTGCATTCTTTTGAATTTTGGTGCAATGGCTCAGGATAAAGAAATTTACTGGTTTCGTCTAAAACTTGGTCTGAATCAAAACTTGTCATGAGTTTCTCCTAAAATGAAAATAGATCAGCAAGATCTGCTTTATGTTCATAATTAAGACCGGATGCTTCACACATACCGGCAAGTGGATCGGCAAAAGATTTAACAAACAATTCACCGTAATCGATAGATGCTAACACATCGTCTCGAATCTCTTTAGGTAACTCTGTGCCAGAAGGCCATGCAATACATTTGTCTTGGAAAATGTTACCTTCTTTAAGCGGAAGCACCATTACTTTTTCACCTTCCATAATTGGAAGAATACCATCGTAGCCATCAGTTGCTCGGTTATAAGTCAGTACACCACGAACATGATAAGGGCATTTAGAAGCAGGGAATCCTTTGCCATCGTTATATTTCTGAACATTATTCGCAGTTTTAACTTGGGCGATTACTTTATAATCTAACTCACGGTATTCTGCTTCAAACTTTTTGTAATGTTCTTGGAGAGCTTCTTCACCTTCTTGGAGCATTAAACGAATAGATTCTTCTAATGCATCTTGTACGGCTTTTGGTGTAGAAGTTTGTTGTGTTTCCATGCCCATGATTTTAAGCTTTGGAGTTTTAAAACGTACTTCTTCCATGTCCCAAACACATAATGCATAACGCTTTTTCGCTTTCCAGAAGCCACCAATACCTTTTGAATTTAATGGTGGACAAGAAATCGCTTCGCGATCCATGAACATTAAATGTTCTCGGTTATTCATGTACTCGCATAGTTCACGATATGCTTTGTCAATTGCAGGCTCCATCTTTTCTTTGCCAAAACGACTTAAGAATGTTACTTTTTCATCAGTAGTTTTGAAAGTGCCTTCAGGAATTAATGCAACTACATTGTCTACACAAACATAGATAGAATCTGTATCACCGGCAATAACGTATGCAACATTGTTTGTTTTACAAACAACATTTAAGTATTCGTTTACCTTTCGTTCGATCCATTGAATTGCTAACTGCCCAAACAATGTAATCGCTGAGGCGTTTCGTAAATCATAGAATCTGAAATATATGTTACCAAGTGCTCCATAAAGCGAGTTGATCAAAAGTTTTCGGTTAATCTGATTTGTGTCACAAATCATGACGTAGTCATTACACTCTGCTAAAGCAGCTTTTAATTTGTCTTGTGGAAGTGATTTCAAATACGCCAATTCTTCATCACCAAAAGGTTTACTAAAATCTAGTTTCATACTGATCTCCATAAAGGGTACAAGGAAATAATATCATTTATAATTTTAAGTTTTAAAACAAAAAAGCTATCTACTCATTCCGAATAGATAGCCTAGGATAAAAGACCTATTATAATAATAACACGTCATTTTAACGCTTTTTGTATAAAGAACCTTTTGGCCCTTTTGTGATCACCCATTGTGCTTCCGTTTGTTTATGATCACATTTTTTGCATGAGTGTGTAGTAATCACCTCAAACAATCGATGACTATTTGCAAACATTTGAGCATATTGTCGACTGTGTCCTACATTATGGATGTTGCTTTCTTTGCTTATCGCTTTATTGACACAGTATTTTGTGTAGCGACCAGTGTATTGACTAATACTTCGAAAGTCATGACGACATTTTGGTTTAAAGAAGTTAATAATAGCCTTAAGCATTTTTGTCTCCTTGTTGCCCTAGAATTGCGCCTAGGCGACTTTGTTTGACAGTATAAATGATTCCATCAAGTGCACCTTTAAGTCCCTTAGAGAACGAAATAGGCCCACCTAGAACACCGTCATTTTTACGGTATGATTGTACTAAAGATTCTAAGTATTGAATACGAGCTTTATCGTTCATTTTTTGCTACCTCTGCGTTCAAAGACTTAAATAATTGCCAACCATTACTATTTTTAAAGCTGAATCGAAATTGTGATATGTCACAATTTACTGAGATACCATTACGTAGATGTGTAAATGAATTTGTATACTCATTAATTGAAACGACTTTTACTTAAGACCACTGCCCTGACGAATTGCTAATGCACCAACTAATCGATGAGTTGTTTCGTATTTTTTGATCCAATCTGTGATACAAAGCCATTGAGTTTCTTCTTCATCGTCTGAATCCACCCAAGCAAATACCCAATCATTCATTTGCTTATTTGTAATCTTTGAATCAAGAGTATAAAATTGTATAAATGGACCTGAAACTATGCCTGCTCGATGAACGATGCTTTCTTCACCTGATACTTTGTTTTTACATAATACGCCTACTAATGGGAAAACTTTTTTCATTAGAACCACTCCGGTTGATTACGATTTTTCCAAGTACACATTTCACGTTTAGAAGTTTTGTACAAGTGACGATACTCAGCAACTGCGTCAGTAGAGCCAAGATTATTTTCCTTGTTAACCACAATTGCGAATGGAGTTAAAGGACCAGCAGGAATTTTAGAAATTGCGTCGATAAACAACGGAATTAATCGAGAGCTTGCGTGGACTTTACCATAACGATGTGTGTACTCGTTTAATAAATCAATTGTTAAAGTTAAAAGGTACTCGAAGTTTGAGCGAGTTTCACGAGCCCAAACAGCAGAAGGATGATTAACGTGAGTTTTGCGATACATGCCTTCGACTGCAACATTATGAACATGACATGAAGTTGACAACAATTGACAGTATTCGACAATCATTTTAACTACGTGCTTGTCAGCATGCATTTGCGCGTTTAATACAGTGTTTTGGTCAAGAATAAAAATGTTCATAATGCGTTCCTCAAGTTGATAAGCTTATAATACCAAGTTATTTAGTGAATGTAAACTGATTTACAATAAAGGGCTTCATAATACTGAAGCCCCAAAGAAGTTAGCTAGAGTGCGATAGGGAACGTTTAATTCCTGCTCAATGGATAATGACTGTACAGCTTCTAAAGTCGCCAGTTGTGGCCCTGCACCCATACAGCGTACATCTAACTGAGTTTTGACATTACGAACAACGTCATCGATTACACCACGATGATCTGGACGAGTAGCCAAAAATTGTTCCACAGTTGGATGCAAAGAAACATTAAAACCGTTTGCGGTAGCTTCGATGTTTAAAATGCCTACTTGAATAGTATATTGATGCATGATGTATTCCTCGTTGTTGATAGAAATAATATACTCAATAAAAATTAATTTGTAAACTGATAAATGCAAAAAAGCCACTCAACGAGTGGCTTAATTTTTAAAGTGCTTTGGCAACCTTAGCAAAATCTCGTGCAAAGGATTCCTTTACATCATTTGGATGTTCAAACAAGTATTTGTTAATGACTTGCATTGTTGCAATTCGAAGAGTTGGTTCATTAACTAGTCCTCGAGTTACCATGTGAATTTGACCATCACTAATAATTAATGTAACTTTTTTATGTGGAAAGATTAATTTAGTTTTCATAACTTTACTCCTGCAACAATAGACTTTTTAAGCTTTTCAACAATCGGAAGAAGAGTTGTACTAACTTTTTCGAGTGTTTGAGAATTAATTGGTTCACCGATAAATGGATTCAATGCACGTTCAATATCAGCAATGACTTGTTTGTTGTTCATTCGATCATTGTGATCGACTACAAGTTTGATTTCACCATCTTTTTTAAAGTGAAGTTTAATGATACCAAAATCAATTGATGGAGTTGTTTGTGCTACTGCTTGAAATGTATTCATGGTTTATCTCACATTGTGTATAAGGTTATATTATCATAAAAGAGGTGAAGTATACACCTCCTTTATCATTTGATTAACTTTTTAATGAGTTCGGCATTTTGTTTTGCCTTCATCATTTTACCTTTCCATTCTTTACGTTGGAAGAATACTTTTTCGACTTCTTCAGGTACTACACCTTTAAAATCTTTTCGGAACATCCAACCATTAGGAGAACAACTATATTCATCGCTAGGACGCGGAGCCGTCGCATTAATATAATCTTGAATCGGCGCTAGTTTAAATTGTCCTACAATCGTTTCTGGACTAATATTCACTTGTCGAATGATTGATGGATACAAAGATGTTAAGTCAAATGACATTACATTATTGTAAGCACCTGGTTTTGGCTCTTTAACGTATGCACCGGGATAAGATACACGAACGTGAGATTTCATTTCTGGGAGTACCCGATTTGTTTCTTTAAGTGAGTTAAAGATAATCGCATCCCAAGTTTTAATTGGTGACATCACAGAAGCAATATTCATTTTAGCATAATAGCCCATAGACAACGCAAGGTTAATGAATCCGCGTTTAATGTCGATTAACTGAACACAGTACACGTCAACAATGTTATAACTAATGTAACGTTGATGATTTGTTTCACGTAATTTATTAATCGGGCCATCATATGGAATTTTATTTAGACCGGTTTCGTATTCAGAAATGAAATCAAGTTTATATGTTGGTTGACCAGTGAAACTAAACTTTTTGTACAAATCAAGATAATCAAGAATTGTTACACCGAGAATAGAGAAAATTTCACGTTCACCACCATAGTTATCGTTGATTGTTTTAGAATTGATTTTACCAAATGGACTTAATCGTTTAATGTGATGCGGGCCTAATACGTTTTTAATTCTATTGATCACATATGGAATATCAAAACCTTCTACGTTCCAACCAGTAAATACTGCCGGTGGTTTTTCTTCCCAAAGATTAATGTATTCAAGAAGAAGTTCGCGTTCTGATTCGAATGGCATGTAAACGACTTTGTCCAATAGTTCTTGTGGAACTGCATCACCACCTTCTTCCATTGTTAAAGCTGCAATTTTAGGGTCCCAACGACTTACATCAGCATATTGAGATTTCAATAAATCAAATACATAGAACTTATCGTCAATAGAATCGTAGTGTGTAATTGCATCAATTTCGTAAGCAGCAAATCGTGGATCTGGAAATTCAGCACCAGTTACTTCAATGTCCATATTACAAACACGAATGAATTTTTTATTGTATTCAATATCGCCTTTATACATGTCACTGATATATGCTAAACGGAAATCTTCCATTCCAAGAACTTCGACAAGACCAGAATTTTTATTTTTCCAATCACGACATTCGGCGATAGAATCGAATTTACGTGGAAGGCAGAATTTGCCATAAATGTCTTTGTATTTTGTTTCACGATCTGTATGCACAAACATTGTTGGACTATATGGGACAAATCTGACTTTATCATTGCCATCGACATCAATGTAACGTTCTGCAATTTCGCCACGCATTAATTCGACATTTAAATAAAATTCTTGATTCATAATGGCTCCTTAGAGGGTAAAATTATATTATACTCAAATATCCAAAAGTTTATGACCCGAAAGGGAGCAATTGCTCCCTAACCGATAATGTATTTTGGTACAAGTTCCCATTCTGATTTCTGTTTGAAAGAAATGATTCGGAAGTTGTTAACTGGCTCTTGATCAAGTTCTTGATCGATTTTTAATAAGTTCCAGGATTCAAGCATTTTGGCAATAGACAAAGTTCGAAGATTATCTTCATCATCGATGTCGACTTTTTTGCCATCCATTCGCATTAAATCTTTGAAGTGAGCAATAAAGTATTCACCACGTTTTTGAAGAATATGGCAACTTTGATAAAGAACACGAGTTTTGTTGTTGGCAATACCCATTCGAGTTAGTGTTTCTTTAACTTTCAAGAAGTCAGACGGTTGGTTTAATGTAATCTTAATCATAATAATTTCTTTAACTCTTTAATTTCTTTAACATTTTTCGTGATTGTCTTTAAAAAATCGTCGCTCACGAAGCCAGCTGTTTTAACTACATCAGATAATGTACCCTTTGCAGTTAATATTTGTTTGTACATGATTGATTCTACACGAGAAATATTAAAGCGTTTTCCAATAACTGCTAAATAAAATTCTTCGACGTAATCAATTCCTAATTTTGACGACTTTGTAAATCGTTTACCATATGGAACGGAATCAATCATGTATTGATAATGCACTTGGTCAGGCATCCCACCCATTGTCAGGTTAGCCATATACGCCGCCTGGAGTGAATCTACATGCTGCGATAGCATATCATCAATCATGAACTTGGAATAACCGTCAGGAGCGACCTTGTGTTGCTTACCTGTATTGATGTTGTTCAATGAATCAAACAAAGGATTTGGCTTACTATCATCAAAAGTGTCAGTAAGTCGTTTCACTTCGTCCCAGTCTTGATTAAACCAGGCAATTTGATATTCATTTAATGCTGGACCAACATCATCGCCCATCAAGAAATCTAATGACATATTAATCCCACTTGATATTGAGAACTAATTGAGTAAACAAATAACGTAAGTGGACTTTAACATTACCAGCATTTCCGTGGAACTGATTGTTTTCGCCAATGATTTCGTTTAAACGAATTCGACTCATTTTGTCACTAAGCATTGGATAAATCGTTTCTTGGAGTTGACAAATAAATGTCGGATAATCGGCAAAGTATTTTGTCGCCAATTTATTACATTCAAGAAGATCTTTTGACTTTAAAGCAGAAATAATATCCTGAATAGATGCACGATCTTCAAGAACAACACTTAACAAACTTGCATCAATGACTTTATTTGTTGCAAGAAATACATCAAGCTCGTTTACTGTTTTACGGAAATCTGGGAAGTTCTTTTTGACTAATGCAGCAAGAACACGAATTCCTTCTTGACCTTCAACTTGTGCGCCTTCAGATTCGCAAATTGCTTTAGTTCGCATGATCATTTCTTTCATCATGTTCACTTCATCTTCTGGTGTAGATTTACCAAAAACAATATGTCGAGCACGAGAAACAAGTGCTGGGTGAATGCCTGTGATGTCATTACAAGTGATGATAATGCTACAATTATCGCCATAAACTTCCATAAATGTACGTAAAGTTTTTTGAGCTTCAGCAAGACCAGGTCGATCAAACTCGTCAATAATAATTACTTTTGGACGACCATCTAAAGATAGAGATGATGCAAAAGTTGTAAGAGGGCCACGAACAAAATCAATTTTACAATCTGCGCCGTTTACAAACAATACTTCAGCATTAACTTCATTTGACAAAGCATACGAAACTGTTGTTTTACCTGTACCAGGTGAATTCGACTGTAAAATCAAATGTGGAATTTTACCTTTTTTGGTAATTGATTTGAACAGTTTTTTATCTTTAGCCGGAAGAATACATTCGTCGATATTGTTTGGACGGTATTTCAATTCGAGCATGTGTTGATTTTCATTGACAGTAAGCATATTGTTCCTCATTTCAAATGTTGGGGCCGAAGCCCCGTTTATTAATTAAAGCCGTGTGTTGAAGATTTTTCTACTGCGATTACATGAACAGTAGAACCTTCGAAACATGATGCCATCGATGCACCTTTGGCAAAGATTTTAACTTTATAATCGTCAACTAATAACTTTAAGTTTGCCATATTCAAGATGAAGTTAAAATCAGTTGTAGTACCAGCATCACCTAGATTTAAACTTAACAAAGGTCGAACAAAAGCAGAATCGGCTTGTTTATTGAATCCATCAACATGGACTTCGCCATCACGATTATTAAATGCAATAACGTCAACACCTAAAGCACGACTTACACGAGTGAGTTGATTCCATGTATCCGATTTTAACATAAATTCTACGGTAGGTGCAGGAAAATTAATGGTATTTTTCGGATATGTTAAACCAGCTGGATCCGCAGAAGGCCAATATACAACAGAACGTGGGCCTTTAATTGCAAATTTAGAACCATCTTCGGTTAAACTGATTTCTGCGTTTTCGTCAACAAGACCAAGTAATGTTAAGAAGCCTGGTAAGTCAAAAATACCTGCATCGATATCGATTTCATCTTCAATTTGAGCAGATGCATGAATCGTTCGACCTAAGTTACAGGTCATGATGAATTTACCTGGTGTCAACTTAATGCTTGAGTTAATTGTTGAGAAGTTTTTAAGAATTGCTTGAGTTTCTTTAGATAAACGCATATATGGCTCCAATTAGTGGTTAACGTGTTCAGCAACGAATTTTTCGATAAAGATTAAAGCTGCTTCAAGAAGTACTTCATCAGTGTCAAAGCAATATTCATCTTGAAGACGAGTAAAACCATTAACACGGACAAATTGAGCACCTTGAGCAATTGAGTGTTCACGTCGTTGACGTAACATATCGGTCCAGATTTTTTGTACTTGACTATCAAAATCACGATAAAGTTGTTTTCGAACTTGAGCTGGATAATGAGCATAAGCGTTGTTCATTTCTTCTGGACATTGAAGAACCCATGCTTTGCGAATACGTACATCAGCAGATTCACCACGTGAATGACGAGGTTGAATATCAAAAACTGTAACTTGAGCAAAAATGTCATTCATAATAAATTCCTAGTCGTAATAATCAAAAAGAGTAAAACCTGTATGTCTTCCAGATTTGATCTTCATTATATCACTTTCTGTAAAAGCGTTTTTAAGGTTGAATTCAGTGACGATATTTTCGTCGCCACTGAAGTTGTTAACAAGGATATAGCGTTTGATTTCAGGATGACATTCTAAATCATTAAAATTTTGAGCGTAATCATTAGCCATAACTTTATTCCATAACTGTAAATCGTCCTACCTTCTTCATTTGGATATGACGCCCATAATCGTCTGGATTGTGATCACGGTGCGAAATAATAAAGACATTAGTCTTTTCAAGCGAATTCAGAATAGTCCGAATTGCCTTGACGCCTTCAACGTCAGTAGCACTATCGAAGACTTCATCCAAAATCAACGTAGATATATTAACACCTGTTACCATTGAAGCAATATTGCGCCAAGTAAATAAAATCGCAATATCAATACGGGCTTTCTCACCCTGAGAGAAGGACGAATAACTAAAATCTTCTTTGCCACGAGAAGAAATTGTTTCACTAAACTCTTCGTTAAGTTTAAACGAATAGTCAGCACCCATAATTCGTAAATACGAATTAATTTGTTTATTGAATAGTGGAATGTACTTTTTGACGATTTGTCCTTTAATGCCAGAGTCTTTTAGCATTTCAGTAATAACGCCACGTCGATACTTTTCCATCACAATGCCAGATTTATGATCAATAAGTTTCTCTAATTGAGATTTAACTTCATTGATCTTATCTGTATTGTCCACAACTTCAGATTTGGCTTGTTCTATGAGCCCATGAATCTTTTTAGCCTGCTGAGCTGCACCAATTGCCTCTTGTTTAAGAGCATCCTGTTGACGTTTAAGGGCGACAATCTTTTCCTGAACGGATTTATACTCCTTTTGTTGTTCAGTAAGCTCTGTGTGCGCCTGGCGGACACGTTGGAGTGCTTGCTCTTGGTCTGATTGACGATCTCGAACCTTTGTGACTAATCCGGAACCTTGATCAAGATGTTGCATACAAACAGGACAGTTACCACCTTTTTCGTACAAAGTTAAGACCTTTTGGTAGCCAGAAATATCTGTTTGGATTTTAATTGCATCAGAGTGTTTTTCTGCAATTTTTGGAGACAAATCTTCTGGTAAAACAAGGGCAACAATTTCATCATTCAAAGCAATAATTGCATCTTTGTTTTTATGCGCTAATGCAACTTGTTCATCATACATTGTTTGAAGACGAGCTAGGTTATCGCCAGATAGTTTTTTCTGTCGTTCGGCGTACTCTTCATGGGTTTTAATTTCATTCTGTGCATTTTGGATTTTTACGTCAACAACTTGCAAAGAAGTGTTTAACTCTCGAATAATATTTTTATTCGATTTGTCCATATCAGCAAGAACTGTTACTTCTAATAGATCTTCGACAAGCTTTCGACGGTTTGGCGCAGTTAATCCCATAAAAGGAGTATAACCCGCTGTGCCTAGTACAACAACTTGCTTAAAGCTATTGTAAGTCATGCCAATTAGTTGTTCGAAATATTCTTGGAAATCTTTTGCAGATGCGCTTTCATCAATTAATGCACCATTACGTTTGATCTCGAAAATAGTTGGTTTTTGGCCACGACGAATTTCGAATAACTGGCCATTGAACTCCATGTCTAGTTCGACAAGAAGATCTTTTTTATTTGACGAATTAATTAATTGCCCTTTCTTTACATCACGGAATGGCTTACCAAATAGTGCAAATGTAATTGCTTCTAAGAAAGTAGATTTGCCTGCGCCATTTTTACCAGTGACTAAAGTATTGGCACAATGATTTAGAAAAATCTCGATGGGCTGTTGACCCACCGACATAATATTTTTGTATTTTACTCGTAAGAGTTTAAAGTCTTTCATTACTTCTCCAAAAGGCTTGTCATAACAAGATCTTCAAAACAATCTTCAAGACGATTATAACGCCCAGATTGATAAAGCTCAAGAGCTTCTTCTTCACGTGTAGAAGTATAAGCACTTACGCCAAAAGTATCTTGGCCTTCTTTATTAAACTCAATTCGACACTCATGAGCTTCTGGATTATATTTTACGTCTGATACTAAATGATGGCCTTTGATATTCATGATGTGCACTCAACCCATAGTTGTTTAGAGAATTGTTTAATAGCAGTTTTATCTTCTGGGGTACATTCGGCAATACCGTCAATGTATTCTTCCATAAGATCAGTAATAGATTTTACTTCAACTGTATCCGAATCAGTATCCATGTCACTTGATGAATCGACTTTTGAAACGACTCTAAGCTCATGAACAACTTGTTCCATATCGGATTCAAATTTAGGTAAATCTTTATCTACTTGCTCTACAATAACACGAACCGATAGGTTTGTATACTCTTTTGCATCAATTTTACCTTCAAAAGGATAATAGATACGTCGATGCCACATATCCGGGTTAGGGACAAATGTCGATTTTAATTCTGATGTATCGAACACCCAGAATCCGCGTTCGTCATTTTCATCGCCAGCTGTGATTGTATACGGTGTACCAAGGTAAGTCACATTTGCGGCTTTTGAAATTGTATGGAAATGGCCTGACCAAACTTCTTTATACTTTTTGAGAAAATCTGGTTCTAATCCGTGAGATTTCATTCCTTTATAGAAATAGAATCCATTTAGTTCCCAATGACCAACACAATATTCTGCAGAAGAAGTTTTAATATGTTCCATAATTTCTGTTGTGTTTTCGTCACACATCCATGGAATTAAATCAACAAAAACACCGTCATATTCTACAGTTGTAGGCTTGTCATAAACTGTAATATTTGACCATTGTGTCAATAGTTCTGTACACGCATTTGGGGTAATTGTGTTTTTAAATGTTGCATCATGATTTCCGACAATTACATCTATATGAATACCAGCATCAGAAATCTTTTGGCATTGTTCACGGTTAAATTCCATACACTTGTGTGTAATGGCTTTTCGAACATCGAACCAATCACCAGCTTGAATCCAGTGTTTGATTCCATTTGCTTTAGAATATTCGATAGCCAAATCAATAAGTTTTGACTGAAGATTTTGCACCCATGCATCATCTTGTTTCACACCAAAGTGTAAATCACCTAATTTAAGAATTTTCATTTTGAGCTCTCATCTGCAATGCTCGATATAGATAAAGAAATTTTATCACATCATTATTATAAGCTGAAAACACATACGAGTCATGGTTATTTTCAATCCATGCATCTGTGTTTGGTTGAACCGTGCCTACTCGTTTCGGCGAAGCGATACCAAGATCAGAACTATATGCAATTAAATTAACTAAACGAATACACCCAAGATGTTCAGTTTTCATAAAGGAACAACGATAAACATTAGCCGAAACAGAGCTTGGAATAACGTTTACCGATTGCTTTGCTTCATCAACTGATAAATTATCGACATATTTAAAAATTTTTACAATGTCGTAGTACAAGACATTAGGGTATCCGCCTTCAATAGGCTTAAGCTCACGCCTAAAGAGTTCTTTATACAAAGAACACGCTACAGCTTCAATAGCAGTCCACTTCATTTTCGCACCTTAATAAACTCGTCTACTGTTAATAGAAAATCTGTGATTGAAAGCGCACCAGTATTTGCATTTGACGTAAACTGAGTCTTAAAATTACGATATGGATTTCGTGTAACTAAACCAACATGAATGCGAACTGGACGAGTAACAGGAAATAGTCCGAATACTGTTTTAGTCTTCAGTTCATAACGATACATTTCATATTGACCATCTTCAGGCATTTTGGTCATGAGTAAATTAATTTTGTTAATCATAGCGATCTCCTCCGTATTTGCATTATACCATAAAAACAAAAAAGGAGCACAAGGCTCCTTAATTATTTTGTAACTGTCTTGATAATATCTTGTGCAGCGCCGTAAGATGTGTTCCACATGAATTCAAGCTCTGTGCGTTTAAGCTTAGGACGATGATAGATGTCGCGAAGCTTGTTAATTGCATAGATATAACCTTCTTTATTACCTGTCAACAGGCAGTTCTCTGCATGCTTTTTAAGACGTTCAATTTCACGCTTATTCTTTTTAAGAATTTTAGTAGCACGACGTTTTGCTTCTTTCTGAACCCATTCGTCTTGAATAGCTTGTGCATCAAAAGCTAAATCAATAGAATCTTCGGTAGAAATAGATTCATCGCCTAGTTGTTCTAAAATAGCTTCACGGGCTTCAAAAGCTTGTTCTTGAGTTAAACCGATTTGATCAGGTGATTGCATAATCATTCCTTTATTACAAAATAAAATTCAGTTTCAGTTACTTCAAAGTAACATTTAGTAGAGCTTTCAAAACTGAAAGTAGGGTCATGAGGGTTTAATGGGTCGATCTCTACATCGAATCCCATCTCATGCATAATTAATTTAAGGCCGTATGGGATAGCCGAATAATCGTCTTCATTTAATAAATGAGTTAAGTCAAGTTTCTTCTCCATACAAGAAATCCAAGTTTGCTAGCTCGAGTTCGTCAGATGGTTTTTTCTCTGGCTTTTTCGCAGCTAATGATTGTTCGTATTGTTGCATTTTATCGTAAATGTCTTGGATGAATGTTTCATCTGCAAGTTCTGCCATATCAGCATCTTTTGAATCGTAGACATGATGGATAAAGTATGCATGCTTCTTAGCAATGTCAGCCTTTTCTTTCTTGATACGCTGAACAAATGCATTAAAGCAAATCATAGAGATATACGCATGCGGATTTTTGTATTTTGTAACATCAAAGTTAGGCAAATACTTGATTGTGGTCTCAATGGCATCACCGATCATTTCCTCTTTCCAAGAAGAAGTATATCGAGAAAATTTCCAATAACCAGAAGCGCCTTTGGCGATCGAGACAATTGCATTTCCGATATAATCAGATGCTTTGACTGTATGTCCGGCCAATTCACACTCTTCTTTCCACTTACAAATAGCGTCATAGAGCTCTTTGTTATCTACATAGTTTTTAGACATAATACACCTCGCTTTTAGATAATTATATCTTAAAACTACTAAAGTATTTATGCCAAAAGGCCGACTATTGTCGGCTTAGAGATTTCTTAACTTCTAATGAAGCTGCAGAGAAGATTGAATCGTACGCATACTCTACTTGCATCCAATCATCACAAATGTATTCTAAATGATTGATTAGATCAGGCCCAATTGGACAAATTGAAGTAACGTCATCACGTTTTAAATGGATCTCGCCTAAAGAAGGAATTACTTTAATTTGAAGTAAATCTTGATCTTTAAGTTCGAGATGGAGTTCTAAGTATTTCTGTAGCATATTAAGTTCCTCAAGTTGATAAGCCTATAATACTAAAAAAGGAGAGCATTGTAAATACTCTCCTTAAAATATTTTAAAAAACGTCTACGTCATAACCTAAGTCAAAAAGTTTTTGACGTAATTTAGGTTTTGGTACTAACTCATCATCAATAAAAATGACTGGATACACAATTCGACGTGACTCGAAATTTGCACGCTTTACTAGTTGATCAATCATGTTGATGTCATACTTAACTTCGCCATCAACAAGATTTAAGACTTCGTAAAACTCATAGTCCAATTTGGCTTCTTTTTCAAGAATTCGACAAATCTCTCTACAAGAATGACAATGCATTACTTCTGGTTTAACGCCGTAAATTTCTACTTTATTCTTCATAGAAACACCCAGAATAATGGATGAAGTTTTCTATTTCAGTAGGATCAAAATCTACTAATTGGAGTTCTGATAAAATTTCACGAATATCATTAGAACAAACTGTTTCTTTATTATGTTCTTTGTATTGCTTATATCCATTAGACCAAGTTTCAAAATACACAGACCCAACAGCCTGGACTTCAACTAATAGACGATCACCAGTACCAGATTCGTATCGATTAGCACAACTTATAACTTTCATTTTTAACTCTCTAAATATTTTAAATACTGTTTAACCCAAATGATTAATTCGGATCGTTCTTCCTTTGATAGTGGATTAAGCAAATCTTTAAACGAATTTTCCATCAAAATTCTAACATGTTCTTTTTTAACATACTTTACAATGTCAAGTTTTGAAAGGCGTTCAATATAATCCTTTCTTGATTCTATCTTGGATTTTATTACAATGCCAGATTTAATCAGCTTATAACAATCACCACGCTTCAATCCGTATTCAGATTCTAACTCGGCATTAGAAGAATACTTTTTACCTGTTCGTGTATCATATAGTGGAAATCGGTTTCTTGCAATTTCTGGAGGAAGACCCCATTTTTCATTGGTTAAATCAATTTGCCCTTTGACAACATTAGTTAATCTCGAGGCATCAATCCCATGCAATCTTGCGAATTCTGCTTGATTTGTCACTTCATGGGCAGTATTTGTTGAATAGTCCCACAAAGTATACGAAGACACTATAGACAATGCAGAGTGTTTTTCGGATTTAGATCTACCAAATTCCCAACCGGTTTTTAAATGTCTTTCAACTTCATCCGGATGAACATATTTTGTTCGTTGTCCAATCTTATACATCACAGACCAACCCACATGTTCATTGCCTACGTCGTAAGATAACCATTTAGCTATATCATCTTCAGTTAAATCGTCAAAACAATTCGGATTGAAATGGCCACCAATTTGTTTATTCAACCACATAGGATCTCTTAAAACGTCATTAGCTAGTTGTAACTCCATTTCTGCCATTAAAGCTTTGCCCCAAGTCTTATACCATCCAACAATCACGAATGACTCAGGTTCTATCCCTTCTTGTAGCATTTCATTTACTAAATTCGATGATGAGCTATAAGTTTTCCAATCAGACTCAATAAATCCACATTTAGGCCCTCGTTTAAATTCAGAAGGACATTGTTTAATTTTCTTCCAAAGTTTTTTAACACCAATATACTTTTTACCATTTTTAAAGGTGATTACGTATGTAAATGCTAAATAATCCTTTATATCAACTTCTTTAAAAACTGTCCAATGCCCATAATCAAAGTTCATAATACACCCGTTTAATATAATTACAAGTGTATTTATCAACCTTTAAAGATGAAATCTCGCTGGCTAGTAAAAAGACACCAATGAGTTCGATCAAATCCTCGTTTTAAAGAACTTACTTCAAAGTTATCAGATTCACGAACCATAGTACGCACACCTTCTAATGAATGTGTTGCACTAATTGGCAGCGACCAAACATTAGTAATCAAAAACACATCGTCTTCTTTAATTTCAGGATATGTAGAACTCAATAAAGGATGAGCCTTTAACAGTTTAGCTGTCATTAAAATCTTTTTGCCTTTAAGAGACATGATCACTCCTTTTTGATTAAACGAGCTGAGTCAGTTTGGACAAATAATGCCCAGAATTCTGCTGTATCAGGATTTCCATCATTAATGTCAATGACATCATCAGAAGAAATGTGTTTAATTTTATCAACACCCCACCCGTCAACATCAGAACCGGTATAGCCTTCAGCCTCGGCTACTGTTTTTAAATCAACAACTGAAATGACTTCATAAGGCTGACCAGCTCGAATACCATAAGCTTCTACAATTGTTTCATTTGAAAGAATGTAGTCATTATTTGGTACCAGCATATCACCTGGTTCTGGGATTTGGAAAATTGGCATTATACTACCTCATACTCGTCTTGTAAGCCTTCAGAAATGATCGCCCAAAGATCACCACCTTTATAGAACGTAGATTTGATGTCCAGGATCGCTTGTTGGTCCACGTTTAGCAATGATGTTGCTCCGGTGAATATTTCTTCACCAATATCGCTTTCCGCTACACGTAACACCTGGTACGTATCTTTAGTGTTAAGAAATCCATCAAAGTGTTCGACAATAGTTTCATTTAATGGATCTTTGATAAGCACATCTGTGATGCGCACTTTAGTCCCAACATTGATTTTCTTCATAAGAACCTCAGTATCGTGTTTTAATTTCTTCAATTGATTTTGTCGAAGTAACAAAGCTAAGCTTATCTGCACGAAGCTGTTGCAAGTCTTTACTAAGTTCAACAAGTTCTTTATTCAACTCTTCGATACGTTGAATAGTTGCAGACTCTTTACTATCTATATTATCATACAAAGATTGTAAAGCTTGTGTCAAATCAACTTCTGCAATAGGTTTAGGCTCTTCGACTGCGAACTTATACTTTGTAAACACGTCTTCGAGTGGAGTAATAACCATTTCGATTATGGTACTTTTGCCAAAAGCTTTTTGCGATGGTTTATCGATTTCTTTAAACAATTTAGTTTGATTTAGGCCATGATAAAATGCCCAACCAATTCTATTAGCTCGAGCTGTAACCTTCTTTTCATCTGATGTATACACATAAGAACAGCTTAAAACAAATTTTAACACGCCTTTATCAAGAATAAACCCAAAGTGATAATTACCATCTGACGACAATACTCGAGTTTGACTGAATCCATGAGATCGTCGAATATATTGTGTCAACAAACATTCACTTGTATATCGATGAATTAACGCAGTCAAAGGCTTTAAAGAATTGTTTAATTCTGTACACAACTCAAGAGTGCTTGTAATTCCTTCAAGGTTTCTACCTGCTACAGTTAGAACACCATCTTTAACTGTGCATCGTTTGAGTGAATTCTTTGCCAAGAAAACTGATGTTTCTGGGCGCTTCATGAGATATGTGACCACCATACTAAAGTCTTTTTTAATTAATGCAGGATTTGCAGCAATAGCAAAAACTTCAGATGCAATTTTTTTAACGGTTACATCAGGAATCTCACCATAATGCTCAATCTGATCGATATAAAAATTGACATATCGCTTTGCAGAATTGATATTATTTGGTCCAAGTGACGTGCTGGCTTTGTCCAATAGAATTTTTTCAAGAATTCGACGGTTCATATTATTCTCCACTACAAATTTTAAATGCTTTATTCAATACTTCAGTGTCTGCTTCGATCTTTTCTAGATCTTTTTTAAGCAGACAAATGTCATTATTAGCGGCCACTGCAATTTCACGTTTCTCTTCAATTTTACGTTTGATCTCACTGGCTTTATCGACCATACTCAAGATCTTTGCATTTAGTGCTGACGCTGCTGCATTTACCGGTGGCGCTTCTGGTATTAACTCAGAAAGATCTACTTCTTGACATAAGTTAGAAGTAAATATTTTAGGCACATCAAGAGCAACATTTGTTGTATGAACTTCTAATGTTACATAGCACATATTAGAAGGTTCATTTAGATTAGTTGACTCGACAAATGCAACGTTAGGCATATATTGTGTCATTCCTAGTATTGCTTGTTGAAGTTGTCGTGCAACAAGTTTACTATTTTTAGAATCAACATTTGTACGAATTGTGAACCGTACTCGACGAGGGTCTAAACATGTCACTTCTAAAATTGTTTTGTTGTAGACTATATCGTTAGAATTTCGATTACGAACATAAAAACTGTTGTGATCTATTCTTGACAGCATGCCGTTATAGAAATTACACATTTTGTCTGAACTTGCCTTTGCACCAAGCTTTAACAATCGACCATTGAACATAAAAAAGAATTGTGCAAAAGCAGCAGAATTTCCAAGATCTTTGCCTAAATAAAAGTTCTGGTCATCAAGTTTAAACTTTTTATTGTTCATACTGTGCGATTCTAAACATGTTAGTCTAAGACGGGTTCGAGATACATGTCGTGCTAAAATAGGCGTACGCTGGATCACGTTATAAAGTCTAAACCAAACACTAGGATGGTAACTAGAAACTTGATTGCGAATCGCAGTATAAATTTCTGTTCGATACTGAGGATCTCCTAAATCATTTGAGAATTCTTCGGAGATCACACGAGTTGAAGCAGAAATCAGACTCTTAGAATCTGCAATCTGAGCCTTAATTGCAGAGTAAGCATTTGGGAAATACTTTTTAATGTATTCCATTGCATTTAAATTATTCATTTCAACCTCGTCTATCTTTAATTTGAACCAGTTCTAAAATCTGGATTCCTCTTGTGTACGAGTTTATTATATTACACCAAACTCGTACACATTGTAAACAGTTTATTTCAAAATACTGTGAATTTGATTGAATATGTTTTGGATTACTACAGCGTCACTGTCTTTAAACTTAATGTTATCTAAATTAGTGACATTCAATAAAGAACTAAGATCGTCAAGGCATTTCTTAGCCTTATCAGCTTGCTCATTAGAATAGAGCTGACGACGTTCTTGGGCCTTTAGGTTACCAATAGTGTTCGACAAGATATTCTTATTGAAGTGGTATAAGTTAGTATAAATGAGATTTTTCTCTTTATCGTAATACGAATTGGTAATTGCATTACCAAACAGAGTTTGACCATCTAATGTAAAGTACACATTACCAATATTGTTAATGATTTCTACCTTTTCAAGGCCTTTAGGAATCTCTAAAGCAAACATATATGAATGATGATCGAGAGTTTGAGTAACCAAGAATTGATTGGCAAATTGCTTGACTTGTTCTGATATAACTTCGTTAAGCGCATAGTCTTTTTCTTCTTGCACAACACCAGAAATACCATCAATTACTGTTGTAGTTGTTTTTACAACTTTCACAGTTTTGATTTTATACCCAAGATTTGGGATTTGTACAAGTATTAAACGATTATTACTAGACTGATTGCCATACTTAATAATACGTCCGCCTTTATTAACAATGACTTGCCAATAAGAAATACCGTTACCAGTTTCATCGTGATGAATGATAAAGAATGTATCTAAATCATTCAATTTAACTTTACCATGCTTTTCTGCATAAGCTCCTAGAGCTAAAGACAACTTATTCCCGTTGATCATAACGATCTCCTCAAGTATTGGACATGAATGTATTGTACCACACAAAATTATTAGAGTAAACTACATTGATACATTTTAGAAACTGTATGATCATCCTTTGTTCTGACGAATTCTGCGTATACTTTAACAGGCCCTCTAAATTTATGATCTAAGCCAGGAATTTTACCTTCTGCGTTGGAGCCATTAGCAAAGTCTAAAACAAACACAACATCTTTTCCAAATGCATTGTCATAAACAGTTGTAGCAATTACATTAGCTTCGACTTCAAGGAAGCCCTCAGGAGCGTCCCCTCTTAACGTTTCAGCAATCTTGTATAATCTATCAGCATATTGGTCTAAAGCCATCTGTTGGGCCGGAGACAACGCACCAGGTGGTATTTCTAGACTGGCTTTTATTGATAATCGCCCGGCTATCTTAAACGGCGCACCAAGATGCTTTATTTTTACAACTTGACTTGACCAGCTTAATGGAATAATTCTAATCATATAAACCTCAAAAAGGGCCTTACGGCCCTTGACTAAAACAACACTTCTTTAAATGCTATTGGTTGGATGTGGATTGACTCAATTGTGTGTACGCCATAATCCCCATATGGAAGATATTCTGAAATTGCTTCACGAGCCTTTTCAATTGCGTCTTCTTTTTGATGATCATGAAGACCTTCATACTGTGCACCAAATAAAGCAAAAAGAGTGCGCTCTGAAGTTTTTTCAGCATCGCCGTCGTCACAATATTCATTAGACCAGTTATGTTGACTTGGACTGTCTAAATGTAAAGCTTTTAATGCACTAACAAGTCCATCTAAAAATTCGCGCATAGTAAGACTTGGTGAACCACTAAAAAATTCGTTTAATTCAAATTGAACTTGACCATCAACGAATCCAGTGGTTTGTGTAATATAATCCGCGTCGTTAGTGTCAGCTTTAATTACTAGTTCATGAGTATCTTTCATTTTAATCTCCTAGTTAATAATTACAATTGCTGATAATTCGTCGGCTTCGTATTCATCGAGATCTTCTTCGGAATATCGCTCTCCATCAGAATCAATATATGACTTAGATGGTGTAAACACAACCGGATTACAATTGTTGCCTTCATCATCAGAACAAGCGTATACTTCAAGTTCGCCAGCACCAGGATTTTCTTTAATAAACTCTTTCAAGTTTTCAATATATTCATTAAGTGTCATTTTAACCTCGACAATCTAAAGTGTTTGCTAATTTATAAATTGACTCATGACATGCTTTCTGTTCGCGAACATGAGCATCTACAACTTCAAAATATTCTTTTTCGCGATCTAACACAGCCTGTGCATGTTCTTTGGTTTTGAACACGCCAACTACATCAGAAATTGGATAAATCATTTTTGTCCCGTCGTCTAATTTAACATGAACATCTGTATCTCGGAACGGACTAATGCCAATACATTCAAAAATATATGAATTGATAAATTCATAATTCTTTACCAATACAAATCGCCCAGGAACAAAGCCTTTGTGGAAAACTTCTAAATAAAATTCATGTGCAGCCGGAATACTAGCTCGTCCACCAGAAGTTTTACACACATGAGCGATCCAATCATTAAGTTCGAACTCTTTTGAAATATCGATGCCTTGTTCTTCGACATACTCTTTAAAGTGATCTTTGCCAAAGTTCCAAGTTTGAGTCCCGAACTTACCATTAGCATAAGCAATTTGTTCGGCCTGAGATAAATGTCCTACGTCGCTTAATACTTTTTCAAATACAAATCGACTGATCATTCCCCATTTGTACATTTCCTCTAGGTCTTTAGGCTCTGAACGAAACATTATTTGTTCTCCTCAATGAGTTGACTGACGTAAGCAACGTTGTTTTCAGAAAAAAGACTTTGTATCTTTAACTGATGATTTAGCTGTAGTATACCACTGTATTCTGAAGATGTAAACGAGTTTATTAAATGTTTTAGTTCTTCATGACTTTTGAATGTTTTAAATTCGTCAAGCCCAAGCACAGAGAGGCATTTATTTAGTTCAGTTAAATGATCGTAGACGCCGTCTAGGGTCGTTTTGATCTCAAGCTGTAGTTTCTTAACTTGTTCTTCAAAGTATGCATCTATACGTTCCTGAGACAATTCCTTCGCTACTTTAATTTCGTTTGGTCCAGCCATAAAGAAATCAACGAGTTCTTCAATAGAGACAAGTTCTAATACAGGCCATGCATCAAATGAATCGATAGAAATCCGTCTAAACGAATCAATATAAAAGTCTCTATTTGACAACCACATTCGATCCATTGTGTCCCACGCAGAGTGTTCTAAGCCTACACGATAATTAATTTCTTTACCTATTAAATCAGTATCGGTATAAAAGAATTCGGTGTCGTTATAGTTTACTTTACTTACGCCAGCGATTTGAATCTTTTTAAGATCATCAAAAAGTCGATACATACTTTCTTTAAAGTATTCAAATCCAATATAGCTTAATATGTCAACTTTGGTATAAGATGAAGCATTTTTAAATACTTCGATCCACTCTTCTCGAGTCAAGACACGTGCATTTTTAAAATCCACACCATGAGCTTTTTTTCCTTCACTTAAACTATGGAAGTCTTTTTTGTATAGACGCTCTATAGAATTCTCATAACGAGACACATAAAAATGTCCGTCACATTCAAATAAGCGTGCATAAGGATTTAAACCATTGTTATACGGATTTTTAACAAATGTAATTGGCTCTTGTTTAAGTTCTTCAATCACAGATGTTTCAATCTTTTTAGATTTTGATTTGAACAAATTTTTAAACCAATTCATTATTTTTGCTCCTTTGCTTGACGGATTTTTTCCAACATGCAACCACCAATAAGTTCTAGAATCTTCGTGTCTAAAACCGGTCTAGGCATAATACGAACAAAGATTTCGTGGCGTTTAGGATCGATATTTAACTCTTTGCATGCCTCTACAAATTTAATGTATCGATTGCCTAATTCAGGTTGAAGTACATTATTTGGATTTGTATATTGATGACAAGAACCTGTTGCACGGCCTGCATCCGACTTTGAACTAGATCGATCGTATTTGTGTAAATGACGATTAGGATATTCTTCATCAATTGTAAAGATGGTTTCATATCCAACATTGCCCATTGATCGTCCTTCAATTCGAGCTAGTTTACCACTTTGAAGTTCAATGATTTGTCCAATTTTGTATGTAAATGGACTTTCATAAGTATCTGGGCTTTGGCCTTTAGTTGCGCCATACAAAAGCCATTCAAGTTGGATATAACTTTCTGGGCTGAGTTTACCGATCCCAAAATGAACATGGTTCTGGAATTTATATTTCTCTGCAAAGAACTTTGCTTCTTTGATTGCATCACCAACTAGAAGTGAAGCATACAGCTTTGAGATGCGAGAGAAAATAAAATCAATAGAGGTCGCACTATACGGAAAGCTGACATCGTAAGAATCTAGATCATCAAGCTCTACAGTAGGTCCGTAGTAATCGCCGATAGATCGAGCTTCTAAGCCGGTTGCTCCATTTACCATAATAATGTGTTTAGTTTCCCAAGCACCACGAGCTGATTTGTGCAATAAGTTGTATTCAGTGTTTTCTAAAAGTTCCATAGTCATTTACTCACGTCGATAGTTAAAAAGTCATAAAAATCTGCTTGGACAACATGTTCGCCTTGGAGTTCTTGCATTAAGAACTCTTTGATTTCTTCATGTATAGTACCATCATTAACTGCACTTGTAAACCGTTCTTTTAAATTTTCTTTGGTCTCACCCCAATTAGATACTTGTTCGATAGAAACTTTGAGCTTAAAGTCAATTTCTAGAACTTCTTTAGGGACAATTCGTGTTAAGCTCATTTCTTACCTCTGAATAGATACATCCCGAGTTCGTTCTGAATTTTCATACGTTCTTTTAGGCTTTGTTCATAACCACAAGCCATACCATGGCGAATCTTCTTTGGTAAATCAATATTCAAGAAGTAATCAAACATTGCGTATCCAGTGTACAGTTTACGGATTGTAAATGTAAATGAAATGATTCTCTGCTTCATTGCAGAATCGTCATGCCAAGTATAAAAACATTGATACGTCGCACCAAGTTTAAACTCATTGACATATTCAGTCGAATCACAATCTTTGACACATGTATAAGTAGCGTTGGCATAATTCATTTTACGATCTCATAAAAGTTGTCTTGTTCTTTTGTGAAGAAACACCAGATTCGCAATAACTCAGGTATCTCGTTGATATTGAAAACTTGCTCATGTTCAGATTTAATGATGGTCGGCCCAACACACTCTGAACCTTCATACAAATGTTCTAGGTCAATAACTGTATAAGTTGATAAAACATGTAGGCCTTTTATGTCCTTAGCGCCATGATGATCATATGTGTCGAACCACTCGGGTTTAAATTTAAACTTAGTACCAATTTTCATTTTACTTCTCTAATGCACCGTGATCTTTACCGCAAATATTACAAATTTCTTCATAGTCCCAATACTTACTGGCGTCTTGCTTGTTCATAACACAACCGTTTTGATAAATGTAATTGCCCATCTTCCATTCCCAATTGCTAATCATATCATACCCAATTGGATTTTCTAAAGCATTGATATAATCTTTGGCGACATTTCTAAACGTGTGTGAATGTTTGTATTCATCGCACCCTTTGATCATATCAACAAGATCGTTTGCCATGCAACCGCCATTGCGAACATGTTTAGCAATCATACGTTCAATTTTGTTTACACCATTTCTAAAGCCTTTATTGTTACTAAAGTCGTGGATCGGGTCATACCAAGCAAAATTGTGAGCAACGTCAGGGTGTGCGAATTTTGGCTTAAATCGTTTATATGTGTTATCGCCAGTATTAAATTCTTTAAGCTTACTACGATTGATTCTAGACACATCTACGTTATCGTATACACCAAGATCATAATCAAAGTAATGTTCATCCCAATCATACTCATCAAAAAGCCCAGGGTGATTGTCACTTGTACACCAATCGTAATTTGTCTCAACCCAATCAGCATTAAAGATTGCGTAGTCTATTGTGTACCGGTATTCAACCTCTTCAAATTTGAAATACGAGCCAAGACCACTAACATTTCGAATCATGTGCTTTTCAATTCGTAGTTTATTCTGTTCTGCGAACTTGATGATTTTATCGTAGTCCATACCAACAGCATCTGCACATTTATCGTTCAAAACATTGCATAGCAATTGTGCTTCATTTCGTTCAGAAAGAACAACAACTAAGTCTTTATGGTTCTCGTAATCATTCTGATAAACAACAAACTTTTTCATATTTTATCCTTAAAAGTGGACCTCTTTCGAGGTCCTTATTGATTAACGTAATTGAGTAACTTCAGCGATTGCTTTCCAGTTTTGAGAATCAGTTTTTACAAAGCTTGCTAAGTAAAGAGCTGTACGAAGAGATACATTGCGAAGACGTTTAACATTTTCTTTCATCCAATCTAACACTTCGATTGTTTGAGCATTTGATAAACCAGCTTTAGACATCATATCAGTTTTAGTGATTACATCTTCAACACGAATCATGATTTCATCATTTGTGTGAACACCAAGGTCAAGGTAAACAGAGCGAGATACTAAAGCTTGTAAGTGTGGAGCAAGTTTAGAACCACGATCTAATTCACGATCGATGTCAACGTTAGTAATGAAAACAATAGTACCTTCAAATTCGAATTCGTTTGGAATTTCTTTTTCTTCAAGGAAAGAAGAAGCAGTAGACCAACATACTTTACGAGTTTCGCCTGTATCAAGAGCAGCTTTAAGTAAGTTTAAGATGTCCATATCAGAGAAAACATCTACATCATCAAGAACTAATACATCGTTTGATTCTTTAGCTTCCCAAAGGCGACAGTATAAGCCAATACCTGAGATTTTACCGTTAACGATGTTGTAGTTGATTGTTCCTTTATCAGAAGCAGTTTGTAAAGCTTTATCTAAAGAATAAGTTTTACCGATACCTGCAGCACCAGAGATGATCAATGAACGGATAGCACCAGAAATAATACCCGAAGTCATCATATCCATTACTGAGAAGCGTTTGTTGATTCGTGTACGCATTTCTTCAGCTGTTTCTTGAACTACTGGAACTACAGCCGGAGCAGCGTGAGAAACTGTATTAGCCAATTGACCTTCGATTGTGTAATCACCGTGGAATACCCATACACCAGTTGCTTTACCGTTTAACATAACGAAAACTTTACCATCACCAAGATGTGTTTCGTGAGCCGGAACTTGAGCTGGGAACCATGTGTTAGCTAATTCAAAAGTACCTGTGAAGCTGTTACCGCGTAATAAACCTTTAGTAATTGTAACTGTAGCCATGATATATTCCTCAAGTTATTTGTTAATGCGTTATTGCATTTGATAAAGCTATAATACTAAAAAAGGAGTGTCTTGTAAACACTCCTTTTGAAAATAATTGAGACTTTTTTTACATATTAATCCCTACAGAGAACAGAAAGACTAATAAAATTAATACAATCAACAATGTAGATGGCGGAATAACAAAACATGGCTTTTTACCATAATCAGAATGATATAAGAATGTTTTGCCATCTAATGTTTCAATTGGAAACGAGTTAGATTTAGTTTTTAGCCAATACGTTGTTTTAGATCCGGCTTTACGGACAGTTTCTACACGCGCAACTTGAAATTGATCAGTAAAAACAATTAGCTTATCATGTTGACAGAAGTTCATGATTGCACCTGTAAATCTAATGGGTGTAAGCGAAGCAGAAGATCACGCAAAATAACTTGCTCATCAGGGTTCATTGTCACACCACCACTTGGGAAGATTTCATCAAATACGTTTAGACACAAGTCTTCACCTACGAGTTTGATGAAAAGTGGAGATTCGCCTTCACGTTCTGTTGGAATGATTTGTCCGTCAGTTTTCAATTGTTCCATAGAAATATTCATATTAACCACCATTAACTACTTTTGTGTATTGATTGAGTAAAAGATTGTCCCAAAGTTCGCGAGAAACTTTACTAGGCATTCCATTTTCAGAAGCTGTCTTAGAAAGTATTTCTACTTGGTTAACTAAGTCTTCTAAGTATTCTTGTACAACGTTAAAAGGCTCAAGACCTTGTTTAACCGATAGCAAGAAAGGTGCATCAAACAAAGGATATTTTAAATCACCAGTTCGATATATTTCTACTAATTGGATTCCACCACGACAAGCATGATGCATAGCTTTCCAATCAATATTTTCATTACGTTCTGCTTGACGAGCACGTTCACCGTATTCTTCCCAAACTTGAGCAAGTTTTACTTTAAGTTCAGAAATTTTCATAGTGTCTTGGTACTTTCGACCTAACACTTCGTAGAATACATTACCAGTTTTACCACAAGCTGTCCAAGTTGTAAACTCGTTTAGTGGAAATTTATCAGCAACATCACGAACTTTTACATCACGTCGGCAACTGATATGTTTTGCTTCATGAAAGTTGAGATCGCCTAGAGCTACATGTGGAGAAACATAATATGTATCTTCTAATGTATCTACAAAATCTTTCACTTCACGAAGAGCAGCAAGTCGTCCACCTTTAACACCGTATTTAGAAGCTTGTTTACGAACATAGCCAAGATACGCTTTCATGTCTGTTGTATAGAACTTTGAACGATTGGCATGAATAAACTTCCAAATCCATCCATACGTAGGATCAAGCTCGACAACTTCTAAAGGAGCATGCAGCATGTCGATTGCAATAGTTTCACCTTTAAACGCCATTTCTAAAAAGTACTGAAGAGAGAAATATTCTTCGTCTGTATCTTCAGATGTGTTTTTAGTACGATCGTTATTAGTATTCATTTGGATAGACTTAGGCACTTTACCTAAAAGAATATCATTGGCTTCAGGAAGAAAGATACCTTTAAAATCGGTATCCGATTCTGGTGTTGCTGTACCATACAATTTAGAACCAAATGGTGTTCGCATAATAACTTTCATAATGTGTTCCTCGTTTTGATAGTGCTAATATACACCAACTAAAAATTAAAGTAAACACTTTTTTGAAAATAAAAACAAAAAAAGAGAGCCGAAGCTCTCTTTTATTTTATAGCCGCCTCTCGAAGACCTGCGTACCAAGCACCTTGCTTATACACAATTTCGAAATCTGCAGGACCATCAGGGAAACGTTCCTTGTAAGGCCAAGGTCCGAAAGTAACATGCCAATCACCGGCTGCCTTTTCAAAACGAGCTAGCGGCGTACGAGACGTACCAACTTGTTTTACTTCAGCCATGAAGCGTACTTTCTCTTCTCCGAACCAGTAATAGCTCGTATGTTTTAATAACATTAATGGTAGTTGTTCTGCCATATAAACCTCGTGATATAAGACATCATTGTCTTATCATTATTTATTAAAACGTTTTTTGAGTCGTTCTAACAAAGAAGGCTTATGCGTGTAATCTAATTCGATCATAGGACAGACTTTACTGTGTTTGGCCTTTACAAATTCGACAATTAAACTATCCTGTACATGTTGAATTGGAACAGAAACAGATTTTGTTTTGAATAATTTTTTAGTATGTTTCCATAAAAATGTCGGAACAAAAACTATAATAAGACCAGCGATAATAGCTAATGATAATGCTACAATACCAACTAAACATAAAATAGGGACTGAAATATACGCAGACATTCCAATTATTGACATTGTAGCTGAATCGCCAAGAGGGACAATTCCGAATAGTTCAGTTAAACTCATTAAAGCTGCAAATCCAAGCATATTTAAAATAACTGTACAAATAATCGTCACAACAATAAGAAATACAATACGCCACATGGTTGCCCAGAAATATGGACAAAGTGATAAAGGAATTCCTTTATCAGATTTACAGACATTTTTCTGTAATAGATAGTGCCAAGAATTTACGTTAACTTTCATAGTTACCTCAATTGTGAGTCCTTAGACCCTCTACGATTATAATACGACTTTACAGTAGTATCGTGATTTTGTTGACATTGAATACAGTATTCAACACCAGGAACAGCAATTCTTCTACCTTCAGGAATAGATAGGCCACAGTCTTCGCAATATTCTAAGCTTTGACGTTTAGATGCCAATTCCAATTCTAATCTAGCCCAATCGACAGCATCATCAATTGTAGATTGATTAGTGTCAAAAACGGCATCTGATGGTCCCCATCCATTCATGTTAATATCCTCACTTTGGTAATGCTTATATTAACATGAACGGATGAGTATGTAAATCACTTTTTCTCAATTTTTATATTTTTCTTTTTTGCATACTCTTGACCAGCAGCATACCCCCATTGATCGCAATCAATAGTGCAGGTTGATTTATTCCATTTTGCTTTGACAAAAACATAAAATTCTTCGGATTCTTTTTTAGAAGGTGTTTCAAACTGAGAATATACTTCAAGAGCGCCTTCAAAGTACTTGTCGAATTTAACAGGTTTTTCTGTCGAAGCAAAGCATAAGCTTGGCACGATAAGAATCATAAAAATGAGGTATTTCATTTGTTTACCTCGTGCTTAATACATTCTTCTAAAAAGAGATCGCTAAAGTGTTCGTTAACAAAATCTCTTTTTGAAACTTGATTTTGTGGGATAGTCTTCAAATACTTCGTACGAAGTTCATTTGTACTAGATTGATTTGGACACACCTCGGAAATGTATAAATGATGGGAATATGCAAGACTTTTGATTTGTGATTCAACTTCAGAATCTACCTTCGGATGTAAAAACATGCCGATTGCAGCAATGAATGTTAATAAAATAATTGCATAGACAACATAAGTCTTCATTATCAATCCTCAAAAATAGGACCAATGTTTTCAAACTTATAGGTAACGTGATTGTTCTGTGTATCCCATACTTGTATAAACATAGGTCGTTTGCAGTCATAAAATAATTCGTTCATTTGACCAGTTTCTGATATTGATTCTAAAGCAGAACCAGCTATTGCGCCAGATGTATTTTTACCACACACCCGCATATTGAATATGCCATAGCTAAGTTTTTCTCTTGATCCGTCAGAGTTTAAGAACGAAATACCAAAAGAATCTGTTGACGAATTGTATGCAATTTCTGCAAATGGTGTCAACATTTCTGTTGATTGCTGAATACGTGTACCATAGATAGTATACGTATTTGGAGCAACTGTTTCCCATGCTAGCACAGGAAACGATAAAGCAGCTAACAATAAAAAGATGTACTTCATTTTCTATCCAATAAGCCGTTCATGTATTTCAACATGAGTTGTGCTTTATATGTTTCACATGTCTTTTTGTCACGTGAATATTCGCAATACGAAATTAAAGATCGAGCTTTGCGATTGATATGTGTGCCTATAGTTACATCATGGTCTTCGTTTAGGCCTTGATGATAAAAGCCTTCTAATTCCATTGTAATTAAATCAACACACTCTACATTGGACGTACAAAATTGTTTTGCAGTCTTTTCAATGTCAGGATGATCTTTAGCTATCCCAAGTACTGGGATACAAAGTGCTAAGACAAAGATTAAAGATTTCATTTTTCTACCTTCAATACGTCATTTGTTTTTAGGTATTGCGCTTTCTTTATAACACTAGAAGAATAGCTTTTTCCTTTTGAGATTTGCCAGCCTGCGTTATAAGAAGCTAATGCTTTTGGCATACTACCGTTATGTACTTTAAGCCAATACTCCATTTCAGTATGGGCCCAATAAGCTGATCGATCGAATTGTTTTAATTCTGACGCGATTTGTGCATTTGACTTGGTTACACCGTTTTGCTTCATACGGCTTTTGACTGTTGGGATGTAGTTTTGATACGGTCCTACAGCATGTCCGTTTTTACCACAATTAATGCCAGCTGAACTTTCTTGCCAAAGAATTGCCGCCATTATGTATCCTAAGTTAAGGTCTCCGTGTCTAGATTTAGGTAATTGTTTTGCGTACTTGTTGCCATAACTGTAAGCCTGCTTCATGTTTGATACCTGAGCCTGACTAAAGTTATATGCAAATGTGGTTGAACAGATCATAGTCAAGACAAAGGCAATTATAAGTTTTAACTTCATAATTCCTCTCTTAGGCTAAGTGCCTTTAAAAATAATAATTATACACAATATATTTATTGCATATTTTTTATACAAAAAAGGATGACATAAGTCATCCTAGCATTTTTGCATACCAATTCAAATAAAACTCTGGGTCTTTGAGTTTTTCTTGGAAAACGCTAGAAGCGAGCAGGGCCCTTTCCTTACGTTGTTCAGTTGTCATGGTTGAGTTAATATAGTCAAAGCCGCCAGCGCCACCTAGCTTAAGATTATACGTATCAGGACGTGCTACAAATGCCTCATTGACAATTGCTCGTTCGTGTGCGTACATTTCTTTTTCAGATGGATGAAATTTCAAAATCTCTTTAAAGAATTTTTCTTTTCCGTGCTTCTTGATAGCCTTTTTTAGAACAGTCCCTGAACCAATATAGCCATCATTAAAGTCTTCTGTTTTATGGACACCAATGTAATAATGTCCGTTTACAGAGTTTGTGGTCTTGTATGTGTAGTAAAACATCCTTACAGCCTTTACACCTTGGGGAACTACACATATTTATCATTCTGGGAATTCGTCTCGCAATAATTTAAATGCCACAGCTCGGTTTAAATGAGGCGAACGTTGTTCTGAAGATTCAAAAACTTTACCTGAAGGCTTATGAGTAATGCGAACTCCTTTTGGATATGCATTCAGATAATGTCCTTGAGATTCTGTTCTAAAACTTTCAATTAATAAATCTTCGGCTTTAATCATTTAAATAGCTCCATAGTTATAGCAACTATAAGAATTGTAAGGACTACTACAATGCCGTACAAGCAGGCTTTTGCTTGATTAATAAATCGTTCAAAAGACATACCAGCGTGCCATTTTAGGACTGTGTTTCCTATTAGCATAACAATAGCAATACATGCAATAAGCATGCCAATCAGTGTACTCATTTTTTCAATAGCTCCTTATTCAATTTCTTTGGTTTCAAAGAATTGTAATACTCAAAAGTTCTACGAGTTTCTGGCTTAAGAAGACAATATTGCTTGATTCCCCATAAGTTCCAATCACTCATAAAAGTCATATAAATGAAGAATGCGTTTTCTTTATTAACGCGACGGCCAGTAACTATTGCTCGAGTTGTTGGACTTGAATACTTCATACAGTCTTCAACAAATGCACGTAGTTGTTTCTTCTTTGTTAATTTAAGACGTTTCATTATAGACCTTTAAATGTGCACAAATCAATAGATTCTTGATCACCGGGGTTGTTTTCTGTGCAAATAGCGTTAACTTCAGCATAACGTGGATCGTTTACATCTGGCTTTGGATTTTCAAAGCCAGCAAAATCTTCATAATTCGTTTCGACTTCACTTGGAGGCTCCGGAGCTTCTACAAAATTATTTTTATTCCCAAAATGGATTTCTGTGGTATCGAATTCAACAACAAAGTCATTAAGCGATTCTTGGACACATAGTTTAATAACATCGTTGTAATTTTTAATAGCAGCAGAACCTTCTTCGGTAGAAGTATCAGCTAAATCATCAATCATGTATTCAAACTTATTAGAGCACAGGTAATATGCTTTTTTAAGATCAGTACCATGAATAGATTCAAGTTGCAACAATACTTCATGCTCAGGAGCAATTTCAATACCTTTGTAGTTATACCCAGGATATTGGTCTAAGTTAATACCAAACTTCATTTCGCGTTCTACTACAACATTAGTGTTCAAAGAACTTGTATCAACTTTAGTGTCAGAGCATCCAACTAAGGATAGTGAAACTGCTATTGCCAAAAATAATTTGTTCATGTTAAATTCCTCTTGATTATGGAACTACTATATACTACTATTTTATTTTGTAAACTATAAAACGAAAAAAGAACGCACTAAGCGTTCTTTATAATAATAATATTATATACGAGAATACGGATCCATATAGAATCCGTATTTACCGAAAGTAATTTATCTTTAATGATTTTATTATTTCCGGTTAAGTAATGATGTAAATTGGATCGTTTTTATTTCCAGAGAACTTAATAAACCCATCTAAATTTTTTATGAGTTGATGTGTCAAACGTGTTGTTGATGTGTCGAACAACGAACAAATAGATACGTCGACAAATACCCGTTTAATATTTTTAACTTGTTCTCTTCCACGTAGAGGATCAAATGAAATACTCCGAATAGTAGAGTATAAGAATTTATTTGATCCATACTTTGATGCAAATTCTTCAACCATTCGCTTATTTGTACTAACATATAAGTCAGTTTCAGCATCAAAAATATCTGCTATCATTGTAGATGTACCCATTTGTCTAGGCAATCCAACAGATAAAGTTCTAAGCTCAAATAATCCTCTAGATTGAAATTCTCCAAGATCCAAAGAACTATTTCTAGCGTCAATTAGTGGACATACAACATCCAAATACTTTTTTAAGTGATTCATAATTATCTCCTTATGAATACGGCTCTTCAGCAAAAATCTGGTTCCGAATATCCGACTCGAACGGATGACCTTTGGATTACAAAACCACTGCTCTACCAACTGAGCTAATTCGGAATAATCCTCTCTTTCGAGAGTGTCCACAGTTTTTGTTTCAGACTTAGCCGGACAATGATTATGCTAAGTCCCTTAAACATCCGCAAATGTTTAAGGCTTAATTTGGCAGGCCACCAAAGATTTGAACTCTGACTAACGGGGTTGGAGCCCGCTGTGCTGCCATTACACCAATGACCTATATATGATAACCTTAAAACCGTTTCTTGCAAGTCCGTATTTAAAGGTGAGTTGCATCGTCCTAAGCTCCAGAGGAGTGTGCCGTTTTAAAGGCGGATCGTATGATCATCAACTACTTGAGTTTGGTGTGCACCCTGTGATTCGAACACAGATAACTTTCGTGGCGGAGTTACAGTCCGCTGGGTTTGACCAACAACCCGACGATGCACATATTTGGCGGAAGAGGTGAGACTTGAACTCACACGGCTGTGACACCCAACTGTTTTCAAGACAGCGACCCGTAGACCGACTTGGTTTACTCTTCCGGAATCGATTTCGTTTATTTTACGAGGAGATAATCGAGAACGTCCTGCATCATACAAATATTTATACTAGTTGGAATTGGGCTGAATTCCTTTATTTGTAAAATTTACCACAACTTTTGTAATAAGCTTTGTAGTGTTTTGCATTTCTTCAAGAGTATTGCAAATAAAATCTGGTTCACGAGAACCCTTTAAAAAATCAGCAATATCGCTAAGTTTATCAGGTCGTCGATTTTTAATTACTTTACCTGTATAATCAACAACCCAATCGGATTGAGCAGCTAGATCAGTACCAACAGAAACACTGTAATTAGTCGAAACGAATGTTTGATCCTGTTGAAGAGGTACTTCAACAATTGAACCACGTACGCAATAATAAACTGAACGATTAAAAATATGTTGCATTATAAAATCCTCAAGGTAATTTGGTCCGCTAAACTGGACTCGAACCAGTGACCATCCACTTAGAAGGCGGATGCTCTATCCATCTGAGCTACTAGCGGAAATTCAAACGGTTTTGATGCATTGACCGAAAACAATGGCTGGCGGTAAGTTCACCAGTCTCACAAGCCCATTACTGGAACTATTTAGTGGAGTCACGTGGATTCTATCCAGGCTGTCGCATCTTGCTCACCACAAGACTCAATTGTCATTGTCTCGTTCCTCCATAATTGGTGGGCCCAACAGGTTACGCTCCTGAATCCTCCGATTTATGAGATCGGTACTCTACTATTGAGTTATAGGCCCATGTTTAAATCCACTAAATTTATGCATTACAAAGAGGCCTTAGTGGTAGTCAAATATAGCATGTAATCGACCTTAAAAATAAGATTACATGGCTAACATAAGTGACTCTTTTAAGTAATGTCTAACGGCTCTTAATTGGCTGGGACAGTTGACATTACTTAAAAGAGTCACCTCGAAAGGTGACTTAATGTTTATTCACCATAAACATGTAAACAGCGTTCATCAAAATCAAGTTGAGCTAAATCAACAACAGCTTGTGAAACTTCTTCGAAGCTGTTTGTAACAGGAGTAGCGGTACGCTGACCATTTGCCGGATGTTTGGTAGTAACCAATACTGTTCCATCAACAAGTTCTTGTACACCAACAATAAAGCTTGCATCAATAACAAAACGCACAACATTAGTTGGAAGACGGTTACGATCGATATTAAGAACTAATTTAGCCATTTTGATTTCCTTTTAAAGAGATAGAGATTTTAACGTTTAATAAAACGAAGCGAATGGCTTCTAGTAAACAACCAAACAAGAATAATGCAATTGCATTCATTCCAAATGATTTGATTTCTGCATTTGTCATGACTAGACCACCAACTACAGCAATTATAACAGAACTCGCAGCTAGAAGGAAAAATATATTTCGAGCAAATTCTAGGGGTTTGTTTAAAGATTGTAGTTTCATGATGTAGTACTCAGTAGTTGATAATGCTATAATAACACAATTTTGTTTGAAGTAAACTGCTTTTTAAAAATAATTTAAATTTTTATGGTTTCCAATTTAAATCAAGATCTTCAGTGTACTCATGTGTTATTACAACAGGATTCCCAGTGACCCCATGTTTTGGTATTTCCATTGCGCCAATATCATAAGCCAATGTAACATGAGGATTATACGTCGGGAAATCGAATGTAGCACCAAGAATGTTAGCATATTCATGTCTTGATTCTAAATAAGGCGAATCAAGTAGAACGACCAGTGCACGCTTTCCGTTGTGTTCGAAAACTTCCAATTTATGAGTTGAACCAATAGGCATTTTCTCAGTCAATGGAATATACGGAATTTTAACTCGAGAAAAACAAATCGTCGAGTGTAATTTGTCACGTGGGACTGGATTGAAGAGCTCCATAATTTGCTGGAGCGCTTGGAACATATCTAAAGTGCTATCATCGAACTTTACAGCAGCGTAAGTGCCTTTGTCAATATCACTCAGCTTCAACTTGTTCGACCGGGGTAACAAGAGCTTTAACACCAGCTATAACATCTTCTAAAGCGATTTCACCACGTTCGTTTGGAGTAAGACCAATAATATGAGCTACTTCGCCGAGTGCAGCTTGAATTTGTTGTGCAGCTTGATTAGTTTGATTAAACTGTTCTTGAATGTCAAACATACGTGCTTTAAGGCCAGTAATAATTTGTTCAGCTGTAGGTTGTGCTTGTTGAGTCATTTAGATTGCTCCAATAAATTTAAGTTGTTGTGCGACATTTGGTTTAAGGTCTTCCAAAGATCCATCATTATAAATGAATGCATTTTGAGAAGAATTCTCACAGCTCAGACCTTGTTCGGTGATGTGTGTATCAGTGATATTATTTATACGACTAGAACTAACGTACATAAATGTAGCACCAAATGAATCGAATGCGTCTTGTTCATGTACTTGTCGAATATCGCCAATAACACAGATGTCTGTATGATCCATTTTATCAAAAATTTCGTTAAGCGTTAAGCGACACCAAAAATATTTGTCGAATCGATTTACAACAACATCTGTTCCGAGTGTTTGCATTAAGCGACGTACTGACCAAGATTCTTTATTACTAAAGACCACATCTTTGATGATGTCTTCAACAATCGATTTGTCTTCTGGGTTTTTAAGGGCATATATGCGTTGCAGATAACCAATAGAACTTTTAATTAAATCGCATGCATCTTTATTAGAAATCAATAAAGGGCTTTCACGATCGTAATCAATACCTTCAAGTCGTTCATTAGTTAAATCAATGCCAGAAACACGAACTAGTTGGTTTTCTTCGTAGCCGATTTTTAACGCTTCTTTAATTTTATCAGCGAGTCGAACGAAATTAACACGTTTATTATTTTCACGTCCAATTTCGTCAATGAGCATTCCAACAGTATCTTTACCTGAACGCTTCTTTCCCGCAATAGCGATAATCTTCATAAGATTCTCCGTAAGGGTTGATATGAAGATTTTATCACTATTATTTTAACGCATACTTGGATGAACAGCTGCAGTATTTCCCTTTCCATTTGCTAATGCTTGTTCTTTAATAGATTGACGCTTGATAATAATCTTGCCGTTCTTTTCTACTTCCATATATTTGTAATGGAACGTAGCTATTGACGTTACAGGGATGTCTGTTGATTCTGTGGTGTTATACTCAACTTCGCCAATATCCGCACACCATGCGCCGTAGAAGTGAATCGAGAGTGCGATTTTAGTTCGGCTGTTATCTAATATATGCAAGGTAATGAATTTGGGTAAAACGCCATCTTCAAATCCGTTTCCATCATATGCTAAATAGCTATTAATAGAGATCATCCATTTATATAGTTCCAACCAAGAATCTAGTTCTTCATCTACTACGAATCGACAAACAAATGGATCGAATTCAACAGTTGAACCTGGCAAACTGGCGCGAGCAAGACCTTTTGTTCCAGCCGGAACATCAGTAACAGGCATGCGAATACCAGGAATTAATACAGACTGTGCGTTTAACTTAAATGCCTTTGTGATATTACAGTCTGGAATTTCTACCACAAAGTTAGTAATGTTCGTTTGATTATGTAATGACATTTTAGCCTCTTGGTTAAAAAATGGACGCTTGGAACGTCATGGGTTAAGCACGAGATTTGCTTAAAGTGTAAGTATGGTACAATGCTTCTACAATGCTGAATGAACTGGTTCCCTATTACCTGGAAGGGGATAGAGTCTTAATTGGTTACTAATTAATAGACAAAATAAAAATAATAAGCGTGAAACTCGCGCAGCGATAATCGTGTATTATTTCCATACACGATTTGCTGAGAAACGTTTTCCTTTGCTTTGGAAACTTTGCAAAGGTAACAACACGACATTTGACCAATCTGAAGGTTTAATTTCTGTAATTTGACCTTGAATATGACTTGGCAAATACGCTTTAATCATCTTATCTGCGCCTTGCATTCCTTTAACTTTTGACCAATCAATCTTTAAGCGTGTACTATTAGTAATAGTTCCGGTGGTAGAATACTTCGTAAGAAGTTCCTCAAGAAAAGATTGGCGTGCTTTTGGTGGAATATAATGTAAGTTTAGACCATATAATAAAGTAGAAGCACCTTGTTTGCCAACACCTAAGAAAACAATTAATGGGTACTTATCCCAGTATGGAAGAGTGTCTTTATGTTTTGCGTCATAAGCAAAAGCGTATATCCGACCTGGTTCAGGTCTAGAAACTTTATGGCCACGTACAGAGCTCTTCATTGTATCAGCGAACCATTTAGCAGATTTATTGTTTACTGCAGCACCATGGTTTCTTACTTTATCTCTAATTGAAGCTCTAAAACTATTAATCATAATTAGAGATTTTTCTTTAGAAGTCAACTTGTTATATGGCTTCTTGGCTAAAATTTGTACTTTTTGAGCCATTTCAATTTGTGTCTTATAACGAGACATTGACTTTGTAAAAGTCCCGTAAGGGATATTTCGTTCAGCAGCAAATTCTTTTGCTGTTTTCCCTTCTTTTCTTTCTTCTAAAAACTTAAGACCAATCTCAACCCATTGTGATTCTTTACGAGCTGTTACTTGGTTCATTCCTGATTCATTTGCTTCTGTAAAAATCATAATACCATCCCAAGTCGTCTAAGACCGTTTTCTGTTAATAGTCTAAAAGTGATATTGTGTTTAGTTGCAACTTTTTCAGCTGCCACCCATTTGTCTGAATTCACTTTCCACGTATACAGTTCATTAATAAACCGTTTTTTAGCTTGTACAGTTAGTTTAGCTGGTTGCTTTGGTGCAATAGTTTCTTTCTTAGGTTTTACTTCAAAAAAGAATTCTTTGTACTCACCATTACCCATATCAAACTTTGCCCAGAAGTCCATAAAGTATCGACGACGTCGACCATCTGCTGTAGAAAAATATGGAATCACGACTTCTTCGCTATTCCACTTAACTACTTGAGGGTTATTGTCTAAGTATTTCATAAACCAATGCTCCCAAGAGCTTCTATACGAAATCTTATACAAATCACCTTTATATTTTTCTTTGTTTACTGGCATGAATTTACCCGAGTAAGCCATAGGATACTCCTGCTATAAATATATTTATTTATAAAGAGGGCTTATTATGCTTTTGTCTTTTTATGACCCTATCTCGTATACAGCAAAGACTGTAAACAAAAATGCAAAACCTGTATTAATGACACAGATTTTTAGAGACTATAAAGAGTATTTTGATCGAGTAGCTGTTAATTACAGATTAATTTCTTATTATATTCAAGATGCACCACGACCAGAAACTTTGGCAAACGAATTGTACGGAAACGTCCAGCTTTATTGGGTCCTATTAATGTGTAATAATATTTACGATCCTTTTCATGGGTGGATTAAATCCCAAGAAGCTGTTTATGATTCTGTTGAACAAGAATATGACGAACCAGAACAAGTCGTTTATCATGTTGATGTAAAGGGCGAAAAATATTTCAATTTAGTTGAATATCCTTTGTACTCTGGAATTTGGTACGACAAAGGCGATAAAAATAGATTGCATCGTCAATATACAGGGGCTTTGAGAGCGGTTGATGCTAATGAAGCAGCTCTTTTAAACAATGAAGCTAAACGCAAAATCAAAATTATTGCCCCATCAGATATTGATGCATTTTTAGCTGATTTTATTAAAGAGATGGAGCGAAACTAATGCAAATTTTACCATTCAATGGTAGCTGGTTTACTGGTGTAGTTGAAGATCGACATGATCCTCTAAAGCAAGGGCGTGTACGTGTTCGAGTCGCTGGTGTCCACCCATTTAGTCGCATCCAAGGTGATGTCGAAGGTATGCCTATTGAAGATTTACCATGGATGTCTGTTGTTTTACCTGTAACTTCAGCTGGTATGAGCGGTAACTCTGGCTCTGTTACTGGTTTAGTTGAAGGTTCTCATGTTTTTGGACAATGGTTAGACAAGTATAAAATCAATGGTATTGTTCAAGGAACTACCACCGGCAATATGGTCAACACACCAAACTTTGATGAAGGATTTTCTGATCCAAGTGGACAATATCCGTCGCGATTAGGGACTGATTCTAGTTCTTTAAGCTTAGGTGGTGATATGGGTGCAGATAATGATGCTAACATTTACCAAGACGAGAATCTTGATGAAGGTATCAATCCTGGGGCACCAGGACAGTCAAACCCAGACAGTAATCCTAACTATACAATGGAACGGATGTTGAAGAAAGATGAAGGCGTTCGCAATACACTTTATTGGGATCATTTAGGCTTTCCTACTATTGGTATTGGACATCTTATTGTTCCACAAAAGACCAAAAACAGTTCAACAATCAATAACCAATTATCTAAAGATCTTGGTAGATCAGTTAGTGGAAATAGACCTTCTATCACACATACAGAAATCACTACTTTATTTGAAAAAGATTTAAAGCAAATTCAATCTGAGATCAAAAAGAATAGAACAATTGCACCTGTTTATAATAAGTGTAATCGTAGTAGACAAATGGCATTAGAGAATATGGCTTTCCAAATGGGCACAGGAGGATTGGCTAAATTTAAAACAATGCTTAAATTTATGTTTGCTGAAAACTGGGTTGAAGCTGCAAAATCTGGTAAAGGGTCTAAATGGGCTAGACAAACACCTGGTCGTGCATCGAGAATTTGTCGTATTATCTTAAACGGCAATCTTACTTCTTATGGAGTGCCTGTATCAACAAAATCAGCTTCAAAAACATTCTTTGTTTCAAATGGATTTACTGCTTTTGCTTCAAGCGATGATGACGATGATCTAAGTCAACCTTTTGTTGAAGACAATAATCTACAACTTTTTGCTGAACCGGAGAGCTCTTATAAAGGCGAATACCCATATGTTCATGCATATCAATCAGAATCTGGATTGGTCCAAGAATTTGATGATACTCCAGGCCAAGAGCGATTTAGAGTAAGACATCCAACTGGTTCTTATAATGAATATGCTCCAGATGGCAGAACTACAACTAAGTCTGTTGGCGACTCATATCAGTTGACAAATGGTAACCATAATCTTCTTGTTCAAGGTGATAATAAAGTAAACATTGGTGGTAACGAAACTGTTTACAATATGGGCTCGTTGAATCAAACTGTTGATGGGGACATTGTTAAAATTGTCCATGGAAATACCACTGTAACTATAGATGGCGATAACAATGTTTCTATTAAAGGGAGCACGACTATTACTGTTGAAGGTGATGCTAACGTAACAGTCCAAGGCAATGCTGGTGTCAATGTCCAAGGCAACTACGATTTAACTGTCCAAGGCAATATGAATTGGAATATCACTGGTACAGTTACTCAAAATATTTCTGGCGCTTGGACTCAATCATGTCCATCATTAACTGTAGATGTTGCTGGTTCTTATTCTGCGACTGCTACAAGATACGACTTTAAATAAAGGTGAGCAATGGCTAATATTTTACCGGTCAACTCAATTTTACCTGATGCACTTGAAGGCGATCAAGTGCATCAGGCTTTTACAGCAGAGTTATCAAGTACTGAAACACTAGATTCAATTAGAATTATAAATAACGATTTTCCTAATGGAATAGTAGTTAATGGCGCTAGTTATTCTGGTGTATTTAGAGATGTCTTTAAATTGTCGCCAGGTGCTCTAAAATATCGTAAAGGCTTTGAATATGGACAAGCTGATTCGTTTAGTGAGTTGCCACCAAAAGGAACAGCAGATTTATATTCCTACGGCGCTCCTAGCGTCATGAGGGATAACTTTCACTGCACAGTTGAGTTAATCTATACTTCTAGTGACGCAAGCGATCCTGCGGCGACAGGGACCCAATCTACTATAACTAAATCATACACACAACCATTGCAAGGCAATTGGTCAACATTTGCTAATCGCTTTAGAGAATATGTGAGGTAACAATGCCATCTGTCTCAGTACACATGTCTAAAACAACCGGTCATGGTCCATATGGACCAACTAGCATTATAGCAACACAATCAAAGGTTTTTATCGAAGGTTTAGCTGTGCTTGTGAATGGAGACAAGATTATTCCACATCCACATGATGGCACAGCAATTGCATCACAATCAAAGATGTTTATTCAAGGTAAACCAGTAATTATAATTGGTGATCAAATCTCTTGTGGAGATATGGTTGCCCAAGGAAGCAGCAAGGTATTTCTATCATGACAACTACTCCACTAAACGGACAACTTAAACGTACAGTAAATGCTTTACCAGAAGTGTTTGTTGGTGCGACTTTCCAAGAAACTAAGACTGATTTAATAAACTGGTTGCGCGGTCAAAAAGAGTTCTTAGATTATGACTTTTCAGGTTCTCGTATTAACGTGCTTCTTGATTTATTAACATACAACACTTTATATCTTCAACAGTTTTCTAACACCGCAGTTTATGAAAGCTTTATTCGTACAGCAAACTTACGAAGTTCAGTAGTACAAGCGGCTCAAGATAATTCTTACTTGCCAGCAAGTATGTCAGCAGCTCAAACTACTTTAATGCTTAAAGTGTCACATTCTTTACGTCCAAACAGCGTAAAAATTCCACGTGGTACAAAATTCTTAGCTTATGCTCGAGATACAAGTGCTGAACCATATCCATTTGTTGTGACCGAAGACGTTGTTGCAGTAAAGGATACAAATAATCAATATGTTCCAATTGTTAGATTAGCACAAGGTCGTATTGTTCGTACTGAACAAATTTTTAGTCATACGAGACCATTAATTGTTCGTGACGAAAATATCGATCGAAATCAAATTCGAGTATTTGTTGATGGTGCTGAGTGGACAAACTGGACACATCGTTCTATGGTCCATGCTGGTTCAACATCATCGATCTACTATATTCGAGAAACTGTTGATAATTTCACAGAAATCTATTTTGGTGAAGGTGAAGCTAGCACTTCTGTTGCTGGCGGTGTTCTTGAAGCAAATTACATTGGTGGTCTAAAACCTATTCAAGGTAGTTCTATCGTTATTGAGTATATCCGTACTGATGGCGAAAAGGCTAATGGGTCACGTGATTTCACATACGCAGATACGTTACAGTACGTTACTGTGGACCAGGTAATTGAGAACTACGATAACAACCCAGATTACGTTGGCGCGATAGGTGGCGGCGATCCTGAAGATATTGAGCGTATTCGAGAATTAGCAGGTGTTAAACGTGAAGCTCAAATGCGTTGTGTAACTGCTAGCGATTACGATGCATTTGTTTCTGAACGCTTTGGTTCTATTGTACAGGCTATCCAAACATTTACTGATTCTCAAAAACCCGGATATGCTTTTATTTCTATTAAACCAAAAACCGGACTTTACTTAACAGCTGTTCAACGTGAAGACATTCAGAACTACTTAAAAGAATATAATATTTCTACTATTACTCCTTCTGTGATTTCTCCGAATTATTTGTTCATTAAGCATTATATTAAAGTGACTTATGCAATTAATAAATTACAGGAATCTGAACAATGGTTGGAGTCTAAAGTTTTAGATCAAATCGATCGATATTATATTGATGATGTTGAGTTGTTTAATAAATCATTTGCAAAATCTAAAATGCTTAATTACATCGATAATTCAGATCACTCAATCATTGGTACATCAGCAGAAATCCAATTGGTTCGTGAAGTACAGAATTTCTTTGTTACACCAGAAGCCGGCATTAAATACAATAACATTGTAGTACCAGGTTCTATTACATCAAATTATTTCCCGTTCCGCCCATCAAATGGAAACGACCCTTATAATGTAAGCATCATTTCAACTGACGCCGATTCTGAAGGTGATGGAAGTATTTTAATTGGACCATTTATTAAAGGTGATGTTCCTAATAATGCAAACATTAAACCTTATACTGGTACTGATTTTAAAGATGAATCAAATGATACTCAAAAAGAGTATTATAAAATTGGTACTGTAAGCTATCCACGTGATTTTATTTACTGGAATATTAGCTCTATTAATTTAACTTCTGATATGTTTGATGTGCAACAAATTGAGTTGTACTCAGATCCGACAGAAGACAATATTTTTACACGAGATGGCTCTTTAATTGTATTTGAAAATGACTTACGTCCTCAATACACAAAAATTGTCATGGAGGCAATTAATCAATGATCGTAAAGGCACCCTATGTAACGAGCTTAGAAATTTCTAAGCTCTCTGCCAATCACGTCGAAATCACTTGGGATGACGTTGGCTCTAACTTTTTCTATTTTGTTGAGATAACCGAGACTCGTAATGACATTGGTATTCAATGGGTGAACCTTGGTTATACTGCTGATAGAAAGTACTTTTTCTCTGATTTAGACCCGGACACGTATTACAAAATGCGTGTCGCTGTTGCAGCAGAAGGTTTTGAACAATCTGATTGGATGGAGACCGAAGAGTTCCAATCATTTACAGAAAATGCTTATACTTTTGAACTTATGACAGAGATGTCATTAATTAGTAAGTTCATTAGTGAAAAATTTACAAAGAATAATCAAAGCTACGTTGACTTCAATAAAGATGTAATCATGGCTTCATTGGTAAACGAAGAGTTCCAATTTAGTCCAAATTATGAACACATTTCTAGTATGTCAAACTTTATTATTAAAGAAAACGAATACCACGAAATCCAAGGAAGCATTGAAAAAGTTTGTACAGATATTAATCGTGTGTATTTGATGGAATCAAATGACGTTTTGTATTTGTTTGAGCGCTATCAGCCTATTGTAAAGGTATCTAATGACAAAGGTCAAACTTGGAAAGCGGTAAAGCTTTTAAACGATCGTGTTGGGTATCCTATTTCGCCTACAGTGTTTAGTCAAACTGCTTCGACTTCATATGTTCTTGGATATGATCGTATTTTTTATGGTCGTCAAAGTACCGACATAAGATGGTCCGCTGATGACGTTAGATTTAGTTCTCAAGACATCACTTTTGCAAAAATCGGTGATCAGCTAAATCTTGGATTTGATGTAGAACTTTTTGGTACTTATGCTCGTTTACCTGGCGATATGTCAACAATCGCTGAATCTATTGTTGCGACTGAAGAGTTCATTTATGTTGTAGCAAGAGATAAAGTTCGTTATGTTAAAGTTCGTAATGCTCCAACAGACACCGATCCATTATCGCCAACATTTGGCGAAAAGGTATTTGAACCGGATTCAATGAATATTACAGGTAATCCAAAAGCAGTTTGCTACAAGTTAGAAACTGTTAATGGTAAAGTTTTTGCCTTAATTACTGGCGAAGTTAAAGTTGCTGGCCAAGACCCACGCAACACTGCAAATATTGTAGATTCGAATTTAAAGGGTGTATATCGTTTAGAAGATGACAATACTTGGACTCGCACTTATGGCAATACCACTGAAGAAAGAAGACGTATTGAACATGGGTATTCTTCAATTTCTTCAAATGGAAATGAAGTATTCTTTTCATCAAGCAACTATAGATTAAATCAAGATCAAATGATTGATGATCCAGAGCTAGTCAGCAAATACCCAGATGAAGTTTCATCTGCTGTAAAAGTAGCAATGGACAATAATTGGGTTCATGATAAGCACTATATGATGATGTCATTCCGTGCAAATGCGAATGATGACTTTAGAGAGTTTAAACCTGGGCGTATGCAATATTATGCAGAACCATTTTTCTCGGTTTGTAGAAAATCTAATACTCGGTGTTGGATTAATAACTCTCGAGATGTTGTAGTTGTTTACACTAGTGTAGAGCATACACAAACGATAGAACCTTATCCAGAAACTAGTCCAAATCGATTTGTTCATGAAGTCTGGGACGGTGGTGAGTGTACAGTTATTTTCCCTAATATTGATTTCAAAAACTTTACTCGATATGCATCAGGTGTTATTTTCTATAAAGCATCAGGTGAATTGATTTCTTATTATGAATTTAACTATCGAGTTAAAGATGAAGTTCGTATTGTTTGGAAGCCAACAAATGTGTTCTTAAAGGCTTATTTGCAACAGCAAACACGTGAAGAACCATGGGTACCTGATGAAAGTGATTGGCGTCGTGATCCGGATTTACAACCATTAATCACAACAATGATCCCGGATAGTTATTTGCTTGAAGGGTCTAACTTTGAGAAGTTTAGTCAGTATTATCTTCAGTACATTTCTGACGGATACGGTACTAGTTACAATAATCTTCTAAATCTTATTAGAAACAAATATCCAAGAGAGAAAAATTCTTGGGAATATTTGTGGAGCGAGATTTATAAACGTAACATTTATTTGAACCGTGAAAAACGCGATTTAGTTTCTAGATTCTTCCAAACACGTAAAGCTGATTTTTATTCAACTAAAGGTATTGAAGAGAGCTATAAGTTCTTGTTTAAAGTCCTTTATAATGAAGAAGTCGAAATCGATATTGAATCAAATAGTGGTACTGAATATGACGTTATTATCGAATCTGATTTGATTAATGATGATCTTGCAGGTCAAACTATTTACACACCATCTGGACGTTGTAACGTAACTTACGTAGAGCGTCATTATAATGATGGCAAGCTTCAATGGCGTGTGACTATTCACAACCTAATTGGACGACTAATGGTTGGTCAAGAGGTTAAAGCTGAACGATCTTCAATGACTGGGACTATTATTCAAGGTGTCCGAGGAAAAGATCTTGCATCAAACACAATTGAATATATTAATAGGAATCGTTCTTACTATGTAATGCGTATCAAGTCTACTTTACCAACTTCACGTTATCGTGATGATGTATTGAGATTTGTTCATCCGGTTGGTTTTGGTTTTGTTGGTATTACTCTTCTTACAATGTTTATGAACGCTGGATTGAGTATGAAGCATACCGAGACAATTATCAATAAGCTTAAGAATTATCGCTGGGATGCTGGGCTTCCATCAGTTTGGCCTGACCGAGTAGCTATTCTTACTGCAAATGATGTAATATCTATGGACCCAGTTACAGGTGAACCAGTTTATGCTCTACACCCAAATGCAGGACAACCATTTATTATTCCACCTACGTATAATAGTGAAAACAATAACACTATTATATCTGGTCAAAATCCAGATCAGCGACGTAGACCAATGAGTCCAACATTTGATCAATCAGCAGTAACATTCGCTTCTTATCGAGCATTAGTCGACCAACGTCTTAAAGATGATATTGGTCTACCTCGCGATCCAACTGAGCCGACTCAAGTTAAGATAAACGAATAAATATTTTAAAGGAGAATTATATGCTCAGTTCAAGTACTGTTTATCGTGCAATTATTACATCTAAGTTCAGAACCGAAAAGATGCTGAACTTTTATCGATCAGTCGGTGATGGACCGACTGAGAACTCAATTTATGTTTCATTTGGACGTAAAGAATCATGGGCTCCAAATGAAAATGACCCAGGTTTTGCTCCGCCGTACCCTATTGATAACGTTCAAGGTATGATGAGTGTTTGGACTGATATGCTTGGTGTTGTTAAAGTAAATCAGTCTATGCTAGACGCTGTTATCCCACGAAAAGACTGGGGCGACATTCGTTACACTAATTCTCGAACATTTAACATTGGCGAGATTGTTGTAACGAATACAGCACCGTTTAATAGAGCGCCAGGTGCAGCAGGGTGGATGGTTTATCGAGTTGTTGATGTACCAGGTCAAGGTGTATGTTCTATTGACACTATCACAAACAAGGAAGAATGTACAAAGCTCGGTGGTAAATGGACACCAAATGTAGAGAGCTTTATTGTCCCAAGTGGACGAGGAGATACAGAAGGTTTAGTTGATACTGGTGATGGATATTTGTGGGAATACTTATATGAGATTCCACCAGATGTGTCTATTAACCGATGTACTAATGAATATATTGTTGTGCCATGGCCAGAAGAGATTAAAGAAGATCCTACTCGTTGGGGGTATCAACATAATTTGACTTGGCAACAAGATGATTATGGGCTGATCTTTAGAATCCGTGCGGTGTCTATTCGCTTTAAAGCATACTTTGATTCTTTGTACTTTCCAGCCGCGTCTATTCTCGGGAATACTGGGTTTCGACAAATCGCTTTAATAGTAAATCCATTATTAAAGAAATCTAAACCAACAGATGCAAATAAAAAAGCAACTGCCCAATACTATACTTTGAGTGACCTTGAACGACATTCAGGTGAGATGCTTTATATTGAGAATCGACCACCAATTACACGTTCTATGGACCAAACAGAGGAAGTCTCGATAATTTTTTCATTTTAGAAGCAATTATTCACATAGGAAAAATAAATGAAGCTTTACCATTTTACTTATAAAACCACGAATATTGTTAATAACAAAATTTATTTTGGGATTCATTCTACGAATAATCTAGAAGACGGTTATATAGGTTCTGGGCGAGTATTCCGTCTTGCTATAGCTAAATATGGTAAAGCTTCATTTGTCAGAGAAATCCTTGAGTTTTTCGATACACGTGAAGAGGCTTCACTTGCTGAATCTGTTTTAATCACTGAAGAGCACATAAACAGTCCAGATTGTTATAATGTCAGCTTTGGTGGTGAAAACAGCCTATTTAGACATTCTGAAGCGACTAAAGCCAAAATTTCAGAAAAGACCAAAGGTAGTTTAAACCCACGCTTCGGGCATCGATGGTCTTCTGAAGATAAAGAAAAGCTTGCTGGATTTAAAGGCAAAAAGCATTCCGAGGTAACCAAGGCCAAAATATCTAAACTCCATAAAGGTTCTAAAAAGAGTGAAGAAACTAAAGCTAAAATATCCGCATCAAATAAGGGTGTTAGTCGAGGATTAGGTAAAAAGCATTCAGAAGAAACTAAATCTAAAATGTCAAAATCTAAAACAGGTAAGGCCAATTATAGATTTGACGATCGGCCGGTTGAAGCGACATGTATAGAAACTGGAAAAAAGATTAAATTTTCTTCTAAGAGCGAAGCTGGAAAGTATTTTAGAGTAAAGTCATCAAATATTAGTAAAGCTTGTGACGGGGTGTACTCTAAAAGTGTGAATCACACATGGAGATACATATAATTTTCGAATTCTAAAAAGGGAGCCTTGTGCTCCCTTTGTTCGTTTTATAAATATCTATAAATTAGCGAGGTTTCTATGGCTTACGAACAAATCCCAAAACAGAAAATTGACATTGGTCAAATCGGTAACCCATCAACTGGTGACATTTTATATGACGGCGGCGATAAGCTAAATGGCGATCTCGATGCAATCTATAATATGTTTGGTGACCAACGTTTTTACAATCAAGGCATTGATGTAGGTAATCAAACTATCCATGCCACAGGCTACTATCAAAAAGTAGATCAACTAGAATTCCGTACGCCAGTCCCGATGGGAACTATGTATGACGTTGATGCATCTGCCGGTTCAGTGAACCCAATTTTGTCTAAAGGCAAACGCGGTGAAGGTGTAATTTTTGTAAACTTTAATGGAAGTATTTCTATTAATAGACCATTAATTATACAAGCATCAGCTGGTTCTTTTGTCAATTTACCTGGTCCACTTACAGTAACAGCACCATACAGCCGTGTTGAATGCTGGTGTATTTCTGATGAAAATAATGTCCCAGTATGGAACTACAAAATTACTTCATTATTTGGACAAGAAAACGTTCCGATTAACTTAACAACTTCTTTGACATCTACAGCAAAAAATATTCCTATTGCACACAGAACCGAGTTTAGTTCGATTAAACTGTTTTTAACTGGTATGACCGCTGATGGGACTAAGATGCGTCAGTCAGAGTTAAATATACTTATCGATACAATCAACAATAAAGTATTGAACACGGAACATGCTGTTCTTCAAACAGCCTACACTGAAGGTTCAGACGAATTGTTTACTTTTGATTTTGACATTGATGTCGCTGGTGTTGTAAATCTAGTAGCTAAAACTACATATCCAAACGTTAGACTTGCTATTAAGTCAATCGCGACACAAAGAATTGGAGCAGCATAATGAAACAGAATTTAGTCATTGGCAACACAGTAGATGACGGTACAGGCGATTACTTAAATAAAGGCGGTAAAAAGATCATTAATAACTTTGATGATCTTTATTACGAATTAGGCGATGGCTCAAATCCACATGCGGCTGGTGCTTGGAAAACAACAAGTGACGCCGACATCAATGGACAATTTGGTAAAGCGTATGCATTGAATACGACTTCAAATCGAATTACTTTTAGACTCCCTAAAGGCACAACTAATGACTACAATAAAGTAATTCGATTGCGAGATGTATTTGCTAAATGGCGCACAAATCCAGTAACTGTTATTCCAGCATCAGGCGATACAATTAAAGGCAATGCAGTGTCTGTAGTTTTATCATCAAACTATGCTGACATAGAAATGGTTTATTGTGCCCCAGGTCGTTGGGAATATGTTGCGAATAAACAAATCGATAAATCGACTTCAGCCGATCTTTCGGCTGTTATTAAGCGAGAATTTTTAGCGACAGCTGGTCAAGTAGATTTCTTAGACATTTTTGATGGTCAAGAATATAACAAAGCAAATTTAGAGATTTACCATCGTGGTAACTTGCTTTATTACGGTAATACTTTCAGCACGGATTCTGACTATGGTTCACCTGGTTCGGGTTCATCTGTTGTTGCATTAAATGGTAAAGATGTTCGTCTAAAACGCCCATGTGTAGAAGGAGACTCTGTTGTAATTATTTCATATGTCGATGGGTTAACACAATGGCGTTCGACATATAACCGCCTAGAGCTTAGAGTTTTAGATGAAAGTTCAACTAACGAAGTTTCTGTTGAAGGTAGTGTTTACGTTGGCGATTTATCGACCGTAAAAACACTTCCTATTGAAGCTTTTGGTTATGAAATTGGTGCTGGTCTTATTAATCCAAATTCATTAGAAGTTTATATTAATGGTGTTATTTTAACAGAGGCTGGTTCTGGTGGCTTGCCTGCATTTATTTGTGAAGGCGCAGAAGCCAATAATTTATCTGATTGCTTAGCCTCTGGTGGTCTCTGGTTGGATTCCGATATAGACTACTCATACACTCAAGATTCATCAGGAAATGTTGATAATATCACGTTTGGGCGTGGATTTAGTCATGGTGATGTTGTTACGATTAAATGGTACAACAACAATATTGGTACAACTCTTTCAATTGAAGAAATCCTTGATCAAACAAATGATCTGTATATAGGTTCTGGTCAGCCTATTAATGTTACTGGTGGAGTTAGAGTAACAGATTTTCAAAATCCAACCTGGCCAAATGTAGAACTTCTTGAACCGTATAACGTAAGTATTTCGACTGCCTCAAATATGTTTGACTTGATTTATCCTGTTGGGTCAGTGTATGAAAACTTTATAAATCCAAACAATCCATCAACGTATATGGGCTTTGGGTCATGGGTTCTTGCTGGAACTAAGCAAGTTTTGGTTGGTTGGACACCCGATGATTCTAGTGTATTTGGATTAAATAATAATGATCTAGATACTTTAGGTAATCCTAGTAAACGCGCCGGTGGCACTGGCGGCGTGATGGAAAATACGCTTTCTAACGAACAATTACCGGCTACAAAAACTGATGAAAAGGTTTTAATCGATGATGAAAATGGTGGCGTGATTATTGGAGGCTGTCAATTTGATCCAGACGATCAAGGCCCGGCATACCAAAAATATCGTGAAGACTTTGCAACGACAAACAAAACTCATGCACCACCACAATCAATTAATAATTTACAACCATACGTTACAGTGTATCGTTGGATGAGGATCGCATAATGAAAAGTAAATCTCAATTACTATCCCAGAATTGGAGCGATGCCGCTGGGTTTACAAAATACAATGTTCTAGAAAATTCTATTTTGGTAGGTAACCAATTGCCTATTGGTTCTTTGTCTATTGATCAATCTTCTAGTGGATTTAGTGAGGCAAATGTCCAAGATGCTATTGGTGATCTCGCAGCAGCATTTGAGCTTCCTCTAGGAAGTGTTTTAGTTAATGATACAGGTATTTCTCCAGGCGGGATTCAGCAATCTGACACTATAGCATTTACAGGTAGTGTAAATGCACCTGGCAAAAATCCTGGAGAAACTGTTAATGTAAATCTTTACGGAATTTTTGTTGAGGCTGTGCAAGGTGACACATCTGATGAATTTACAGCAAAGGCAAAAATTGTTTTAGATTCGCTTGCATTTGAAAATAAAATCTTTACTAGTGTCGAAGCTCCTATCGCTGGACAAATCCAGGTTCAATATATTGACTATAAACCACATACACTAAAACAATATACTTCACAAGGAATCACAGTAACTCAAACTGTAGATTCTCCACCAAGAGTTGGTTATGGATCTTGGGAGCGTCTAGGGTCTCAAACTTTGACATTAGATGGAGCTTCAGACCCGGTTGTTCTTTATTACTTTAAGCGAGTTGGATAATGAATAATACATTTAAACATACATCTGATGATTCTCAGTACAAAACATTTAATCCGGTTGGGACTAAGTTTGCATCAAATATTACTAACGTACAAGCAGCATTAGCTGCTTGCGCACCATTTACAATTGCGTCTGAAACTGTATTTGGTAGCTTAAAGATAGCTACTCAATCGCAAGTTGATGCTGGTGTTGATGATACTACTGTGGTCACACCAAAAAAATTAGCGGCTCGTTTGATTAATCCAGCTGCAACTACAACTACTCCTGGATTAATCAGAATTGCCACAAATGTCGAAGCTGACGCAGGAACAGTGTCAAATGCTGCAATTGTCCCAAGTTCTCTTTTGTATGTTTTTAATACAAAAACCGCAACAGAGGCAAAATTTGGTACTATTAAAATAGCAAATAATGCAGCCGCAATTGCTGGTACTGACGATACGCTAGCTATGACTCCATTAAAAGTCAAACAAGCAATTGCTAATGCAACGTCACAAATTCCTTCACCGAGCACAGCGACAGAAACTAGACAAGGTATTGTTCAACTTGCTACTTCTGGACAAGTCCAACAAGGTACTCTACGAGATGGTTATGCAATTTCGCCGTATGCACTATCTCAATTAACTTCAAATGCTTCAAGACGTGGATTGTCTATTGCATCTACTCTAATACAAGCAAATGCAGGAACTGATGATTCTGTTTACATTTCGGCTAAAGGATTCAAAACGTTCACAGCGAATTTAACAAATACTGGTACAGTAAAACTTACCGATACTTTAAGTAGTACGTTTTCTGCTGGTGTTGCATTAAGTTCAAATGCAAAAGTACTTTCTTTAGCTGGTGGAACTCTTACAGGTGATTTAACTGTTAACACTAATTTAGACGTTAAAGGCGCAATTAGTGTTAATTCTGTCCCAATTGTCTCTCGACAAGAGTTAGATGATTATGTTCCTATTGGCACGATCATTGAATGGAATGAGCAGAACCTACCAAATTCTAAATGGTCTTGGTATAGCAGCGGTTCAACAACTTCTAGAGTTTTAATTGCAAAGACAGTTAATTACACAGGTGCTTGGATGACAATACCTCTTGCTTCTGTATTGCAAAGCAATGAGTCATTTTTAAACACAGATTTATTTACTTTAATTGTAAATCCAGAGCAACCACACGAGGCTTGGTCAATTCATCGTGATGTTAAAGAATTTAGAATTCAAGTATTTAATCGATCCGGTACAAATCGTATAGGCTACAATGGTGTTATATCATTTGTGATTTATAAAAATCAAGCTTCTTCAAGCAACAAAATTATAAGGGTTCAGTAATGAAAATTCTTCCATTTGTAAATAGCGTTCCAAATGATGGTCAACAACGCATTCAATGGATTCGTAATGGTGATGCACTTATGGGTGCATCTACCAAATTCGGATCAGATGGCAACTTGAATATTGCCACCACACAAGTACAAGCTAATGTGGTTGTACTTGATGAAAACTTACAAGAGCTTAATTTAGGATTTGATGCGAATACACAAAAAATTCAAGAAATTGAAGCTCTTTTAGAAGCTTCCGGTTCTTTAGACCTGGTCCAAGTGGTACAAACAAATACAACGGATATTGTCCAATTAAAAGCCGACAGTGAAGATGCAAAAACACGATTAACTTCTGTTGAGACAACTGTCAGAGAAAATAAGACAATGCTTGGAGAAGCTGGTCCTAATTTCGTTGGCACAGTTAATTCAGAAATCGAATTTTTAAAGGCTCGAATCGGCAATAACACTAACGAAACGGTTAATGGCACACCTTCTCCCGGCACTAGTGCTACTGGCATTAAACTATCGATAAATAATGTAATACTTGAACTAAATGCTGTCAAAGAAGATAATTTAGAACTAAACACTAAATTAGATTTGTTTGATGTGCCTTCAATCAAACAAGACATTGTTCAAATCAGACGTGAACTTGGTCAAACTCCAGTTAGTCAACCAACAGTTTATGAACGTTTAAACTCATTAAATAACGATTCTAACACGTTTAGTACTGATATTGAAGCCATAAAAGTTAAAATCAATTTTGATAATCCAATAGATATTGCGCCTCGAGTTTTTACATTAGAAACTAATTATTCTACCCTAGACAATGTAATAAACGGTCCAAACGGGATAACTACTAAGGTAACAGTTTTAGAATCCGAAATGGCACTTGTCAAACCAGCGGTCGATACTCTAGAATTACAAGTAGACACCATTAATTCTACGTTAGACGGCGCATCTGGTTTAACCACTCAAGTTCAAGAAATTAAAACTTATATCGGTATTGTTCCTAATGGGACACCTGTTCCACCAACTTCTCTTGAAGGACGATTTATTACTCTTCAAGGTATACAAAACAATACAGCTTCAACTGTCCAAGATTTGCAAGTAGAAGTCCAAGATTTGCGTTCGCAATTGACAGCTCTTACGGCTCGAGTTGCTGCATTAGAATCTAATCCATAATTTAGGGCCTTCGGGCCCATCGAGGTTTTTATGATGACAAAGAATCCACAAGAGTTAAAGGATGAAATCCTTCGCCGCCTGGGAGCGCCAATCATCAATGTTGAAGTTACAACTGAACAGATCTATGATTGTATACAGCGGTCCCTAGAGTTGTTTGGAGAGTATCATTACGACGGTCTTAACAAAGCTTACATGAGTTTTTATGTAGGTACTGACGAAGTATATAAAGACGGAGTTTTTGATTTAAAAAATGAAAACGTTTTTGCAATTTCAAAAATTTTAAGAACAAATGTAGGGTCTATTGTATCAATGGACGGCAATGCAACTTATCCATGGGTAACTGATTTTATTATGGGTATGACTGGCTTTAATGGTGGCAATTCGTGTAATAAAGCTTATGGTCCAAACGCATTTGGCGCTGACCTAAGCTACTACACGATGATCATGCAATATTGGAGTATGCTTCAAAATATGCTTTCACCAATGCCTGATTTCTGGTTTAATGACTCAACTGGACAATTAAAGGTAATGGGCAATTTTAAGAAAGGCGACGTTATCGTATGTGAAGTATGGGTAAAATCTTATGTTGATGTAAAACCTTCAATTGGTGCTTATGCTGGATATGGATACGCTGGCAATCAACAAAGTAATGCATGGACAATTGGTGATGTCTATAATAATGCTGATCGTCAACTCACTGGATATTATGCTGGTGAAAATACTTCATTAAAACAAGGCTCTTACAATAATCGTTGGGTAAAGGATTATGCGACTTGTTTAGTTAAAGAACTTAATGGACAAATTTTAGCTAAACACCAAGGCTTACAATTAGCTGGTGGTGTAACTGTAGATGGTATTCGATTGATTGAAGAAACGCGTGAAGAAAAATTAAGACTTCGTGAAGAGCTTGAATCAATGGACCCACCAGTTGGTATTTTGATTGGGTGATTTATGACTACTTTTGATTCAAGACTATTTGCAAAATTAGAAAATAACACAGGGTACGCTAAAACGAACGAGAGCGAAGTTTTGAATCCCTATGTAAATTTCTACAACCATGAGAATACTCAAACCCTGGCGGACACTCTCGTTGCAGAAACGATACAAATGCGTGGTATTGATTGCTTCTTCTTACCAAGGGAATACGTTAACTTAGATTTGTTATTTGGTGAAGACCCAGAATCTAAATTTACAAAGGCATGGCCTTTTGCTGCATATCTTGACTCATTCGAAGGATATTCTGGCGGCAATTCATTCTTTAGTAAGTTTGGTATGCAAGTTAATGATGAAATAACACTTACAATCAATCCTAACTTGTTTAAGTATCAAACTAATAACACAGAGCCAAAAGAAGGCGATTTGATTTACTTTAAAATGGATAAAAGTTTATTTGAAATCGTATGGGTCCAACCATACGATCCGTTTTATCAAGTAGGTCAAAATGCAATGCGTAAAATCACTGCTCAAAAATTCGTTTATTCCGGTGAAAAACTGGCGCCAGAACTTCAACACAATGAAGGAATTAATATTCCAGAATTCAGTGAGCTTGATCTAGAACCAATATCAAATCTTGACGGAATTGTTGATACTAACATTGATCAATTTGAAGAAGTAAAAGCGATTAGAGCTGAAGCAAAAACATTTGTTGAACCACATATTGTTGTTCAAAATAAAGGTCCAGGTATTGCCTCACCTTTTGATGATTTCTAAGGAGAAAACTTATGCATGGTGGATTTTATAATTCATCATTTAGACGCTACATTGTGATGATGGGAGATCTTTTCTCACGCACAATGGTTGAGCGCCGAAGAGATGATAAAAGCTATTGGCAAACCGTTCCAATCACTTATGGCTCAAAAGAGCACTTTGTTCAAAAACTAACCTCAAAGATTAACTCGATTAATTCTGACTTAGACATAGCAAAAGTTGAAACTATTTTACCTAGAATGAACTTGCATTTAGTTGACATTATGTACCAACCCGATGTCAAGACAAACATGCTAAATCGAAAGCTAATTCAAAATCCAGGCAACTCTTCACAAATGGTTTCTTTGTACAATCCAACACCAGTAAAAATGATTTTTGAATTAGGAATTTATACACGTCACCAAAATGACATGTATCAAATTGTTGAACAAATCATTCCATATTTCCAGCCACACTTTGTTGTAAAAATGAAAGAAATTTCTGGTGGTGAAGCTCCAATTGAAATCGAACGTGACATCAATGTTGTTTGGTCTACTACATCTATTGATGAAAATATGGATGCTGGTACAGATACCAGACGACGCATTGAGTGGAGTTTTATTTTTGAAGTTACTGGATACATCTATCCGCCAGTAGCCGAAATAAAAGGTGAAATTAGAACAGTTTATTTGGACTTTTTTGCCAATGAACAATCGGCATCTGAAGCTGTGTTTGAATCGTTTGATTTGGCTGTCGATCCTGTTGAAATCCCTATAAACGATTGGGAAGCTTTAAATAAACCAACGGTCGAGTCAATGACAATAAATACTCGTATACCAGACCCACCAGGAGGGGTAAGATAATGGATAAATTAGACATGGCTCAACTATTGGATCTTTCTGATGTGCCTGGCATAGATGGTGAAGAAGTTAAAGTTTATGAGCCACTTCAATTGATTGAAATAAAAAGCAATCCAAAAGAACGTACACAAGATCTCGAGACAGATTACGAGCTAGTTCGTAAAAACATGCACTATCAGCAGCAAATGCTTTTTGACATGTCTAAAATCTGTTTAGAAAACGCAAAGAATAGTGAATCTCCAAGATTTGTTGAAGTTTTTGCATCTCTTATGGGCCAATATACAACATCGAATAAAGAATTATTAAAGCTTCATAAGGATATGAAAGATATTACAGACGAAAAAGTTCCTACTACAGGCGCAGGACAAGGTACTGTAAACATCAATAGTGCTAACGTTTTCGTTGGTGGTCCAGCTGATTTAATGGATGAATTAGGTGATGCTATGGACGAAAAAGAAAGGATTCGATTGAGCACATTGGAGCACTCTAATGAATGAAAAAATCGATCAAGCTCTTGATGAGAAGTTAGCTCAAGAGTTTGATGAATTAATTAAGGACCATCCACTCAATGTGCATATGTTGAGTATAAAACCACCTGTAATGCTTGAGACTAAAATTGAAAATGGACTAAAGTTTTTCAAATCTCAGTGGGATGGCAAGTGGTATCCTGAAAAGTTTGATGACTATATTCGTTTAAATCAACCAGAAAAAGTAATGCTTCAGGGTAATGATCCTACAAACTTTAGAACATTTAAAGACAAGTCTAATAAACGCTCTAGATACATGGGTCTTCCAAACTTAAAGCGTGCAAACATTAAAACCTCATGGACAAAGGAAATGTTGTCTGAGTGGAAAAAATGTCGTGACGACATTGTGTATTTTGCAGAGACATATTGTGCAATTACTCATATTGACTATGGTACGATCAAAGTAAAACTTCGTGACTACCAGCGAGATATGCTTCAACTTATGGATGGTGGTCGTTTAACATGTTGTAAGCTATCACGTCAGTTAGGTAAAACCGCAGCTGTTGCTATTTTCTTGGCTCACTATGTTTGCTTTAATAAATCGAAATCTGCGGGTATTTTGGCGCATAAAGGCTCAATGTCCGAAGAAGTATTATTTCGTGCTAAACAAGCTATTGAATTGCTCCCGGACTTTTTACAACCTGGGATTGTTGAATGGAACAAACGTTCTATCGAATTAGATAATGGCTCTTCAATCGGTGCCTATGCATCATCTCCAGATGCCGTGCGTGGTAACTCGTTCGCTTTAATTTACATCGATGAGACAGCGTTTATTCAAAACTGGGAAGATTGTTGGTTAGCAATTCAACCAGTAATTTCATCCGGCCGTCATTCTAAAATTATTATGACTACCACGCCTAATGGCATGAATCACTTTTACGATTTATGGCAAGGCGCAATTAAAGGTAAATCTGGCTTTAGACCATATGAAGCAACATGGGTATCAGTTAAAGAACGTCTTTATACTGAAGCTGGCGATTTTGATGATGGTTGGGAATTCAGTTATCGTGCTATTGGCTCTTCTTCATTAGAACAATTTCTTCAAGAGCATCTTGGAAACTTTTCTGGCGGTTCTAACACGTTAATCGCTGGTCCTAAACTTGTTCTTCTTGAAGGCAAAAAGATCATTCCTGATTCATATGGATTTTATCAGTTTGAAACACCTAACCCAGAACGTAAGTACATAGCAACGCTAGATAGCGCAGAAGGCCGTGGTCAAGATTATCATGCATTGAACATCATCGATGTGACAGACCAAACCTGGCGACAAGTAGGAGTGCTTCATAGCAATACAATTTCTCATTTGATTCTTCCAGATATTGTCCTATCTTACTTGAATAAATACAACGAAGCTCCGATCTATATCGAATTAAATAGTACTGGCGTTTCTATTGCTAAGTCGTTGTATCTTGACTTAGAATACGAAAACGTTATTTGTGATTCATTTGTCGATTTAGGTATGAAGCAAACCAAACGTTCCAAGGCGATGGGTTGTTCTACACTAAAAGATATGATTGAAAAAGACAAATTAATTATTAATCATGTCAAGACAATTGAAGAACTTCGTGTATTCACTACTAAAGGTGTCTCTTGGGCTGCAGAAGAAGGATATAACGATGACTTAGTAATGAGTCTTGTTATTTTTGCATGGTTAACTACTCAAGCTAAATTTAATGAGTTCATAGATAAAGATGATGTTCGTTTAGCATCTGATATTTTTAGAACAGAACTCGAAGGCATGGATGATGAGTATGCACCAGTTGTAATTCTAGACTCTGTTGAAACTGTCGATATGTCGCACATGGGTGTATCAATGGTATAAATACTTTAAAGCAAAACCAATGAGGTTAAAAATGACTCTATTATCTCCGGGCATCGAGCTCAAAGAAAATAGCACACAGTCTACAGTAGTTCAAAATGCTACTGGCCGTGCTGCTATGGTTGGTAAATTCCAATGGGGTCCAGCATTCCAAGCTTTCCAAGTTACAAATGAAGTAGAGCTTGTTGAAATGGTGGGTAGTCCAGATAATTCTACTGCAGATTACTTTATGTCTGCTGCCAACTTCCTACAATATGGTAACGATCTTCGTGTTGTTCGTGCAATTAATGAAGACGTGGCTAAAAACTCAAGCCCTCTTGCCAACAATATTGATTATCAAATTGTTGCTGCTGGTAGCAACTACGAAGTTGGTGACAAAGTACGAGTTAAGTACTTGCAAACTGTTGTTGAAGACAATGGTTTAGTTACTGGTGTTGATCAAGATGGTAAAATAACATCTGTGTTCATTCCATCTGCACAAATTATCAATTATGCACGATCTATTGATCAATACCCTGCATTAAGCGATTCTTGGACTGTTGAACTAGTTTCAGTAAGTTCTGGTATTTCTGGTAACATTGCACTAAAACCAATTATCACTGATTCTGGTATTTTGATTAAAAACACTGATACGGCTCCTGAAGATATTTCAAACCTTTCGTTCCAAACGGCTGTAAAACGTTATAATATGCCTGCAATTGCAGCACTTTACCCAGGCGAAACTGGTGACCAACTTGAAGTTGAAATCATTTCAAAAGCTGCTTATGCTAAAGGCTCAGCAGAAATGCTTACCGTGTATCCTTATGGTACTAAGCGTACTTCTACTGCTCGAGCTGTTTTTGGCTTTGGTCCTCAAACTGATAACCAATACGCTTTTATTGTACGTCGTAATGACGCAATTGTAGAGCAATTTGTTTTATCAACAGAGCCCGGCGAAACTGATGTATACGGTTCTAACATCTTTATGGATGATTACTTCCAACGTGGTGCTTCTCGTTACCTATTTGGTACATCGCAAAACTTCCCTAAAGGCTTTGCTGGCATTATCCGTTTAGGTGGTGGTTTATCAGCAAATGACCAAGTTTCTGCTGGCGACTTAATGCAAGCATGGGACGAATTCTCTGATCGTGAAGCATTACATGTTAACTTGATGATTGCTGGTGCGGTTGCAGGTGAATCAGATGAAGTTTCTGCTACTGTTCAAAAATATGTAGTCTCAATTGCAGATGAGCGTCAAGACTGCTTAGTATTGATTTCTCCACCACGTTCTGCAGTAGTAAACATCAAACCAATTCGAGCTGTTGACAACTTAGTCGATTGGCGTGAAGGTTCTGGTGCGTACACAGATGCTAACATGAACATTAGTTCCACATATGCATTTATTGACGGCAACTATAAGTACCAATACGACAAATATAACGATGTCAATCGTTGGGTCCCATTGGCTGCTGATATTGCAGGTTTATGCGCTCGTACAGACAATGTTTCACAACCTTGGATGTCACCTGCTGGCTATAACCGTGGTCAAATTTTAAACTGCATCAAGCTTGCAATTGAAGCTCGTCAATCACAACGTGATCGTCTATACGAAGTTGCAATTAACCCAGTTATTGGTTCTCGAGCTGGTGCTGGATTTGTACTTTATGGTGATAAAACAGCTACTCAAGTTCCAAGTCCATTTGACCGTGTAAACGTTCGTCGTTTATTCAATATGATCAAGAAAAACATTGGTGATAGTTCTAACTATCGTTTGTTTGAGATGAATGATAACTTCACTCGTAATTCATTCCGTATGGAGACTTCTCAATATCTTTCTGGTATTAAATCTCTTGGTGGTGTTTATGATTTCCGTGTGATTTGTGATACTACAAACAATACGCCAACAGTAATTGATAGTAATTCATTTGTTGCGACGTTTTATCTCAAACCGGCCCGCAGCATTAATTATATCACATTGAACTTCGTCGCTACACCTACTGGTGCAGACTTTGATGAAATCGTTGGACCAATTCAGCAATAATAAATGGGGCTTTGGCCCCTTAAAGGAGAGTCCTAATGGATCTTACCGATTTAACTCGTGCTTTTGAATCTGGCGACTTTGCACGTAGTAACTTGTTTGAAGTTGAAATTCCGTATCTTGGTAAAAACTTCAGTTTTAAATGTCGAGCTGCTCCAATGCCAGCTGGTCAAGTAGATAAAATTCCTGTATCATACCAAAACCGAAAATATAACGTAGGTGGCGATCGAACTTTTGATGATTGGACTGTAACAATTTACGGTGATGATGCTCATCGAACTCGTCAAGATTTAATCGATTGGCAAAGTCTTGTTCATGGTCAAGGTAATGAAATTACTGGTGCTACACCAGCTGAATACAAGAAAACTGCTACAATTCGTCAATTTGCTCGTGATGCCAAAACAATCACTAAAGAATATACACTGTATGGCGCTTGGCCTTCTTTAGTTGGTGAAGTTCAAATGGATTGGGACCAAAACAACGAAGTCCAAACATTTGAGACTACATTCGTTTACGATTGGTGGTTATAAGCTTAAAATCCTTGATATAAATACTTCTATATCAAGGATTCTTTGGAGGTTTTATGGCATTTGACAATGTATTGCGAATGTTCAAATTCTGGCAAAGTGTCGATGACAAAGTTAATTCTGAAAATTTAAAAGCACACGCTGACTCAGTAACCGGTCCTAAGTTTGACGATGGTGCACTGGAAACTGAAGTCCCGATTAACACAACGACATACGGTGGAGTTTCTCAGCACGCGCTTAATAACTTAGAAATCGATGCCAAAACTACTCGTGAGCTTATTAATACGTATCGTTCGCTAATGTCTTATTATGAAGTCGATAATGCGGTACAAGAAATTGTAACTTCTGCTATTGTGTATGAAAACGGACATCAGGTCGTAGGCCTTGATTTAGACGCAACAGCATTCACTCAAGCAACTAAAGATAAAATTTTAGAAGAGTTCAATTCTATTTTAAATGCTCTTTCATTCCAACGCAAAGGCACAGACCATTTCCGTCGTTGGTATGTCGATTCACGAGTATTCTTCCACAAAATCATCGATCCAAATGACCTTTCAAAAGGCATTATCGAACTACGTCGTCTTGACCCGCGTAATGTAACTTTTGTACGAGAGATCATTACTGATATTCAAGAAGGCGGTGTTAAAGTTGTGCGAGGTTATCAAGATTACTTCGTTTATGACACCGGTCAAGACACGTACAGTTTCTCTGGTAAGTATTATGCACCAGGAACAAAATTAAAAATTCCGGCTTCAGCTATCGTGTATTCTCATAGTGGATTAGTCGATGGATGTGGCAAAAATATTATTGGGTATTTGCATCGTGCTGTTAAGCCAAGCAACCAATTAAAAATTATGGAAGATGCACTGGTAATTTATCGTATTACACGAGCGCCAGATCGCCGCATTTTCTATATTGACACTGGTAACATGCCTTCACGTAAGGCCTCTGAACATATGCAACATATCATGAACACTATGCGAAATCGTGTTGTTTATGATGCATCGACTGGTAAAGTCAAAAACCAACAAAACAGTATGCCGTTGACAGAAGATTATTGGTTGCAACGACGTGATGGTAAAGCTGTGACTGAAGTGGATACACTCCCAGGAATGTCAGGAATGTCAGACATGGACGACATTAGATATTTCCGTAAAGCACTATATATGGCGCTTAGAGTACCGCTCTCTCGCATTCCTGATGATCAGAATGGCCAAATCCAATTTGATGCTGGCTCATCGATCACACGCGACGAACTATCTTTTAGTACCTTTATTAAGGACCTTCAACATAAGTTTGATCCAGTTCTTTTAGAACCGCTTAAAACAAACCTTATGCTCAAAGGAATCTTAGATTCTAACGACTGGGAAGCGGAGATAAATAATATTAAGGTGGTGTTCCATGAAAACTCTTACTTTGCTGAATTAAAAGATATTGAGTTGTTAGAACGCCGAGCTAATGCACTATCACAATTTGATCCGTATATTGGCAAGTATATCTCAAATAATCGAGCGATGAAACAAATTCTTAAGATGACTGATGAAGAAATCGAACAAGAACGTAAGATTATTAAAGATGAGCTTAAAGACCCAATTTACAAAGAACCCGAAGAAGAAGGAACGTTTTAATGGACCAACTAATTGAAGCTATTAAATCAAATGACTTCGTTAAAACCAAACGTATTTTTAATGAAGCGATGAAGCCTATTGTGGCTTCAGTTTTAGAAGAGCAAAAAATTGCTCTTGCTAAATCAATTATGATCGAAGGCGAATCTAAAAAAGAAGATGACGACGAAGATCAAGAAGATGACGAGGATGACGAGGATGAAGATTGAGCTTAATACTACTGTTGAATTAGACAAGTGTCAAGCCGTTTTTGCCGAAGCTGAATCTCGATTTGGATTTTTAAAAGAGTGTTTTACAGGTGAAGACCTTAACACAGTAATCCAAAATCTTGCAGAAAGTGAACCAGAAATTGCAGTTTGCATAGGCTCACTTAGTGAGTCGATGCAGCTTAACGAGTTTATCGTGAAACACGTTTCTTCTAAAGGCGAAATTACTCGTACTAAAGATCGTGAAACACGTCGTCGTAACGCGACTCAAACTACTGGCTTGTCAAAAGCAAAACGTCGTGAAATTGCTAGAAAAGCGGTTCGAACCAAGAAAGCACAACCATCGGTGCAAGTAAAGGCTAAGAAAAAATTCCGTCGTGCAATGAAGCAGCGTGAACGCTTAGGTCTTTAATGACTGTTGAATTATTAATCGAACATTGGGGTCTTCCGAGCGATGGCGGATCGGACTCCAAACCTATGTTGGAATCTTATGATTCTAAAGACCCTTCAAAACCAGGTTTATATATTGAAGGAATTTTCCTTCAAGCTGATGTGGTCAACAGAAATAAACGTTTATATCCTAAAAGCGTGCTTGAGAAAGCTGTATCACAATACATCAAAGAACAAGTAGATACTAAACAAGCTTTAGGTGAACTAAATCATCCTCCTCGTGCAATGGTTGATCCAATGCAAGCTGCAATTATTATTGAAGAAATGTGGTGGAAAGGTAATGACGTTTATGGACGAGCTCGTGTTATTGAAGGTGATCATGGTCCTGGAGATAAACTTGCAGCTAATATCCGTGCTGGATGGCTACCAGGCGTATCGAGTCGTGGTTTAGGCTCTGTTAAATCTTCTGGTCGTGGACATAACATTGTTCAAGAAGGTTTTCGTCTTACAGTAGGTGTTGACGTAGTATGGGGTCCTAGTGCTCCAGATGCATGGGTAAAACCTAAGCAAATTAACGAAAACACGAAAAAAGAACCAGAGGTCCCTTTAGTCGAAGAAAAAACAGACAAAGCGGCTTTTATGAAATTAATCGAAAACATGCGATATAAATATTATTAACAAATATTACATGTTTCCACTCAAAAGGTATTAACAAATGTTGAAAGAACAACTTTTAAAAGAAGCAGAAAATATCTCTGCTACTGTTGAACTTGATAGCATTTTTGAATCAGTAAACCTTCCAGATGAAGTAAAAGCTCAATTTGGTACTGTATTCGAAATGGCTGTTAAAAAACAAGCTGTTGCATTAGCTGAATCTCATATCCAGACTATTGCTGAAAATGCTGACGAAAAGGTCGAAGAACTTGTTGAATCCCGTATCACAGAATCCGATCAAAAATTCCTCGAAACTGCTGACAAATTCTTAAAAGTAATTGCTGCTGATTGGCTTGCTGAAAATAAAGTACAAGTCGAAAATGGCATTAAAGTTAATTTGTTTGAATCAATGTTCTCTGGTCTTAAAGATCTATTTGTAGAGCATAACGTTGTTGTTCCAGATGAATCTATTGATGTTGTTGCAGAAATGGAAGACGAGCTTACTGAAGCTAATGCTAAAGTTGTAGAGCTTATTGACAAAAACAACACTCTTACTGAATCTGTAAATGATCTTAAGCGTGAGGCTGAACTCAAAGAAGCGACTGCTGGATTAACATTAGTACAAACAGAAAAAGTTAGCTCTCTTATTGAAGGTCTAACATATTCTGAACAATTTACACCTAAATTACAAGCAATTGTAGAAATGGTTAAAGGTAGTGCTCAAACAGCTCCATTAACTGAAGGTATAAATACACCTGAACAAGACGAAGCAGCTGGATTAAACTTCAAAGTTGAAGCAATTAACGAAAACACTGATTCTCAAAAACCTTTTAACCATCGCGATGCTTACGCAGTAGCTGCATCAAAAATCAAGTAAGGAAATCTCCACATGACTATTAAAAAATCAAACAAAGCTCTTTTAGAAGATTGGAAAAACCTTTTAGAAGCTGAAGGCACTCCAGAAATTCCTCAGGGCAAAGAAGCTATCATGGCACAAATCTTTGAAAACCAAGAAAAAGATTTTGCTACTGACCCAGCTTATAAAGACGAAAAAATTGTTGAAGCATTCTCTGGTTTCTTATCTGAAGCAGAAATTGGTGGTGACCATGGTTATGACGCAACCAACATTGCTGCTGGTCAAACCTCTGGCGCTGTAACGCAAATTGGACCTGCTGTTATGGGTATGGTACGTCGTTCGTATCCTAACTTAATCGCATTTGATGTATGTGGTGTTCAGCCAATGTCTGGTCCTACTGGTCAAATCTTCGCTCTTCGCGCTACTTATGGTAAAGATCCATTAGCTGCTGGTGCTAAAGAAGCATTCCACCCTATGTATGCACCTGATGCAATGCACAGTGGTAAAGGTTCTACTCAAGCATTCCCTGCTGCTGTTGCTGGTGCTACTAAAGCTATTGGTGACATCGTTGTTCATGACTTCGAAGCTACAGGCCGTGCTTACTTCCAGTTCGTTGAAGCTGTAACAATCGACGCTGCTGCTACTGATGCTGAAAAGCTTGATGCAGAAATGACTAAGCTTTTAGAAGCTGGTCAAGTTGCTGAAATCGCTGAAGGTATGGCTACTTCAATTGCCGAACTTCAAGAAGGCTTTAATGGCTCTACTGACAATCCATGGTCAGAAATGTCTTTCCGTATTGACAAACAAGCTATCGAAGCTAAATCACGTCAATTGAAAGCTCAGTACTCAATCGAAATCGCTCAAGATTTACGTGCTGTACATGGTATGGACGCTGATGCTGAATTATCTGGCATTCTTGCTGGTGAAATCATGCTCGAAATCAACCGTGAAGTAATTGATTGGATCAACTACTCTGCACAAATCGGTAAAACTGGCATGACTCAAACTGTTGGTTCTAAACCAGGTGTGTTTGATTTCCAAGACCCTATTGATGTACGCGGTGCTCGTTGGGCTGGTGAGAGCTTCAAAGCGTTAACTTACCAAATCGATAAAGAAGCAACTGAAATCAGTCGTCAAACTGGTCGTGGTGCTGGTAACTTCATCATCGCTTCTCGTAACGTTGTAAATGCTTTGGCTGCTGTTGATACTCAGGTTTCTCCTGCTGCTCAAGGTTTCACCCGTGGTATGAATGTTGATACTACTAAAGCTGTATTTGCTGGTGTTCTTGGTGGCAAATATAAAGTGTATATCGACCAATATGCTCGTGCTGACTACTTCACGATCGGCTATAAAGGTTCTACCGAACTTGATGCTGGTATTTACTACGCTCCGTATGTGGCATTGACTCCATTACGTGGTGCTGATCCGAAAAATTTCCAACCAGTGATGGGCTTTAAAACCCGTTATGGTGTTGGTATTAACCCATTCGCCAACTCCGCTGAACAAGCTCCAGCTGGTCGTATCACTTCTGGTATGCCAAGCCTTGCTAATTCACTTGGTAAGAATGCTTACTTCCGCAAAATCTATGTGAAAGGCCTATAATCCTTTCAAAATAAAAAGGAGCCATTTGGCTCCTTTTTTCGTATAAATACTATAAGTCGATAGTCCTCTAAGGAATTACAATGTCAAATATTCATAATTTATTGGCGCAATCTCGTCTTACTGAATCTACTGTAACTGCAGATAATGTAGATTCACGTCCTGATTTGCTTGCGTTTACAAGAGCTACAACTAAATTAATCTATCAAGATTTAGTTGCAATCCAACCAACTACTAAACCAAATGTCGCTTTATTCGGTGTGAAATACTTAAACCCTAATAAAGACCTAACATTCGTTTCTGGTGCTACTTATGGCGGTGCCCATAGCGCAGAAGATCGAAAAACATATCAAGAAATTAGTATTGCAAATAAAGATACTTTTGCTAAAGATGCATTTTTCCTTTACGAAGATGTAGTGTTTAAAGTCCTTGCTGATGGCGCTTTTGCTGGTACTACAGAAACTGAATTATTTAGTATTATCTCTGAAGCAATTACTGCTGGAGCAATTCGAATGGCTCCAGAAGCAGCAGAAACTGCAAAGTTTGAAGGCGATGAAGAAATTTCTGAAGCTGGATTCCAAGTAAATAAATGGCAAGCAAATGTGCGTTCTCGTAAATTTAAAACTTCGTTGTCGGTTGAACTTGCGCAAGATATGCAAGCCGCTGGTTTTGATGCACCAGAATTGCTTGAAGATGTATTAGCAACACAAATGGCCGAAGAAATTAACAAAGATGTGATGCAATCAATGATCACTGTTTCAAAACGCTTTAAGGTTGCTGGTGTATCAGATAAAGGTGTGTTAGATTTATCTGATACTACAAAGAGTTCAGTAGAAATGGCTCGTACGCTTTATCGTTATATTTGTGAAATGAACGCTCATTTACAGCGCACTACATCTTATTCTGCAACATTCGTCCAAGCTTCATCTCGTGTTGCAGCTTTACTTACTTCATCTGGTTGGATGGAGAAAAAGGACGACCAGCCTTATTCTGCTTATGGCGTATTGAATAATGGTTTAGTATTGTACTGTGATAATAACAGTCCTATGGATTATGTTGTAGTAGGCGTTAAAGACGAATACGGTGAAAAAGAAATGGTTGGGTCATTATTTTATGCTCCATACATTGAAGGTCTTTCTTATGAAGCAGATACTGTAGATCATATTGGTGCTTACAAGATCATCACAGATCCGAGCAGTTTACAACCTAAAATTGCATTACTAGTACGGTATGCTTTATGTGTTAATCCATATACTGTTGGATTAACTGATGCAGAAGCACGTGTTATTGATACCACAAATATGGATAACTTTGTTGGACAAAGTGAAATGTCTGTATTGCTTGGTGTTAAATTGCCACCATTAGTAAAATAAAAAGGGAGCCATTTGGCTCCCTTTTTATTTTACTAATATCAATTAAAGTTATTCACTTAATTAAGTACATAAAACCGCGAATTTCGTGATTCACGAATTTGTACTGAACCGCTACGGTTTATATAGTACAATAAGCTTTTTAAAATTGCATGGTCGCGAGGATTGGCTTGATCAATTTTAGATTTCCAATCTTCATTTTGAACAATAAAATCATGTACCCAATACGGAATATTTGCATGGCCTGGTGTAGGACCAATTAATACTACCGATGGACTAAAATCTTTTGGAAGTTCAATTTTTTCTAGTGTAGTTGCAGGAACAAAAGTGGATTCTACTTCACTAGGTTTTTCTAACGCAGGAGCAATTTCTTTTACCGCCTGCACAATTTTTTCTTGTTCGTCAATAGTTTCTTTAGCTTCTTCAACTACCGCTTCCTGTGGTGATTCTTGGGGCTCTTGGTCAATACGTTGACCTTCTTGATCGATAATTTCTGCAATACTAAGGCCTTCGTTTTCTTCTGGCATTGGTTCAGCTGCTAATGTCTCTAAAGCTTCTTTGAGGTCTTGCACCATATTATCGAATGATTTATTTTTACGTAATTTAATACCAAATTCTTCTGCATATTCTGCTAATGCATCTTTTGCCTCTTTGGTTTCCAACGTTTTAAGTTCTTCGACATAGTCTTTATCAAAACTCATTTTAGGTTTCCTCTATCGGATTATAAATACATCTATATTTATACTGGAATCCGTAGCATGGACATCAATTTTAAATTTCACGACTATAGTAACGTTTATGTAGAATGCTCTGAAGATATTTTCTTTGAAATGCGTGAGCATTTCGCATTCTTTGCAGAAGGCTACCAATTTAATCCAAAATTTAAGTTTGGCGCCTGGGACGGCAAAATTCGTTTACTTGACTACAATAGACTTTTACCTTTTGGACTAATTGAAGAAGCTGTTAAATTTGCAAGACAAATGGATTATAAAGTTTCTATCGATAATCCTATTAAAGAAAAAGAACCAATTACAAAAGAGTCATTAAATACTTGGCTAAATAAATTAGAAATTTATTCTGGTTCAAATCGAATTAAGCCACATTGGTATCAAGTCGATGCTGTATTTGAAGGACTTTATCATAAGCGTCGTATTTTAAATTTACCTACATCGGCAGGTAAATCTTTGATCCAAGCTTTATTATCTCGTTACTACTTAGAAAATAATGATGGTGCTGTTTTAATTATCGTACCAACAGTCGCATTAGTAACTCAAATGAAAGAAGACTTTATTGATTATCGATTATTCGATAAAGATGATATTGCTGAAATGCGTGGTGGTAAAACTGCTAATGGTCAGCCTATTGTGGTTTCAACTTGGCAAACAGCAGTAAAACAAGAACCTGAATGGTTCACTCAATTTGGCATGATGCTTTGTGATGAAATGCATTTGGCCACAGGCATGAGTATTTCCAAGATCATTAAAGGTTTAACTTGTTGTCAATATAAGATGGGTTTATCAGGTTCACTTAAAGATGGTAAATCTAATTTGATGCAGTACAAAGGATTATTTGGTGAGGTGTTTAAACCTGTATCAACTGCTCAATTAATGGAAGAAGGACAAGTTACTGACTTAAACATTAATTGTTTAATGCTTCGCTATCCTGAAGAAGTTCAAGCTGCTTTAAAAGGACGAACCTATCAAGAGGAAATAAAGTACATCACGTCATCAAAAGCACGAAACAAAATCGTTTGTGACTTAGCGCAAAAACTTAAAGAGCGTGATCAAAATAGCTTTTTGATGTTTAAAAATATTGCGCATGGCAAAATGATTTATGATGAACTTAAAGGACGTGGCCTAGATAACGTTTATTACGTATCAGGTGAAGTTGATGCAGAAACACGCAGTGCATTAAAACACATGGCGGAAAGTCAATCAGGCGTCATTGTAGTAGCTTCTTATGGTGTGTTCTCAACAGGTATTAGTGTTAAAAATCTTCATCATGTTATTTTAGCGCATCCGGTAAAATCAAAAGTCATTGTTCTCCAAACAATTGGTCGAGTTCTTCGTAAACATGATTCAAAATCTGTTGCAACAGTTTGGGACATCATTGATGATTTTTCTAAGTTAAAAACAGGAAAGGATGGTAAAGTAAAGCGTACTGATATGAATTATGCTTTAAAACATGGTGTTGAGCGTATTGAGCGTTATGCTTCTGAGAAGTTCAAGTACATTATTAAAAAGTTAGAGATCAAATAAAAATGGGACCGATTGGTCCCATTTTTATTTAACTTCAGTGACGTAGAAATCTAAGATTTCACCAAACCAATCAACCTTTGCAATACCATTTTCGAAATCAAGTTCTTTAACAAGAAATTTGGCTTCATGGCCGCATACACCATAACCCCATTCAAACTTACGATATGGGCAAACATAATGAACGTTTTGTAACTCTTTACACTCTGTCATTGATACCCAAAACTTAAGACCAGGTGCGCCGACAAATTGAACTTTCCAATATTGAGAAACACCTTTAAGTTGCTTGTGATCAGTAGTTAATGTAACTTCACGAAATGATGTAACTTTAGACATAGTGTATTCCTCATGTTTATGCGTTATTGCATTTGATAAAGCTATAGTACCACTTCCTTGTGGTGTTGTAAACAGTTAATCAATAAATTTTACATTGATCTCAATTCCATTAAATACCCATCATTTCTTTATATGTTTTCTTAGCTAATTCAAGCCAAGATTTGCGAGAAATCGTATCATCAAGTCCACGGCAAATTGCAGCAGTGAATAATGATAAAACTTTTAACTGGTCTTCGTTGTAAGCCACAGTAAATTCAGAACAACTTCTTGGACGTTCACGACCTTTAATAAACAAAAAATCTGCAAACATAGGTTCTTTATATTTTACAGGGAACACTGTTATTCCAAAAATGTCTTCAAGAATTTTGTTTTCATAACCTTCCCAATAATTACCACGCATTACAGTTTGTCCGATAACGCACCAAGAATACATGTTCATGTCAAACTCATAAACATCTTTTAAGTCTTCTACTAAACCAATCATGTGGTTTAAGCCAGCCAGTAAGTCCGCACGCGAACCATTTACGTATGTAGTCATTTTGTGTTCCTCAAGACATGTTATTGCATTTGATAGAGATAATATACTCAATAAAAATCAGTTTGTAAACTGCTAAATGCAAAAAGTGGACCGAAGTCCACTAATTACATCAAAAGCTCTACTTCTTGTAGAATTTGATCACTTGATTCTGAAACTGGTGTTTCATTTGCATGATTTAAGCATGGGCCTGGGTGAACTGGACCATGAACAGTTTCTACGACTAAAGCGTCTTCAATTGGTGTTTTGCATACAGCACAAATTACAGTTTGCATTTTAAGCTCCTGACTCAAATGTTCTTAAGTCAATAATGTGTTTAATAGAGAATCCACGAGAACGAATAGCGTCTAAAGCGCCACTACAATATTCAAGTAGAATTTGGTAATACTCAATGGTAGTTTCTATTTTGACCATTTCATCATCGCCGCCCATAACTGTTTTCATCTCAGAACGTTCATAACGATCAAAAGAACAGTCATCACTACGACCAGAATAATAATCTAACTTAGTCTTCGATAGACGCTTCTTCGAAGCTTCATGCTGAAGCATGATTTTTCTTATATCAGCATGTCTATTCATCCATTGAGAATATAAAATTGGATTACGAGCTGCCATTAATTGGAGATTTGTAAAATCAATCTCTAAATCTTTAGCTAATTGCTCTTTTAATTGATCTAAATTCATTAGAACTCCTATCTATCTTCCCCGCCTGAAAATATATGGGAGGGAACCTGGTGAACCAATTATACAACATTTATAAATAAAGTACTTTGGCTTTTCAGGACCTTTATTTTAGATGATCATTTTTTGATCAAGTACTAGAATTACTCAATTGAAGCTTGAGCTGTTCTAACGTATCAGGGTTATCCAAAATAGTAAATCGTACTTCAACAATAATCGCGTTGTCATCATAAACTGGAATTACATCAACTTGTAATTGAAGAATCCTTGGCTCATAAGTTCTAACAGCTGAAATGATATTACGCTCAATTGTATCGGCGACAAGTGGATTTAAGTTTTCAAATAATTGATCAGATAAATCACACCCAAAATCTGGATCAAATGGTCTAGAACCACGTCTTGTAGTAATAATTCCAAGAAGCGAATTTTTAACAGCCCGCGCGCCTGTTGCTTTAGCAACATCCCGATCCCAAGACATATTTAGCTCAGGATCAAAGTCAGTATACAATACATTAATATTGCTCATAATACCGCCTTAAATAATTTGTTAAAACCATCGATAACATGTACTTCACTTTTACCACATTCACATTTAACAGGGACAGCAACATAAGGCTTTGGACCTAACACTAAATCTTTAATTTTGTTAATATGTTCTGTAGTAATTAAGCTTTGAAGTGTTTCAAGTTCAACATCAGAAAGCTCATCAATTTTTAAAACCTGTTCATTGGTCATAATTTGATCTAATGAATTAACAATCAAAGAATAAATGTTTTGATCTTCAAATAATGAAGGATATTTTAATCTAACTTTAAATGATCCAATAGATAGTGGCTCTTTAAGTCCAGGATAGTCCTTAGGATAACCTATTTGAACGGATGAATAATCTATTGGAACACTGAATGTCCGCCCACAGGCGCAATTATACGGAGTATCTACTTTTCCTTCATTAATACTCTTTGCAATCAAAACAATAATAAGCATCTCTAAACTATGCTTAGAGATATTCTTAGCATTTGTATTTTTGTCTAAAATATCAATTAAAAGATTTTGTAACGCTTCAATGTTATGAGTACCACGAGTCGATAAAATTTCTAAATACTGCGATACGCTTAAAGCTTTACATGATACTTGTTGATCTGGGGTGTTTACATTAAACAGAAAGTCGTACATACTAACCTCTATGAGTCATTTATAAATATTTATAAAGGAGTAAACTTGTATGGCAAATATTATTAGATGCAAGCTCCCAGACGGTATTCGTAAATTCCAGCCATTTAAAGTCTCTGACTATCGTGACTTTTTGCTGATTCGTTCTGGGCTTGATAACATGACCGATGAAGAACAACGTGAAGCAATCGATAGTTTAACTGAAGACTATTTTGGTAATGAGCCAAAACTTTACCGAGATTACTTGTTTTTAAAGCGTTTCACAAGCTCAATAGGTAAGACTAAAATTCCAGTAGCATATGAATGTCCTGACTGTGGAAAGCGTCATAAAGCAATGCTCAATTTAGCACAAGATGATTTGACAAATCCGGTAATTGAAGTAAACGATCTTAAGCTTAAATTTAAGTTTCCAGAAATTGAAGTAGACGATAATTCCGAATTAATAAAGTCATGCTTAATTTCAGTTGAACAAAACGAAGTTGAATACAATTGGGATGATTTAGATGAAGATACTAAAGTTGCAGTGATTGAATCAATTGATTTAAAAACATTTGAAGAGATTGTAAAACGCTTAAATACGCTCTACTTTGTTTTGACTTTGCGATGCGAAAATACATATCGTATTGTGTATAAAGACCTAGTCAAGATTTTTAAAATTTTAGTAGGGTCTGATGAGATTTTTACTTTTTACAAAATCAATCATATTTTGTCCAAAAATAATTATGACATCAATTCAATTATGAACATGATTCCAGTAGAACGTGGATTTGCATTATCATTAATTGAACAAGATAAAGAGAGAGAATCACAATGAGTAGATTACAACGTCCTGGGTATCCTAACGTCAGTATTAAGCTTTATGAAGATTATGATGCTTGGCAAGAAAATAGATTTCTTGAACTCGCTTCAACTTTTATTTCTTTGACTATTCGTGACGGATTATTTGGAAGAAATGAAGGTATGCTCCAATTCTATGACGCCGGGGCATTACACACAAAAATGAACGGCGAGCAAATAATCCAAATTTCGTTAGCTAATGCAAATACACAAAACGTATTGACTAGAATTTATGGCAGCAAAAACTTTTCAACATCTGTGAACGACAAAGGCGATAATGTAAACACAATTAATTTAGAGCCTATTCACAATGTCAAAAACTTAAAATTTAGTCGAGCATTTTTTAGTAATGCTACTGAAACTGTTGAAGAAATGATTCGGGTTATCTATAAAGAAATGCCTGAACTAGCACCATCAGTAAATGGTCTAAATATCTTTGTTCCTCGAGTGCCTTGGGTTAGTGATATTGAAACATACTTGGACTTTACACGTGAAGTCGGTATGTCTGTTGATAACGAATCATTTGTGTTTGCTTGGGAAGATATTTCTGGCATTAACTTAAATGACTACCAATCATTAACTGAACAACCAGCTTTACAAATGGTAGTTGGTGAACCTAGATTAATTGGTGAATATGTTGATCAAATGGACGTGCCGTTAGCATATGATTTCAACTGGCTTACAAAAACAAATCAGTATACACGTAATCCTTTAGAGAATACAACGTTTTATGCTCATTCTTTTAATGACAAAGAAATCCAAAGATTGTCAACTGGTACTGGCGAAAATGCAGTCTATTTAAGTCGTTCTGGCGGTTATAATGAAATGACTTATCGTAATGGGTATGAAGAAGCTTTACGTCTTTGTACTATGGCGCAATATGACGGGTATGCAGAATGCAAAATCGTTGGCAATTTTGAAATTACTCCTGGATTAAAAATTAACTTTGGCGATCCTAAAGGACAGTTTAAAACTGACTTCTATGTTGACGAAGTTATTCATGAGATTTCTAATTCTTCCTCTGTTACAAATATCTACATGTTCACTAATGGTAAAGAGCTTCAACCCGTTAATTTGATTAAGATCAAAAACACAATAAACTCTGAAACTGCTGATGTAGAAATTTTAGAAGAAGAACAACCTGAAGCAACTGGAAACTTAGGTGATGCTCAATGGAATCTTGACAAGCTTGCGTCTTCTGCAACTAGTGCTGCACAAGGTAGAAAGTCAACTGGTGATTGTGCTTTATTCGTACGACGTGCTTTAGAAAAGGCCCAAATTAAAAGATACTTTAGTGGTGGTCTTGGGCATGCGAATCAGTTTCCACCTAGATTAGTTGCTATGGACTGGGTCCCAATCGGACAAAACGTTAAAGACTTTAAAAAGGGCGACATAAGTGTTTTTGACAGAACTCACACTGAGCTTGGTAAAAAATACGGTCACGTTGCTATTTACAATGGATCAAAATGGGTATCGGATTTTATCCAATCATCTGTACAACCTACATTCGGTCAAAACTTAACCTATACAATATATAGAGCCCGTAAGGGATATTCTGCTGGAGCATAAAATGATTTCACTAAATATTAAACCTTTAACTAAGTCGGTTCAAGTCAATGGCAAAACTGTACAAGTGCCTAAACTTGGTTTAAAGCATTACGGCCTTATCAAAGAAATCAGATCAAAGTCTGAAAATATGAAGCGTCTAATGGATTCAATCCAAAAAGGATTAACTGTAGCAGAACGAGATATTGTAACTTTACATTTGTTTGAATTCAATACTGAGATGCCCAATAAGTGCTTTGTCAATGATCAAGAAATAACACTTGATGACGTTTATGTATGTCAAAAGTTAAAATTCACTTATCAAGATAAAGTGTTCAAATTTAAATCATATCATGGCGATCAAATTGATGTTGTACCAGAACTTCTCCAAAGTTGTTTAGTTTCTGTAAAAGACAGCAATGGTAATGAATTAGACCATCCAAATTTTATGGATATGCCTGCATTTGTTGTAAACTGGGCAGAACAAATTTTGCAAACTATAGCCGTGGATACACCTAATGGGACTGTCAGAGGCTTAAACGATATTATGGAGCTATTCAATGGCACAACAAAGTCTTAAGTCTGAAGTAAGAGATCGGGTTCTAGCAAAATCCGCATCTCTTCGTGATGCTAGAAAACAAATTATCGATAAGGCAAATTCACAAACGCTAAAGCCACAGGAATCACCACAGGAAGCGGTTCAAACACCTATTGATGATTTATCACCTGTTAGCTCTACTATGTCGCAGGCGTTGCAACAAAGCTCTACAAGTAATGAAATTGGACGTGCCTCACTAGATGAGTTACACAACATATCTGAATCATCAAAACTAATAAACCAACGCTTACAAAAATTAAGCACATTACTGGAATCTAAATTTGTTAATGCAGAAACAAAACCAGTAGAGCTTAACGAGCGTGCAGTAGATGTAATTAAAGATTATGTCGAAAAACCAGAGCAAAAAGTCCCAGAGCCTAATCCTATTCCTAAACTTTTACCTGGTATTGAGTACACTTCATCATTAGGTGATACAAAGGATGATCAATCCAAAACTGTCGACCAAAAAGAAAAGCGTGAAGATGCAAATGGTACAGGTGTAAAAAGCATTTTAAAAACTGGATTTGGTAAAACCGTTTCAGTAATTGATCGTATTTCCGGGTTCTTATTCAAATATACTTTGTCAGCCGCAATTGCTTCGGCTAAAATTGTTGGTGGGCTTTTTGCTTTAATTCTTGGATTTGATTTGCTCCGTATTCACTTTAAATATTGGGGCGAAAAACTTATGGAGAAGTTTGATCAAATTTCTGACTGGTTCGGTGAAAATATATCTGCTCCTTTTAATGCATTACTTGAACGATGGACTCCGGTTTTCGAAAGTATTATGGATTCTGTAGGATTCGTAAAGCGTGCATGGGAAAACGGAGATTGGGGAGCTTTAATTTCCGGTATTGGTAGTGCTATCGATACAGCAACAACTTCTCTTTTAGTAGGTATCCAATCGGCATTAGCCAAATTAGGTGCTGCAATTTTGGACAAGTTAGGATTTAAAGATGCTGCAGATAATTTAGAAGGTGCTGCTATTCAAAACAAGCAAAACCACACAGATGCTGTTTTAAGTGACAAAGAAAAGATAGCATTAGCCGAGTATCAAAAGAAAAATATTGAAAAAGGCGAAGCACCATCGCGTGGCGGTATTACATCATTCCTACCTGATTCTTGGCGTAAAAATCTTGATTTAATCACTGAACAAGATTACAATCAAATTAAAGCTGAAGAAAAAGATATGGGACGATTAAAATCCATGTCTAGTGATGATCAAACTAAAGTATTGATCAAAAACAATGAGGCTAAAGATGCTTTAGATCGTTATGCCGAAGCTGGACGTAAACTTGATGTAAATAATGAGCAAGATAAAGCTAGATTAAATAAGCTATATAACGAGGCTTCAACGAGAGTAAAAGATAAAGACCTCTCGAATACACCAGAAGTTCAAAAACACTTAGAAGGCCGTTTAGAGCGAATTAAAAACTCTATCAACGCTAAAAAAGTAAAAGTTGAACCTGCCCCTTCAAATGAAAGCAAAGATGCTACAACTGCTAGTCGTATCCAAGCTATCGATTCGAAGAAGAACTCATCTGCTGGTAATGGCAATGCTAGTAACACTAATGTTCAAAACAATATTGTTAAGTCTAATCGACAAATTAACATTCAAGCCCCAGTAACAAGTTCTAATGCACCTGGTATATTCAAAGCTACTAGCGCAAATTAAGGTGACTTATGAAAGTAAAAGAAATTACAATAGCAAATATTGTACAGGCCGGTACTGATGTATCGGCCGGATACACTAATAAGCGTTCTGAACCTAAAACTATGATCGCCCAATATCCATCAGAGCGATCATCCGGTAACGATGCATCAGACATGCAAATTAGTGATCTTTATCGTAATGGTCTTTTGTTCACTGCTTATGATTATAAATCTCGTACTACTCCAGATATGCGTGGTATGCGCAAACGTGAACAAAATAAAGTAAAGGCCTTGTATGAACAGACTCGTACCCAATTTAACAGAATCACATCTGGGATAACAAGCGAATCTCCTAAAAAGTCAGTATCACAAGACCCAGTAGCTAATATTTTAATGCCACGATCTAAAAGTGACTCAGAAAATATCAACCACAAATTTAATGACGTTGGTGATTCCTTAATTACTAAGGGTGGCGGTACAATGACTGGTGCTATTTCAAATATGGCATCAACTGCTGTTTTTGGCGCTATTGAATCAATGACTCAAGGTTTATTGTCTGATAAAGGTGAACAAATTTATACTACAGCACGTAGTATGTACGCCGGACCAGAAAACAGAACTAAAGTTTATTCTTGGGAACTCACTCCAAGGACTATTGACGACTTAGTACAAATTATCAGAATCTATGAAATTTTTAATTTTTACTCTTATGGTATGACTGGAAATAGTCAATATGCTAAAGAGCTTAAGAGTCAAATCGATGAATGGTATAAAAAGACATTCATCAATAATTTAACTCCTGAAGGTTCTGATCGAAGTGGCACAATGATGGAATCAGTAACGGCATTTTTAAGTAATGTAATTGTTGTTACAAATCCAACAGTTTGGTTCGTACGAAACTTTGGTAAAACTACTAAATTTGATGGTCGACCTGACGTATTTGGGCCAGCTCAGATACAAAGTATTAGATTTGATAAAGCACCGGATGGTAACTTTAGAGGTTTATCAATTGCTCCAAATATGCCTTCTACATTTGTTCTTGAAGTGACTATGCGTGAGATTCTTACTTTAAGTCGTGGTACATTATATGGAGATGACACACTATGAGTTTTTCATTTGAAGAATTTGGACAAATTGTCAATCAAGATTTCCAACGCTCTAATATGTTTAGTGTAGTCTTTGCGACTACACCTCTCTCACGAGCTGATCAATTAATGAGTCAATATTCAAATATATCGTATGTTGACGAATTGTCTAGTACAGAATTTAGCTGGGCTAGACCAGAGAGAAAACAATCATTAATTGATCGTTTAGGAATTAAATTACCTCGATTAAGTAAACAAAGCAATTCAACACAAGTGTCAAAATACTTAATAGGTGCAATGACAGAACGCGTTGTACAATCATTACTTGGCGAATTCAATGTTGGTACAAATCTATTAGAATTCTTTGATATGAATAATACAAAGGACTCTGGGTTATTAGCGTATGCTGTAAAATTGCCAGAGAATAGATTAAATCATGAAATGGACATCACACACAATGCACCATCAGTAAAAATCATTGGGCGAGAATTTGATGTTTTGACCATTTCGTTTAGAATGGCGCCTGATGCACTAAATTACATCGCATTTAATGATTGGGTCAATTCTGTTGAAGATCCAGTTACAGGATTAAAAGCCTTACCTATTGACGTAGAGGCGGACATTCAGGTCAACTTACATAATAGACGTGGTCTTCCACACACAACTGCAATGTTATCAGGTTGTATACCTATTTCTGTTGGTTCACCTGATTTATCATATGAAAACGATAATCAAATTACAACATTTGATGTGACATTTGCTTATCGTACTATGCAGATTGGACAAATCAAACAAGCTGATGCTGAAGCATGGGTGGCCACAGGTGGATTTAATCCATTTGAAACACCAAATAGATTAACTATTTGATAAATAAGCTAAAGGAGCTTATTATGAACGAATTTCAATTAGACGAAGTATTTGATGGTGAAGATAACCACATGTACCCAGTTGTAAACTTAAATCCAAAGCAACAGCCAGCACAAACATTTGGTATCACTGACGAAAACGACAATACTCTTGTTGTAAAACTTGCTTCAGCGACTGAACTTGGCGAAAAAGTAGTAAACTTAAAACCAGCTGATAAATCATTACAAATTATTCTTTTTGGACTCTCCGATAAAGGTAATTTTTCTGAATTAAAAAATGGTCTTGGGCAAGATCCAATTGCGACTATCTCTAGTATTATTTCTATTGTTTCGGCTGCTGCATCTAAACAACGATTTGAAACTATTATGTTCCGATTCCCTGCAAAGAAAATGAAGGGTCGTGAAAAGCTAGTTCAACGTGTTATTAAACGTATCGCTGCTAAAAATTTTACACAATTTACTACATTAGAAGAAATCGAAAATGTTTCTGCTAAGCATGCGTATGTCGTTCTTTATCGCAAAGCCACTGGGCTAGAATCTAAAGGTTTACCACAACCATCAGAGAAGCGATTTACAAAGGTAGAGACAAAGGTTGGTGAAACTCTAGTTGATAAAGATACTGGTAAAGAAGTTTCTAAAGCAGAAGCAATCGCATTGACAATTAACGATAATGTTGAAAAGAAAGTAAACGACAAAGCAATGGCTTCTAAATTGCGTATGTCTCGTAAAGAAGTGTTAATGGCCCAGACTCGTGGTCGTAATCTTCCGGTTGAACGTGCATCGATTAAACAACAAATTCGTTTAGATGATTATCTAATGAATCCGCCATTAGTATCTGCCATTGATAAAGACGTGCCAGAAGAAGTTAAAACATTCGAAAAAGTATTTCCTATGAATATAGGCTCATCTTTATATAGATCTTCGATTGGCGGTATTGACGTCAACGGGATAAATCTTGGCGATGTAACTAAAAAGTTGAAGTTCTCAAAAGGCACTGATGGTTCATACGTGTTGTTTAGTATTGGTAGTTACTTTACAAAAGGTCTAGCCGAAGCATATTTATCTACTGGTATGCGTGATGATGCAATTGGTGAGCATGTTTTTGATGCATTATCTAAAGTCATAGAAATCGTTAAAAGATCTAATTACGGCAAATCCACCGAGACATTAAAAGAAGTTGCCACTTTTGTTGATAGTCTTGCTATTATGAAGTCTGTTGATCCTAACACAAAAGCAAAAATGATAAATGCAATTATTAATGATTGTTCTAGATCATTACAAAAGACATACCAAGCTAATTATAGCAATATTGTAAATGATACTCTTGACAAGAAAGAAGCTGAAGTTGTTCGTTCTTATTGTGGTAGTGGATATAAAGAGCTAAATCGATATTTGATGGGGCTTTTAGATTCAGCGCCAACCGCAAAAACTTTAAAGATGGTTGATCAAATGGATGACATCTTTAAAACAAAAGGTATTAAACTCCCTAAAGGTACAACTTTGTATCGTGGACAAGTAGTTGACGGACGTGAACTAAAGCGTTCTGTTGAAGATAAAGTCTTTGTTTTCCGTAATTACGTTTCAACTTCGTTAGCCCCTATTATTTTTGGTTCTTCAAGTTTTGGTGGCAGTGGTGTTTCTGGTACACTAGATGCTAACGCAACCTCAAGCGAAGAATATTCGGACCAGCAAGTCATCGATGCTGGGTTGGATAGTTTAACTAAAAATATAAACAATACCCAGTTTATTTTTGGCTTTGATATTTCCGGTGTTGATAAAATTAGTGTTATCGTTCCTGGTACTAACACTAATTATCCTGATGAGTGTGAAGTTATTTTACCTCGAGGCACAGTACTTAAGGTAAATAAAGTTACATCTGGAGATATGGCAATTGAACAAATCGAACGACGCGAAGCATTCTTGTTAGAATCTACAATTATGCCGGTAGAACAACTTGACGAGTCGTATGTACTTTATGACGGCGATTTATTCCTTTCTGAAGGCATTGTCAAGCCTTTAAATGACGGATTTAGTTTCTCTATGTTACATGAATCAAACTCAATTCAAGAGCGTGGTTCCGAGCTTTTAGCTTCATGTGTGACGTTAGAAAACGTACCAGAAAAAATGCAATAACAAAAGGACCCTACGGGGTCCTTTTTAGTATAAATATAATAAAGGAGAAATCACTATGCAATTAAATGAAGTATTTGACGAAGACTCAAAAGGCCTGCCATACACAAATTTAAACCCAAATCAAAAGCCAGAACAAACATTTGCTATTAAGACCCCAGATAATGCTTCATTAGTTGTCAAATTAGCATCAACAAGTGAATTGGGTGAAAAAGTAAAACCTCTTAAAGTATCAGATAAAGCATTCCAAGTTATTCTATTTAGCTTATCTGATAAAGGCAATTTTGCTGAACTAAAAAATGGATTAGGTTCTGATCCTATAGGGGCAATTCAAGCAATCTTAGACATTGTCAAATCTGCACAACGCACTACAAAAGCAGAAAGCATTATGCTTCGCTTTCCACTTAAAAAGATTGGCGGTAAAGCACCGCAATTAGTCCGAATTGTCTCTCGTATTTTACAACGCACAATGCCACAATTCAAAACATTAGAAGAAATAAACGGTGTTTCTTCTAAACATGCGTATGTTGTGATTTATAAAAAGTCACGTGGATTGGATGCAAAGGGCCTCCCTAAACCATCAGAGAAACGTTTTAAAGCGGTTGAAACTAAAGTTGGCGAAACACTCATCGATAACGAAACAGGCAAAGAAGTGAGCAAAGCAGAAGCTGTAGCGATCACTATCGCTGACGGGTCAGACAAGAAAGTTATAGATAAAACTGAAATTGCAAAAACTCGTATTGACCGATCTTTGCTAGTAAGCACTCTATACGCCAGAGTTGCAACTAAGCTTGATAGTTATAGTGATGAAGCAAAAGAAAAGTATAACGAGTACTTGGCAAATCCTCTTGCAGTAGAAGTTAGTCAAAAACCAGATACTCAAATCATAAAGACACTAAATGAAAAAGTCTCTGTTGTGGATGTACCAAACTACTATTTGAGTAAGCAAGGCAACGAAGAAAATATCGAAGGTCTAACCCAAGAGCAGTTTGATCAGGCAGTAGAAGTATTAGCTCCACTTATCAAAAAAGTAAACTTCTCAAATAGTTTAGAAATTACTTTGAAAATGATCGAACAAATTAAAATTTTAAAGCTTCCACCTGCAAAAGAGCATCTTTTAATTCGTGGGGCACAATATGACATTAGAGAACGATTTAGAGTTGCGCTAGCAAATACACCAGAGCTTGCTGGACAATATTCAAAAGAACAAATCAGCGCTATTAACACATATACAGACAGCGGCTTCAGCGAAATGAACGACTTTTTGAATGGCTCCGGAAAAATGGACCAATCAAATGTTCGAGCATACAAGTACAACATTCCTAATTTAGACAATGCATTTGCTTCAGGTTCAGTTTTACCAAAAGACCTTGTAGTGTATCGTGGAATGGATTTAAATGAAGAACAAGTAAGAGATATGCTTCGGACAGAACACTTTGTGTTTAATGCGTTTGTATCGACTTCAATAGCACCAATTATCTTTTCAGGAGGTTTTGGTAATGTTACTAAAGCACTAACCGATCCGTCGCCTTTGGTACCAAGTGATAATGGTGGAGTTGTTGTTGGATTTATCATCCGTGGTCTAAATAATGTTAAGTCTATCATTACTGGTTCAATGTCTGCTCACCCTAGGGAGTGTGAGATTATTCTACCTCGTGGCTTAATGCTCAAGATTAAAAAACATTATACTTCTGGTAGACATCTCTTAGTGGAAAGTGTTATCGTTGGTCAAGATGGTCAAGAGCTTAACGAGTCAGAAATTGAATTCTCTTTCTCGAATTTATTTACAGAATCTTATAGTGTTAACGACTATTCTGTATTAGCTGAATACTTGTCATTAGACGAGTTAAGCAGAAAATTTACCCAATAAAAAAGGAGAGCATATGCTCTCCTTTTTCGTTATACAACTGTCTTTATTGTTCGATAGATCACAAATCCACCTGGTGCCTTTTCTACCTTTTGAGTATCTTCAATGAATCTATCAAGCAAAACAACACTTGCAAATTCTAGTACTTCTTGTGAGATTGACGAATGGCCTGTTTCAGTGTTTGTCACAATAACTTCTACATAAGCTTTAACCTTCATTTTTAACTCCTGTATCAGAGAATGGAATACCAAAAGCATCTTCAAATGTATTTGCTTTTGATTTGTCAAAACGGAACTTTTTAATGATTGGTAAGAATAACCCAACAGTTCCATCTTTACGTGTTTTTGATGTAACCCAGCCATTACATTCTAACTCAATGATTTGGCCTGGTAAAGCTGCACGATTAGCCCATAATGCTTCACGATCAAGTTCATCACGTTCATGTAATGGAATAGGTACCCACTCTTTTTTAACTTTGACTTGTGTCGTATCAGTTAATCCAGAGCCAGAATTACAAGTGATTTTACCACATTCGGAAACTAACTCAATGCCACCTAATTTATTTGGATCTTTTGAGTGTGGATAAAAGCCAGTGATTTTCATTTCAATAGTAATTACTTCTTTGAACTTCACTTGGTTCTTAGAACGCTTATTTTCCCATTGACCATGAATGTTCTTTAAGATAATTCCTTCAAGACCTTGCTCTACATATTTTTTGTAGACTTCTCGAGCTTCAACTAAGTTATTGACAACCGTGTTCTCAATGACAATAAGCTTGTCGTATTGTGCATCAATAGCCCATGTTAAAAGATGGAAACGAGTATCATAAGGTTCTGATTTTTTAATGTCAGTTCCTTCTGAATATACAACATCAAGTGGTACTAAATCCCATACTTGGAATGTCATGCACTCAGATTCATCTGGAGTAATAGTGCCTTTTAGTGATTTATTTGCAAAACCATTTGATTCACTACGTAATACCACAGCAGCTTCACCAGTTGCACCTTCAGGACCCATGAGGAACGCAAGGGGATCGGCTTCAGCTTTTCGTGTAAAGACAAGTTCACCATCGATTAAAACACCTTCAGGATGCTTCTCTCGCTCTTCTTTAGTTGCATCAATAAGCTGAAGTTTAATTGAATCAAGGCCTAAATATTCATTTCCTGCTCGAGATAACAATTTTACGTCTTCAATGCTATCACCACGGATTTCTGCAAAACAACGTGCACCATCAGCTTTTAATTGTGCGTACGCTGGAAATTTGATATTTGCGATGGCTTTATCGGAATATGCTGTTGCAAGCATTTGTGGTTGTTCTGGTACAAGGTTTTTCCAAACTTTGTTTGCCATTGTACGTGAAGCACCACATTCTAGGTCACGCAATACTACACGGCGAATTACTTCAGCGTCATCTCCATTTAGACCTTCTAAATGATCTTTAAGAGAATCAATGGCTGCGTGGCCTGTAATTTGACGAGTCGCTAACACATGTTCTAAGAAGTCTAATGTGCCTTCTAAAGTTTTTTCATCATCACTGTTTTGAACAACGAATTCTGGGATTTTTTTGATGCCATATTGCAAACGACGAGAGTAAGTCAAACGATAAATTCGCTTAAGTAACTCATCACTTGCATTGGCCTTTAATAAAGCAAGCTTTTCATTTGTAGAATCTGTAATTGCGATTTGATCTAAAATTGCGCGATACATAATATCTCCTTAAAGGGTAATTTCATTCATTGAGTAAATTGTATGATATTGCATTAAATTAGGTGGAGTCCGAGCACCACGTTTTAAATGGTACAATGGTACTGTATCACCAAATACTTGATGCGCATCTTCTAAGTTGTGTGCAAGATCATCAATAAAACAAACAATATCAGAATACTTTGACTTAGCCCGCTCAAACAATTTAGTTTTTGATTCACCAAAATTACAAGACATCACATCAACGAACGCACCTGGGAACAAAGAATTCAAATTAAACAGTCGATTCATGATCGCATGATCATCAGCTGCTAAAGCAGTGATCGCAACAAAATGATAGTCTTCTTTGTGCTTATTAATGAATTCAAGAGCGTCTTGGTACGGCTGCAAATAGCGAATGAATTTACTAGTATTGTATTGATACATTAGCTTAGAAGCAATAGATGAGTTTACACCAAAGATTTCTGCCGGACTAATATAGTTTTCTGACATATTTGATGCTAACGCACCATCTGTATTTAGGCCGTTTTTAGCACAAAAATACGGTAGTCCAGATTGCCATTTAATAGCAACACCATCGATGTCTGTAATGATTACTGGTTTTTGCATAGTAATTTTCTCAAAGAATATAAACGGGATATGAATTCATCATTGGTCAAGATTGTATCAAACGGGTCGGTTTTTCCAATGACATGCGTAAGTTCGTGTCCTTCTGTGTACATCAATGCTTTTCTGAAAAGAAAATTTTGACCACACATTAAAAAGTATGCTGTATTCAATAATGATTGATACTTTTCTGAATGTCTATTAAACGGTTCACCACGATAGTACAATGTTTGATCTTTAATAGGAATACCACGGCCAGTACGTTTGGCCTGAATACCGTGCATTTTAAAGATTTCCAATTGTTTGTCTGGATTAGGTTCACGCAGACCTTGTAAAAAGCCTTCAATAGATCCAAATTCAATTTGATCCATCACAAATGGATTATTGTACAAATTAGACAGTACATTGCATGGATATGTACCTCTTGAATTAATATCAAACATAATAATTCCTCCTGCAGCTATTTTAACATGATAATCTTGACTTGTAAACCATTAAATGCAAAAAACCACCGAAGGTGGTTTAATTTTATTTCTTGATTTTCTTCTTGACGTTGGTAATTGCCACGTGTAATTCGTTAGATGCCACCTCCCAAAGTGCTTTAACTTCAGGAGTTGGATGTTCGGAGTGTAAGTCTGTAATTGCTTTTAGTAGTGCAATATTTGCTTTCTCGATTGCGTTGACTTCCGAATTTGTTGATCGTGCAACCGCTTCGCAAATTTGTTTAAATGATTTCATGTTATTTTCCTATAAATTGTCCAGACTCGGCTGGAATGTGAATTGAGTTCCAAAGATTTCTGTAAACTTCAACCGACTCAATGTGAATTTCAGTTCCTTCGGCATGAGAATATTGTAACATAGATTCAGAGTTTTGTAAAATTTTAGAATTCTTTACAACGTTGCCATTTATATCTATTAATTCTTGTCCAACCTTTCTACCGGAATTAACTCCTACTAATTTGTAGTCAAGCTCACCTAATTCGCGTGGTGTTTCTAACGTAGTCAAATATCCAGAATGCTGGCTATCTTCGACGATCAATCGAGACTTTGTGTATAGACTAGAAAATATCATTTTAATGTAACGATGAAATGGCGCACTGATTTGTGAGCCCGTGAACAAAGACGCTTAGCAAACTTCAATTCTTCAATTTTTTCTAACTCATCAGCTAAAGCCTTTTGAGCTGGATTTAGATGCTTGAAATATTGTAAAAAGTAAAGCATAGTTGCTTTGACATCAAGCGCAGAACCATAGTTATCATGGCCATTGTTCCACGCTTGGCGCTGAATGTTTAAAATTGAGTTAACTGCTTGTTCCATGGTTATACCTATAAGATTGTGTTCTTATAGGTATTTATTATGCACCGTAGACGGCCGGAATATTTTTCCAATGAACAGTAATGAAAGATTCGCGAACTTCGTTTTGAGTTTTCTTGCCTTCAATTACATCAGGGTGTGGAACATGCTTCATTGCGCCAGTAGGAACAGAAGTTTTATCACCAAGTTTAATCACGCCTTCAGGAACTTCGCCACCAATAGAAAATACTTCACAATACGCAGGTAATTCAGATTGTTCTAAAGCAGGTAAAATAATACCAGAAGCTGTTGTTTCTTGATCACCTTTTTTTGGCGGATAAGAAATTAGGATTACGTTTTCGCCGATAGCTTTAATATTAAATTTTGACATACTTATTCACCTTGATTTAAAAAGTTATTTATATCTACGCCATTCACAGAAATCAAATTGTCAAATTTGAACGAACGGAAGCCTTTGGCTTCAATGTCATAAATTGCCATAGAAGTCGTAGATTGAGCTCGAGGTGTACCATCTGTCTTTGGTGGTGGATTCATGTATGATTCAAATAGCTCTTCGCCAATGATCGTAGAATCACGAGTACCTTTTAAAGTACGTAAATCACCATTTGCTTTAGTGAATACAACTTCATGAAGACCAGTGCTTAAAATAGTCTTAAGATGCGTTGCAAGTTCTAAGTGTTGTTCAGTAGTTAGCATTAAATGCCTCCGTAATTTACAATGTTTTCCCAACTTAATTGTTTCATTTGAACTTTATCAAGCTGGAAGATTTCGATACCTGCATCAGTAAGAATTTTGTCCCAACCTGGAAGATTTCGATCGTATGTTTCACTATACACTAATTTTTTTAATGCCTGATTGCGCAATGGCTTTAGCGCAGTCCGGACAAGGACTTAATGTAACATACATTGTTGCGCCATCAATAGCACGACCGTATCGAGCAGCATAAAGAATTGCATTTAACTCTGCATGGATTTCATTTTTAGCTGACCAAGCACTGTGTGCTTCACGGCATTCTGGCTTTAAGTATTCACGGATGATTCTAAACTTTGGAGTGAATTCTTTATCGCAGCCAATCCAGTCACTATGTGCTGCATGATCACAACAGTTAATCCCACCAGCAGGTGAACCATTATAACCAGTAGAAATAATACGTCCGTTCTTTTCGATCAGTGCACCGACTTTCCAAGAAACGCATTTTGATTCTTGTGAAACAAGATACGCAATTTGCATAAATGTATTTGCTTTCATTTATCTAATCCATCTAGAGAAAGTTCTAATTGTTCGACCAGTGTATGAATACGTCGAATTCGTGTTGCGTTATATATGCCTACATCAGAATCTGGAATTTTAACATAGTCGTAATCATCGTAATGGACTCGCTCTAAGCGTAATAAATCGCCTTCAGGAGAAACACCATAATCACGAAGTTCTGTGCTAAAACGTTCACGGATAATTTTAAGAATTGCATGATCATCCAAATTGAGTTGTGTAGGTAAATCGACTGTAACAATCATGCCTTCACCACTACATATTTAGTATTGCGAGTACGTACAACGAAAATTTCTTCGCAATCGACTTGTGTAATTTGAAATATCGGGCTCGTGTAGACGTATTCGCCATCATTAAAACGATCCGCTAGGTCCATTTGGATATGCCCTTCAATTTGTTCAACTAGAATAGGCTCTGGGAATAATGAAGAAACACGTTTCTTTGGATTTTTAAGTGCATCCATTACACTTTTGTGTACTTCTAAAACTGCATCAGCTTTAAAACGATCACGCAAATTTTGATAGTTCATCTTTAACCTCTACAATTGAATTAATGTGTGCATCGCCATTGTGTTTTTGTAATATAACACGTATTGCTTTAAGCTTAGACTCTGCTTCAACAGGTTCAGCTACTTTAAAGGCATTACAACCTATACCACGAAAGTATGTGTATTCGATATAAAATTTTTTCATCGGCAGCTCGGGTGTGGTTCACCATACATTGCAAAGTGCACGAAATTCTCTTCCATATTACAATTCGCTAAAGCTTCTTCTAAAGTATCAGAATTTCGAACAACTTGACCAGCTTTAGACATTTCGTATTCAGGATGTACATTAGTACGTACCTTTGGTGTCTCTTTAGGGCTTTGTGCCTTAGACTGATTATTATACTGCTTCGATTCTAATTGATCAACACGCAATTGCAGACGATCAACCTGGGCTTCTAATGCTTCTACTGTTTGTGCTTCAACGACTGGTTGCTTGTGTGAAACTTCTTTAATAAGTCCATTAATAGCCCGAGCATGATTTTTGTCATTAGTATACGCGGTGACAGTAGTGCCGATAAGTCCAAATGCTAAAATAATAGTTGAAGCTAAATGAATAGTATATTTAGAGAATTTCATGGCTTATTCCTCACAATTGATTTAAAACCTGTTGGTTATACGCTGCAAAGCTGCCAGTAAGCAAAACGCTCATGTCTTGAAGTACAACTTTACCTGTTTCGGATTCATGCACCATGACTTGGTTGGCTTTTGCTTCTTTTGTCAAGAAAGCTAAGAACGTTGATGTCTTGTAACCACAACACATACCTACATGAATAGGCTTTTCGATGATTGTAGAAGAAATATCGTATCCAGTTTCTTCTAAAACTTCACGAACAGCAGATGTTAACTCATCTTCACCCGGATCAACTTTGCCACCAGGCATACCAAAATCGTTGTGATCATTTTTACGAGACACTGTGACAATTTTACCGGATGCGTCCATAATTAATACACAAGCAGCCTTTGGCGAAATATATGTTTTAATCTTTTCAATTATGTCTTTAATCATAGGTTTACGTTCCAAATGCAAGTATCCTTTTGTGAAGAAGATGTCTACTGATTGTTCGCGAGTCAATTCAAAGAATGCACGCACTGCTTCTGGACCATAAAGCCTATTTTCAAATACTGGGGTCCCAGTATTAGTCGAACGAAGGCCGAGTATATTAAATTTAGGATCGACTGTTGCCCAACCAACTGCGCAACGAACTGTACCACAATCTTGAGACCAATCTTCAATATTAAATTTGTCATCTGAGAGTGTTTCAAGAAGATCAATCATCATTTTTAAACGTTCAACGTTCATAATATTTCTCACTTTAGTAGATAGAAGCTATACTAACTCATTAATATAGCTTTGTAAACTGGTTTTACCATTTAACTATAAGTTTTTCACTAAAATCCCAACGACTATCAGAGCTAGCAACATCAACAAGGTATCCGTCAGAAATAAATTTTTCAATCAAAATCATTCGTCGTTTTTCCATAATTGAACGACGTCCTTTAGATACATCGTGAATAAACTTATAGTAAAAATACTGCGGTAGCTCAGATGATCCGAACACAATACTATTTTTTCCGTCATCTGCCGCAGATTTAATAAGATCGTACAACTTAGTCATATCATGATAGACAATAGAATGTAAATTAACTTTGTCCCAATATGAGTCAGACAGTCGTTTGGCCTGAGATGCTAACATTTTGTTCTCCTATTTAGCCCAATTAAACAACGAACCAATAGCAATAAGTTTATCGTCTCCTGACATGATACTGTACACACCAGGCTTAAGGCATTTTACAGAATGCACTTTGGTAACTTTTATAGTTTGTCCATCTTCGAATAACGGTGAGTTAAACACATAGCCTTTAACGTAATACGGCTTGGCTCTCATGTCGTAAATAACAACAATTGGTAAATCAGTAGGACAATCTTCCTTTTTGAGCGCGTTAATCACACGCTCTTTTAATAAAGGAATTAAAGCTTTGTCGATTTCAGATCCGTACGGTGGAAATCCGAATAGTTCTGGTGAAAGTAACATTTAAAATTCTCCAAAATCTACTTGCGCACATTTAACACCAATTCGTCGCCACATTTCAACAACACGATCACGGTCATCAAAAGCTGCAACAATATTGTAATTGTCTGCTAATTCATTCCAAAAGATTTCTTCTTTGATGATGTCATCTTTTCGAGTATCGTTCCAGCGGCGCATGAAAAATGCATCATATGGGATATGGTTTTTGGATAACCAATTCACAGTCATTTCACGATAACAACTTTCTTTTCCATCTTTGCCTGAATGACGCCCAGACAATAAAATGATTTTGTGGCCATTTTTGCGATACAACTTGAGAATATCTTCAACCCAAGTATTGACAGAGTCTTTCCAACATTCATCCAAATTATACGGAGAACGCCCACCCATTTTTGCAATTGTGCCATCAATGTCAAAAATGACTGCTTTTGGCAAAGCAGGATTTTGCGTATAACTTTTGTGCTTACCTAAATACTTTTGCATTTTTTCATGGAACATACGAAGCACAGGCTTTGGAACAGCTTTTTCACCACGGACTAAGTTACGTTTTTCTAATTCCACCCAAGAAACATCAAACGGCTTTTCAGTAAACACAACATGACAATTTAACACTTTTGAATGCTCAAATGCACGTTCTGTGATTCGACTACGACGTCCGTCGTTTAAATTTGTATCTGCAACAATTACCCGAGATGTCTGCTCATCTGACATCAAAGTCAAGATATTGGAAATTTGAAGATCACCAATTAGTTTTTCGCGATGCTTTGAATAACGATACTTTCCACCAACGATCATAGAACGAAGGTCATCCATAGTGACAACTACTGTGCCAGGCTTTAATGCTTCTTTTTCAGCCCAAGTAGATTTGCCAGAACCAGGTGCGCCGACAGTAAAAATAATTTCAATAGTTTTCATGTTAATTTCCAAATAATAAGTCTAACAATTTTGCAATTGCAAAATTTTTGATAAGAACACACTTAATAGTCGATCTAATTCCAGGCAAATCCGCTAAATAACCATTGTGGGTTTTGTACAATTCAACGTACTCACCAAACTCAGTGTGGCCGTCAATCAGAGTGTACGAACCGTCATGGTCTTCTGAATTGATGTAAATCGTCTGATAAACAAGTTTTAGGCCTTTACCTTTATATAAAATACCTGCCATTCTATTCTCCACATAGAAGTTTAATCATGACACAAATTTCTTCAAATGTTAAGTTATTGAATAAGATGTGACGATTAGATGTGCTTGGAGTGCCTTTAACACCTGCTAATTGTTGCATTTCGTCAAAAGATAATTCTGCATGAACAATGCCTAAACGATGTTTACCTGATGCACCACATGTAATGTAACACTTACAGCCGTTGATATGTACGTTTGGTTGTGTTTGGTTAATAAACACTTCACCATTTTTTACTTTATCTTCAAGCATACGCTTCATTTCTTTAACGTTTTCTTCACGCTTTAGCTGGGTACCACACTTTTTAGCTTGTTCCTGAAGCACTCGAGCACGAAGTGTAGAAAAAGTGTGATGCACACCTTTAATAGAAATACCTGCCCAGTCAGGAGTGCCTTCAGGAAAAAGTTCGATAAGTTTGGCTTGTGTAAGTGTTTGCATAGTGTACATATTTTATTCCTCGTTTCAAGATATGGCTATAATATCAAGTATTATTTGCTTTGTACATCAATTTTTAAATTAATTTCACATTTTACATCATCTGGTCTGTAATAACAAGCCATTGTCTTCATATCACGAACATACCGCAATACATCAGAGTTCCAGATTCTGTATGTTTCAAAATCACGAGCTTCCATACCTACGTATGTTTTATCGCCTTGAGTTTTGACTTGCCATTTAGCATCATAGTTCATGATTGGGTCAGGCCAGTTAGGATGCGCCTGTTTGTGCTCTATCGCCGCTGTGGTCACACAACCACTCAACAGTAAAGGTAATATCAGAAGTAGTTTCATTTTGTCACCTCGCTTAATTCTGACGTAAATTCATTAAACGATTTATTGATGATTAACTCGGCTCCAGCTGGATTATCCTTTAACGCTTCGATCACACGAGTTTCTTCTTTAATCTTAATGATTTCAGTTTCTTTCTTTGCGCGATTATTGCTTTGGTCTACTTGTACTAACGTAAGACGATCCATTTCGTCTTTAAGCAAAGTGTAATTTGCGTTAGCCTTTTTGACTTCAGAATCTACTGTTTGTAATTTCTGTTCTAAATAATCTGCTCTTGTATCAGCTACCTTATACATGATGCCTAGGGTCAAAATGACCCCAAGAACTCCAAGTAAGATAACCATTCTAGGACTAATTGTCATATTCTACTACCTTATCGTATTCTGGTGGAACGAACAACTTGTAGTTTTTCATAAATGCTTCTGAAAGCTTTTCTACTAATTGCTCACGTGGTGGAACGCCTTCAAACATTTGCATAAAGATTCCGAACAAATATAGTTCATTCGCTTGTTTGAAATATGTTTGAGATTTAATTGCATAATCTTTTCGTGAGGACCCATTAAGTTCTTTGTGGAGATTTAACAAAATTGGCAATCGAGTATCAAGGAATCCTAAAAATACTTCTTCAAATTTATTGATCTTGCCTAAAGCGTAATCATCAGAATACAATGATCGCACATCATCTAATTGGGCAGCCACTGTGATCGCAAATAGTGCTTCATTGTTGTTAATTGTGTCCTTTGCATAATGCAGCATTTTATACCATTCGGTCTTGATCTTTACATGTTGACCAGTCATCAAACGGAACACGTATCCTTCAATATCTACCATTTGATAGATGTCATTTACAAATGTGTCTTGATCAAAATTTTCTGGGTCAATAACGTAGTTATTTACTAAGTAGCGACGTAAAACTGGATCACGTTTTAACTCTTCAATATGCACATATTCGCCAGTTTCGTTATTACGGACATTAAGTAGCACAAGAGCACGTTCTGGATATAAAATAACCACTCGGTTGTCCGGAGCCACATATTCAAAATTACAAGTGAATCCGTCTTTAGCAAGTTCTAAGACACGATCATGAAGATCACGGTGAACATAGTCTTGAATGACTTGTCGAGCTGCAACTGCTTGTACAGAGCCAATAGACATTTTAGATTTCATGAATAGTGTATCGTTATCAACATAACTCGAAATCAACGAGCCATCTGACTTATCCATAAAGTACTCAATGGTAGAAAGATCTAAATCTATCGTAAATGGATTTTCTCCTAGGTTGAAAAACTTCTCCATAGGGCGTGCCATAACACGAATTGGTTGATCATTCTCGTCCATTTCAAACATGATGCCACGGGCTTCGAGAGCATCAGGCAAAAGCCAATCCGTATAAGACGCATAATTATATCCGAACATACGAACACGAGTTCCAAATGGAGTAACTGCATCACGTAAAAAGAAACGTGACATTTTACCTGGCTCAATTAAAGTCATCAAATTATTGTACAATTCGTTCATATTAAAGTTCCTATTAGTGGTAATCGCATTATATCACCAATTTTAATCTATGTAAACAAAAAAGGAGCCATTTGGCTCCTTTTATTTAAACTAATTCTTTCAATTCTTCAAAACCACCAATCATCTTACCGTCTTTGTAAATGATTGGGAAGCTTTTACGGCCTTCAGAAAAAGATTCAACATCCTCTACACTAAAGTCTTTACCAAGCATTTTAATTTCATGATCAAGAGATTTCATCTTAACCAATAGTTTAGCTTTGTCGCAATTAGGACATCCAGGTTTTGAGTAAATAGTGATCATGTTTTATACCTTAAATTTGTATGAAGTGTTCTGGTCATTACGTTTAATTACGTTGACCTTGTAAGCGCCATTGACTGTTTCTTGGTTGGCATTCTGAGTTTTATTTATATTGATCCAAGACTCTAGATGAGGCATTGGATTTTCCTCTGGGAATACGAAGCCGAGTTCTTCTTCAGTGAAGCCAAAGTTTTGTGCAACTGCTTTAGCATTAAACAATGCCCATTGAATCAATACATCAGCATTCATACCAACAATTGCTTGACCATCTTCAAATAGGAATTTTGCCCATGTGATTTCTGATTCAATAACTTCTTTTAAGATTTTAATCATCTTAGGACGAAGTTTTGCAAAAGCTGCTTGACCATGTTCTGATGCAAGTAATTCTTTAAGAACTTCTAAACGGTATTCACAGTGAATTTCGAATTCGTCTTGACAAATTTTCTTAACTGCAGAGCCAATAGCTTGGAACACACCAGATTCACAAATAGTAAATGTAACACCAAAACTAATCATGAATTGTACACGTTCTAATACATACATCAAGTAATAGAACAACATCATATCAATAGTTTTCTCTTCTTCGGAGAAGTGTGTTGAACCATGATATGCTAATTCAACAGAACGACGTTTCAAAGCAGCGAGTTCAGTACCAACGACATGCAAACGACGGTGTGCTTCAGTTTTTGCAAGAAGTTCTTTTAATACCTCTTTAGGCATATCAAATGACAACTTAACAATTTCTGAATATGTTGCACCATGGACTGTTTCGTTATCGTTGATGCGTAATTCAGCTGCAACAATTTCTGAACATGGGTCATAAGGAGCAATCAATACAAAAGGAACTTGAGAAGCAACTGAATCCGTTTCCCATTGCCACATGATATTGTAAATCATTGTGTCTGCAACTTTTTTAGGAACACGTTTAAAGTCCGTTAAGCATTGTGCAAAATCAAAATCTTGTTCGTCCCAATCAAGAGCCTTCATTTCTTTATAAAGGTCCCAGATTTTATCGAAACGTTTGTTGATAGTATCTAATAACTGGACAGTACCGTCATCGTTATTATTACCGAATAATTTAACTGCATAATATTCTTCAGCAGGTTTAGCTACGTTAAAAATCATAAATGTCTCCAATAACATGATAATTATATACAATAAAAATTAAAGCGGGACCGAAGTCCCATCAGTTAAAGTTTACAACCTGCACACTCTTTTTCACCTTCTTCGATAACTTCACTGCCAATTACAATTGCTTTGTTATCATTTAAACTATTACCTTTGCCTGTCAAAGTGTTTAAGTAATAACGAGTAGGAACACCATAATAGTTAAGAGCGAAGAATCCACGAAGTAAGTCATGTGAATCAATTTTTTCTACACCTTGGACTGTATACCAAACATCGGCCGAAGTCGTTTGATCCGTGAACTTTTGAATAATGCCATACTTCATTGCAATATGTTCAATGTCGATATTCCATGCAATATTACGAGCGTAAGCATCATAGTACAAATCAGATTCCGGCACAACGTAATCAAATGCGTCTTGGTCATTACGTTTTTTCATGTCAATGTCACGAGTTGCGTATGGACCATTTGTTGTGCCAGATTTAAGAGATGAACTTTCTGCTGGCATATTAGCGCCTAGCGTAGAGAAAGCGTGACCACCACGTTCTTTAATGATTTTACGTTTTGCTTCCCAGTCATAGTGTAAAGGTTCATCACAAATTTCGTCGACTGTTTTCTTGTAACCATCAATAGGTAACCATCCATCAGGCCATTTAGTTTTATGCATCCATGGTGCATTGCCAAACTCTTCGGCAAGCTCAATAGAAGCTTCTAAAAGATAGAAATAATGACGTTCCATTACTTTATGAATAAAGTTACGACCTTCTTGATCATAGAAGTTTTTGTCATTTTTTGCCATCAAGTGTGCCAAGTCAACAACACCAACCCCAGCGTTCATACGTTGTTTTGCAGTAAACGCCACTTGAGGGAACGGATAATCAGTTTCGTGAATTGCCGTATGAATCATATCCAAAGCAACCCAGGCGGCTTCTTTGTAATCTTCTTCAGTAATACACTTACCAACTGATACACCGGCAATTGCACAAACAGCTACTTCACCGTCACCTTCGTCATAATGAGTTTTGTAAAGCTCCGTGATGTGTTTATACGGACGAGTCGGTAAACGAATTTCTAAACATAAGTTTGATTGAAGAATTGGGTCTTTAAACGGAGTACCATCACCATTCATAATAGAAAGGTTAACAGTGTACATTTGACCAACTTCAACTGACTGTTCAAGAACAGACATCAAGAAGTCACGTGCATTTACTTTAAGACGACGATTTTTACCTGCAATTGCCTTTTTGAATAGTTTTTCATATTCTTTGACAGACATGTTAGATGCCATCGCAGTAAATAATTCTGGATGATCTTTATAACTGAATAAGTAGTAATCACCAGAAGTTGCAGCTTGTTGTACGAAATAATCATTGTAACAAAAACCATAATCTAAACCACGAACTTGTTTTGCTAATGGCGTCATAGGGTTTTTCATAGGGATAATTGCAATTGATTCAATGTCAACAGAATCGAAGAATTGCGACTGTGAACCACCACGTCCGTTTTGCATATTAGCATTGATCATAGCTACTTCTGCACGGTTATAGTTAATTCGTCCCATGTGTTCAATAAGACCACCACGAACTTTATCACCCGCAGCACGAGTATACGATTTTGAACCAATACCTGCTGAAGCTGCAGTCATCATATAACTAATGTGATTTGCAGCAGCTAATGATAAAAGATTATCGTCGTTTGTATGTAAACAACAAGACAAAAATCCAGAATTGGCTGTGCCAGAGTTTGTATAATAAGGCGTTGGTACATTGACCATATCTCGTGAATATGCATCGTAGTGGCGCTTAATACGAGCAATACGTTCAGCACCTGTACCTTTATTTTGGCACATACGCATTGCAACACGCATCATTGTAAATTGTGGAGTTTCGTAGTAAATCCCGTCAACACGGTCTTTTAACGAATATTTTTCCATTGATTGCTTGATTTGATAATGAGCAACATCAAGATCACGCGAATGGTCAATAATTTTTTCTAAAGCTTTATAGTCTTCGTCAGAATAAGAATTGACAAAGTCATTAGTCATCATTCCGGCTTTTACTAAGTTTTTGTGGACTTGTCGAATAGAAGGGATTTTGTCGTCATAAACTTGCTTGTAAAGTAATGAAATGTACAGTCGACCTGCCATTCGGTGATAAGCCCATGATGGCTTAGCTAGACAATATTTGATTAGAGTTTCTTGAAGTTCTTTTGTTGTAACTTTTTCTGGAGAAGTTGAAACAACATGCAATACAGCAGAAATCCAATCAACATGTTTACCTAGATTTTTTGAGGCCCAAATACCCCAACCATTTAATTTTGATGCTTCAAAATCTTGGATTTCACCATTACGTTTTACTACTTGTTCAATCATTTGAGGTCCTCTAAATAGAATTCATCTTTAAAAACTTTGTTAACTGTTAAGGCTATAATATCACCATGACATTTCCGTGGATAACAGCAGCAGCCCAATCTTTGACCACGTAGTACTTCCAAATGATGCTTGGTTATTTTTTGATCTCTTAATAAGCCTTTCCAATATTCATTAAATAAGGGGATCGCTTGATCCCCGTACTCTTCAACACTATATGGATTACCCCAAATCGTGCCTCTTTGGATATTAATGTCGAAGTCAGACTGGTATTTATTAACTACTCTACAGACTTCATTCTCTCGCCATAATCTGTTCATTTTGAACTTATGATAGCACCAGCAATTACAATTACCGCACTAATCATCCCAAATGTAATAATCAAAGCCGGTTCATTCATAGCACCAGCAATATACATGCCAGTAACCATAGTAAAACAAGCAACAATACTAAAAGCAATCATATAAATCATTGTTCGCTCTCCGCATCAGCCCATTCCATGCAAAATAGTATAGTTGCCATAGATGCTGCAACTGCCCACCCGTCAGCTTCATTTCCAGTTACTGTCCATATTAGACCTCCAGCTGCCATTGACAACGGGAGTCCTAATGAAAAGAAGTCTGGAATACTTTTCAGCTTATACAGCCATTTTGGCTTTGATCGACGCATGATATTCGTATCCATGTAATAATTAAATGTTAAATCTATAATATCACAATTATTTTTATAGCAATAAATAAGTATATAAAATATTAAAAGGTAACCCTAGATGAAATCAGGAATTTATAAAATAGTCAATACAGAAACGTGTAAATGTTACGTCGGTAGTGCTAAAGATTTCCAGTCTCGATGGAATAGACACTTTAAAGATCTCAGAGCCGGAGTACATTCTAGCTTAAAACTTCAAAGATCATTTAATAAGTATGGAGAGAAGGTATTTATTACAGAGATCATTGAAGAGATCGAATATGAAAAAGAATTAATTATTGAAAGAGAAAACTTTTGGATGTCTAAATTGGATTCTAAGAAAAATGGATATAATATTGCAGATGCGAGTTTTGGTGATGTATTGTCTACTCATCCAAATAGAAATGAGATTATTAAAAAGATTTCAAGTACTATTAACAAAAGTATTTCTTTAATGACATCCGAAGAACGCAAGGAAAAATGGGGCTTACCTGGATACTTAAATGGAATGTACGGGAAGACTCATTTGGATTCAACAAAGAAAATTCTTTCTGAACTGAATAAAGGAAACTCTAATTCTAAAGGAAGGGTTATGAGTGAAGATCAACGAGAAAAATTATCTATTCTAGCATCTAAGCGAACTGGTGATTTGAATCCTTTTTATGGGAAGACTCATTCTGATGAATCTAAAAATAAAATGGCAGAATCTAGAAAAGGAAAGCCAGCAGCTAATGCTATGAGAGTTGTTGTCGACGGAATTGAGTATCAAAACCGTCATGTTGCAGAAACAGCCACTGGTATAAAAGCTTCTACAATTTGGTATCGTTGTAATTCTAAAAATAAAAAATACAACGATACCTATTTTATAGATTAAACTTAAACTGCGATATTAAATTTGATTGGTGGTAAAGGATTGTAGTCAATCAATTCAAAATCTTCAGGAACATAGTCATAAATTGAATCACGTTTATTGAGTTTCAAAATAGGCGAATCTGGCTCGTCTTCGCGTTCAAGATATTCTACTGTTGCATCGATTGCGTTTTTATACACGTGGCAGTGAGCACCCGAGTGATACACGTGTCCTGGCGTCATACCGAGTTGTTGTGCAATCATATATGTGAATAATGTTGCTGTCAAAATATTACCCATACCAACTCCAATAGGATAATCAGCACTTCGTTGGAACAGGTGACAATTGAGCACATTCATTTCGCCATTTTTATCTGGACTAACAATAAAACTATAAAACGCATGGCATGCTGGGAGAATAGCTTGATTGTTCGTATCAGGACGCCAGAATGTGAAACACGCTTGACGAGATTTTGGATTTGCACGTAAAGTATTGATCACATAGTCGAGTTGATTGAATCCTTTAGGATTAGTATCTTTAACGTCCGCGCCAAAATGAATTAAATTAAATCCATACACATAACCAGCAGAACCTTCTGGTAACCCATGTTTAGTTTCGAATTCTTTAGATTTCCAGGGTGTCCAGATTTTGGCACCCATATCTTCAAGATCGTTGATGTTTGATGAACCTGAAATGTACCAAAGGACTTCTTTGACAATTGATTTCCACGCAACTTTTCGTTTAGTTAAAACTGGAACGCGTTCAGAAATGTCGTATTTGGTGTTAACGCCAAATTTAGCAATAGTCCCGACTCCAGTTCGATCACCGTCAATATGAAATCCAGTGTCAAGAATATCTCGGAGAGCATTATCGTAATCACGCATTACATAATTTGGATTCATATTATTCTCCGTAATTGTTGATTACTTCTTGAAGAAGGCCTTCAAGTGCATTTTCTAAATCGTCAGATTGAACATCTAATGCTAATTGTCCTTCAAGCATTAGACTTGCAATAAAGTCACCTTGATGGATTGAAATGTCCACTGATGGGAAATCAGGTTCATCAAATTTTTCAAGAATTTCTTGGATTAAAGCTTCCATATTAGCTCTCCATTTCATGGGTGAATGTGTATAAAATTGCGGAATCAGTTTTAACATCAGTACAAAAACTGTGTTCACGATTCATAAGCTTATTATACATATAATCGTTTAAGTAAACATCGGCCTTCTTAAATTGTTCGCCTTTAGGACAAATTACAGTATGGATGACTTTATCTGCATACGCAAATGCTCGATAAAGAATTTGAGCACCACCAATAACCGAGTACACTTGATCGTCGTTTGCTTTCCATTTCTCGAAGTAAGCTTCAATGTCCGAAACTGGTAAATATTTGTGTGCAGTGCACCCATTTTTGGCGACAGGGAGCGGACGATCAAGATCTGCTAAAACTATATGCTCACGACCTGGAAGTAAACCTGGTAACGTAGAGAACGTTTTAGCGCCCATTACTAAAACAGTTCCTTGTGTATTTGCCTTGAACTGTTTTAAGTCTTCAGGAATATGCCCCCATGGGAATCCATCACCTAATCCAAATCCGGCATTTTTGTCAGTTGCAAATACTAATTGTAACATAATCTTTCCTTACTCAAAATTGAAATACCTGCTAGAGGTTGGTCTCGCCTTGCAAGCATTAGTTCGTTATTAGATACCCTTTTTAAAACATTTGGGTGTTTAATTTCGTACGTCACAAGAATTTCATAAGATTTGCCGTTATTAAACTGACCATCACTTACACGTGATAAAAAGTCTAGATTATCGGTAAACCACTTAAACTTGCTGTTCCATGATAGAGGAAACTTCTCGCAAATAGTAGAAGCTTCCTCTTCACACATTAGTCGATAAACGATCATAGCATTGATTTAAGTTTTTCTGAATAAACCTTAAATGTCAACTTGATCGGGGCACGATCAGTAATCATGTCCTTTTCAATTACTTCTAAAATCAAATAACTTGTTAACCCAAAGTTTGGGTGTACACGAATTTTATACTTATCATGAATTGAATGATCTTTTGCAAAAGCAAAAACAATTGCAGCAAAATTAGCGATTAAAAAATCCGGATAAACAAAACGAATTAAAGCTTTAGCGAACCAAACTTTTGGCATTTGATACCATTTGTTATCACGGGCTTCATAATCAATTGAAACACAAAGAGCTTCAATTACGTCAAGAATGAATTGTTCTTTAAATTGAGCAATACTTGCTTTTGATAATTTAGTCTGTGAATCTGTTAATCGCATTGACTCAAGGTGAGATTTAAGAGCTTCGTAATCTTTAGACATGTTTAAGTCCTCTTAGTTGATAAAGCTATAATATCACGATCAATACTAGTTGTAAACTATTAAACACAAAAAAGGAGAGCAATTGCTCTCCTTTAAAATAACTTAAGGTAAGTTATTCAAGATGTCATTTAAGTCATCACCAATTCCAGCTCCTGTATTAGTAGGAGTTGGATTGAAAACTTCGTCTAAACCATCTTGTTGACCTGCATTAAAGGCGTCCATTTCTTTATCGAATGCAGAAAGTTGATCACCAACCAAATCAGCTTGTGCAGCAGCAGTTTGAGCGGCGGTACCCATAATTGCAGTACCCATCACCTTTTTGAATTTTTCTGTGTTCTTTTCGAGTGAATCAAACTTATCTTTAGAAATGATTTCGTTAAGATCACTCATGCCTTCTGTTAACATAGCTTGGACTGCTTCGGTTTCAATACCTGGGATGGCGGATGAGCCTAAGAACTTAGATTCGTCATAGTTTGGAAAGCCAGAAACTTTCTTAACTTTTAGAACCATGTTGGCACCAGCTTCAGGACAGAATACGTCAATAGGTGTTTCACCCATACTTACGTTAACTTCGACCATTGCATTGATCTTATCCATGATCTTTTGTCCAAAACGGAATTTGAAAACTTTACCTTCATTTTCTGTTGCAGCTGGGTCTTTGATGACCAAGATGTTAGCCCAGTATTGATGTTTACGTTTAATCAAATCATATTCTGGTTTATTTTTATTAAATGAATCGTGTTCATTTAAATGTTTACAAACAGGACATGATTCATAATCACCATGTGTAGAAGTACAGTTTGCAAAATATGTTTTACCGTTCTTCTTAAAGAAATGATTAATCATTTTTACGAATGGTAATGAATCATCATTTGTTGGTGGAAGGAAACGGATAAGGGCCTCGCCATTACCAGCAGCATCTACAGTTGGCTTCCATAATTTATCATCAGTAAAGCCATTGCCAGATTTAAGTTGTTGTAATTGAGCTTGTAATTGAGCAGGGTCGCGACGTTTAAAAGTTGACATAAGTTTTTCCTTTCGGTTAACGGATTTTAAATAAAAAGTTTGTTGTCATTTCTGACATAAGTATTTATACTTTGCAGGATTTGATCGTTTCGATGAATAATGATCTGGCGGCTTGTCCATCAATAACTAATAGCTTTTTATAAGCATGTAGTCGTTTTGAATAACTTTGCCAAACAATATCATCGTGATGATCAAGTTTTTCTATTATATCTAAAAAACTATCAAGCAAAATAAAGGTCTCAAATGAGATAATGTCACTTTGGAGTAACTTAAACACATAAGAAGACCCAATGCGTTCATTATAAACAAAAATTTCATTAAGCGAATTTACATTCAACTTTTTAGAAAAGTAATATATGTTCTTCACGTCATCAACAAAACGAGTTTTGACTTGTGACAATTTACCAATATATTCTCGATAAAAAATCAACGCATCAGAATCAGAGATTTCACCGATCCAGGCGTTTTGGTTAGCTACCAAGTTACTGATAAAAATCAAACATAACTCGTTTAGATTGTGTTTATTGGACAATCTCTCAAAGAAGTATCGATCTTTACGATTTTGATACGCCTTATCTGAGAGCTTCATTTGCCATCTGTATTTGATTACATCGTAACGTCCGTTAAAATGGTTTTTTAACATCAAATACAGTTTATAAACACTTTTTCCATCGATTCGACGTGAGCTGTTTTCAGGCAACTGCAGTCTAACCATACATGAAATCCAATGTTGCATGTTCAAATTGTTTATTCATTGATGGGCGTAACATATTCTCATCAATAGATTCTTGTTTAATCTTTTCAACAATTTGATCGGGCAAGTATTTTAAAAATTGATTTTCTGGAACACCGCTTTCTTCAAGCCATTTAGTTGAAGCTTCGAGATATGTGAGTCCGTCAATTAAGACGGACTCCTCAATTTGTTCGGCGATGCTTTGTTTAGTACCAGCGTCTAAAATAATTTTAGCGATATTACTTACCGAAGATTGCATCGTAAAGCTCCATTGTTTCATTCGATTCGTCTTCAAATTTTTCACGAGTACCACTGTGATGGACACGGAATAATTTGTTAAACTGAGCTGGCTTAAGACCAAGCTCGTCTTTAGCAGCTTTACGAATGTCGGCAATTGCAGAATTGGCTGATTCGACTTGTGTTTTAAGACCAGAAGCTTCTTTAAACATTGCTTCAAGTTGTTCACCATGAACGTCTACATTAAATTCAACTTTTTGTTTACGATTTGCTTTCATAATATAGCCTCTACTGTTTGATATGAAATAATTTTAACACTAAACTTTTTAAGTATTTAGAACTTATCAAGATCTTTAATAAATTTGACAAGTCCGTTCTTAACGAAGTATTTGTACATTTTACCACGTGGAGCTGGAGTATTATTTGTAAATTGATTAAAGATTTCATCTTTAATGTCTTCACGAATGTAATCAAAGTCAATTAAAACACGATTTTCTAAAAAGCGTTTATATTGTTCTTCGGTCATTAATTTTGCTCGTTCTTCATCAGAACCTGCATCTAAAATTGATTCAATGAAATCCATACGTGTCGGTGGTGTTCGCTCGCCTTCAACCATTGTATGATAGAAATCAGAACGAACTTTAATAGAAGCAACACAGTCTTTTCGATCGCCTTTAATAATCTTGACCATGCAATCAAGTTCAGGCGAACCAGTTTTAGGCTTGACAAATTTTTTCTGCATTGGACTCCATTGTGTAACGTTAGGATATTTCTGGAGTTGAGGGAAGTCACCGTCAGAAGACACAATTCGTACTTTATGTCCTTTTAAAGAAAGATACTTTGTTAATACACCAATAATGTCATCGGCTTCGCCTTTATCAACATCAATTACTTGGTATGGCATAAACTCTTTAAATTCTGAGATGACTTGATGAAGTGCATTAAAATATGCTTCCCAATCAAATGTAGATTCTTCGCGAGCTTTTGCACGATTCAGTTTGTAGTAATAAGCTTCATCACGACGCCAATAACCGTTTTTTGCATTATCTAAAGCAAGGATAATTTTTTCATATCCTTCTGATCGAGCTTTGATCACATTAAATTTTAGTGAAGCCAAGATCAAATGACGTACATTATCTAATGTAACTTTTTCTTCACCAGAAGCAAAATAATGTTGTGATGTTGCCAAAGCAATTTGTGAGAAGTCAAAAATACAATAGCCTGGTTTAGGAATATCGTCTTCTTGCATTAAGAAACTTAAGTCTGTCATATAAACACCATGTTTATTTAGGATATGAGCATTGTATCACAATTATAAATAAGAAAAATGAATACTTTAAATAAGGAGCTTCAAATGTCTGATGCTATTAATAAACAATTCCGTGCGTCATACGGTCTGGACGCTGCTGGCGAAAAACTAATCAACGTAGCATTAGCAGACCGAACAGTAATGTCAGATGGTATTAATGTAGAATACATGATTCAAGAAAATACCATCCAAGCATACAGTGAAACTCGAGCTTATCCTAAAGGATTCGCTGTAATGCATAATGATCGCATGTGGGTATCTATTGTAGATATTGCTAAGCCTTCTGGTGTTTTTAATGAGGCTAAATGGGAACCTCTTCGTGTTGACCCTAAATGGATTCTTGTCGATTCCGGAGTAAAGATTCTTCAATCTGGACAGTACATTTCTGTTGACACGTCACAAGGTAATCCTATTGAATTCACTCTTCCTTCTGATGCTATCGATGGCGATACTATCGTAGTAAAAGATATTGGTGGACGACCTGGTTTTACCGATGTTGTAGTTAAAGCTGGTGTTCAGTCAATTGTTAACTTCCAAGCTCGTGTCCGTGAAGTTAAGATGACGATTCCATATTCACAATTTGTTTTTGTCTATAATAATCGTTTATGGCAATTACACAATACTGTTCAACCAGATAATGCGATCACAGCTAACACTTCTAATATTGCAGATATTCAAGCCGGACAAACTGTAATTCGTCAATATAATACGTTAGCACCGATCACGATGCGTCTCCCGAAGAATGCTAATAATGGTGACATTATTCATTTTGTTGGTATGGATAAACCATCCGAGCCGTATTACCATTTAATTGTTAATACGTTTGATGCCAATACTTCTGTTGAAGTACAAGGCCAAACTACTTTCGAGCTTAAACGTTCTTTTAGTGGTTATTTTATTTTCAATTCAACAACTAAAACTTGGGCATTGTATGATGCAGATTTATCAGATCGTCTTCGTACTGTTGGCGCTGACACTTTATTGTTCCCTGGTGAAACTGTATCTGTGGTTGGAACAAATAATACAACTATCCAAACTATTACTTTGACTTTACCTCAAGGTGTTTCACCAGGTGATCAAATCACTGTAGCTTTAAACTRCATGCGTAWAKGTCAAACTGTTAAGATCGTCCCATCTGGTACTGATAAAATCTTAACAGATATGAATATGATGCAGTTCCCTAAACGTTCTAGCTATCCACCTGCTGGCAACTGGGTAAACACAACTGAATTATCATTTAACGGTACTACAAGTTATCCACCAATCATTACATTTGCTTATATCCTATGGGCCCTATTAGTCAATGGATGGTTGTTCAAAACGTGCCACAATTGGAGCGCGTTGACCCAACTGATGATAGCACTCGTGCTCGTCTTGGTGTTATTGCTTTTGCTACTCAGCCCTATGGGCCCTATTAGTCAATGGATGGTTGTTCAAAACGTGCCACAATTAGAGCGCGTTGACCCAACTGATGATAGCACTCGTGCTCGTCTTGGTGTAATTGCTTTAGCTACTCAAGCGCAAGCTAATTTAAATCATGAGAATATTACAGCTGCTTCTAAAGAAGTTGCTATTACTCCAGAAACTTTAGCAAATCGTACAGCAACTGAAACTCGTCGTGGTATTGCAGAAATTGCGACCACTGCAGAAGTCAACCAGGTGTCCACAGCGACATATTTAGACGACGTTATAGTTACACCAAAGAAACTTAACGAACGTGCCGCTACTGAGACTATGCGTGGTTTAGCAGAAATTGCTACACAAGCTGAAACTAATGCTGGTACTGATGACATTACAATCATTACTCCTAAAAAGTTAGAAGCACGTCGTGCAACGCCGACTATGGCGGGTATTGCAAAATTAGTAAATGTTGGTGGTTTGCCTGTTGCACCTGGAGTTGGTGTTACACGTGATAACGAAGGTACTGGAATTTTTGCTCATAGCAATTTTACTGACATCGTTACACCAAAAACACTACGTGAAATGCGTGCAACTGAATTAAGTGCTGGTATTGTTTTCTTAGCTACTGAAAATGAAACAATTGCTGGGTCTGTTTCAACAGCTGCTTATCCATTAGTGGTAACGCCTGATCAATTACATAAGAAAACAGCCACAGAAGGAAGAATTGGATTTAGCGAAATTGCTACACAAGCTGAAACTAATGCTGGTACTGATGATTTTCGTTTTATTACACCTAAAAAATTAGCTGGGCGTGGTTCTACAGAAACTATGACAGGCGTTGCACGCATTGCTACGCAATCAGAATTTGATTCTGGTATATTAGATAATGTTATTTCAACTCCGTTGAAAATTAAAACTTATTTTAATAGTACATCCCGTACATCTGTCAACTCCGATAGTGGATTAGTAGAAACTGGAACCTTATGGAACCATTATAACCTAAACATTCTTGAAGCAAGTATTACTCAGCGTGGTACGCTCAAGCTAAGCGATCAAACTTTAACCAATACTGGCGTAGATGATACAACTGCTGTGACTCCTAAAACGCTTCACAACAAAAAATCTACACAAACAACCGAAGGCATTATTCGTACAGCGACTAATGCGGAAGCAACAACAGGTACTTCAACAATTCTTGCAATTACGCCTGTGACATTAAAGCATATTGTACAGACCGAAACTACTTGGGAAGCAACTACTACACGTCGAGGTATGGTAAAATTAACAGAAGGCGCATTGACCTTTGTTGGTAATGATACAGTTGGTTCTACTGCTGCGTTAGATACTTATTTGAAGACTGGATATGCAATTTCGCCGTACGAATTGAATAAAACATTAGCAAATTATTTGCCATTAAAAGCAAAAGCTGTTGATTCTGATTTGCTCGATGGTTTAGATTCGCTTCAATTTATTCGTCGTGATATTGATCAAACTGTTGCAGGCAATTTGACATTAAATAGCAATTTGATTGGTAATGACGTCACAACACGTACTCGTTTTGTTACACAAACTGGACGAATTGAATCAGACGCAACACATTACATCGATTTAGGTAAATCTGGAACAAATAAACTTGATCTAGGTTCTGTTGGTGGTGTTGTTAATATTGTTGATTCGTCAACAGGCTCAACAGTTACATCTTTTGCCGGTGGTAATGCAACTGTAAATGGTAAAACAACTACTAATTCATTAGAAGTTACAACCATTGCAAATGTTAAAGGCTCAATCCAAATCAATGCTAAAAGTGCAGTTACATTGATTTCAAATGCTGTAACTCTTGGTGATTTGTCAACATCAATGAATTTACGTTCAACAGATTCTGGCAACATCCTTGCAACAGATGGAACCGGATCAAGTCGTGTATTAACAGAGAAAAACTTTGTTGAGATCACTGATCGAAACTTTGTTAATCAGGCTGGCGATACAATGACTGGGCGTTTAACTGTTAATGCTCCATCAAGTTCAACATTTACAGGTGTAACATCGACAAACATCCATCAAAATCCTACTGCTGCTTCAATTGGTACATGGACTGTAGAGATTACAGATTCAGCAATTTACAATCAATTGAATGGTTACTTGGTTCCGATTTATGTGAATCATCCTGATACAGGTCTTCCTATTCTTGATCATTATGATGAAGTAAAATCTGGTGGTACATTATCTCAATTTGGTACTGATCTTAAAACCTCATATCAAATCTGGGTCCCTAAACCTACAGTTACAACTCAGGATCACACTGCTAATACAATGTGGATTCGACATTTTAACGTCGCTAAAAATGCTTGGGATGGCTTTGCTCGTGTGTATACATCGAATCAACCACCTACAGCAGCTGATATTGGCGCTATGAGTAATGACGGTTCTATGTTCAACAACTTCCGTGTTCGTGATTGGATTCAAATTGGAAACATGAGAATCTATGCTGACCAAGCATCAAGAACAGTTAAGTTTGATTGGATTGATTAAGGAGTAATATGGAACATTTTGCAGCATCGTTTGGACTGGATATGGTCACCGTCCAAACATTGTCTGAAACTAATGCAGTAACATATAAGTTAAATGCTGCTGGGGTCACAGTTCATAGTGTTCCAGCAGTTCCTTATGTGTTTCTAAATGACCAACCATTAGGGGTCCAAACACATTCGAATGGATTAAATGTTCGAGTTATTGGACCAAACAATACAGTAATTGATAGAAAGGAATTTATTCTTACAAATATTGATTCGAGTACAAACACAGCGTTTGTAACCTATATGGACAGTTTGACTTCTGGAATTGTTGTTATTACTTCGGGCCCTAATTTAAAAACTAGTCCATCTGTTGATGCATGGTTTAAATCAGTGTATTCAGTGAATTGGCCTGGTTCTTTTTTAATCAACAATTATGCAGTGGCATACGCAGCGATTTATAAACCAAGTCATAAAAAGATTGCAATGGAAACGTACAAAGCGGACGACGGTAGCGATAAGACCAGAGCTGTGATAGAAACAGTATATGACACGGAAAGCGACATAGGCGCAACAGGATTCGCGCATAAAGCTATCTACGATCCAACGGTGTATCAATCATCGACAACGTACGAGTTTAAACGTTATCCAACTGATCAAGTTTTAATCAGTTTACTTTCTGATTATGGCATTCAACCTGGTGATACGTTTATGTTTAGTGGTGAAGCTTATGCTTCACAAGCTCTAGTTGATGCAAATATGTCAACTCGTATTAACTTACGATGGTACAAAGGCACAACATTGCTAGAAGCAAAATCAGTAGAAGTCCCAAAAACTTTACCAGATCAATGGATTAAATTCGAAGAGTTCACTACTGTGCCAGCAACTGCCGATGGCTTCACTATTGCTGTCGCTCGTTATCCTAGGAACGATGCAGTGAACGCTTTAGCACAAGTACGTAATATTACATTCAATGAAGTAGGCCGCCCAGATACGTTAACTGGCGACGCAGCAATTGGTGTTAACGGTATCAAGACAAGTAACTTAGAAGATAATGCAACATTCCCTAATTTAATTACTTTTCCCGATGCAGCTATTAAGCTTAAGAACACAGTAAACGTAATTAACGTAACTGAATTACCTCTTCCATATTAAGGCCGTAAGGCCTTTTGTGGTTTTTATAAATACAGATTATTAAGAGGACCTCAAAATGGCTGATTTAAAAACAGGCACCACAGTAGGTGGTCAACTTGTCTGGACTCAAGGAAATTTTCCTCTGTTTCCAACAGGCAATACATTACTATACAAGACTTTTAAAGTCTATACCGAAAACGATAAGCCACAAGCGGTTGATAATGATTTTGTTTCAAAAGCAAATGGTGGTTCGTATTTAAAGCTTACCAGTTTTGTTGAAGGTGTTAAAATTTTAGGCGCTGGAAATCTGTATGGCGGTTTTGTCCCTGGAAGTGGTGATGGAACAACAGATGTTTCCACAAATCCTGCTTCAGTTACAACAAACACAATTTTGCAATCTCATTGGGGTATTGGTATTTCATCATATCAAGCTCAAGGCGTAACAGTAAATATCGATTCACGCAATGGTGATATTAGCACAAAAGGCAATATCAGAGCAGCTGGACAAATGGTTATCCGAACAGCGGCACCAACAGCGGCAGAACACGCTACGCGAAAAGATTATGTCGATGCACAAATAAATAATGTTACAAGCAATGCTAATACACGAGTACTACGAGCCGGCGACGTAATGACAGGAAATTTATCAGCGCCAAACTTTGTAAGTTTAAATTTAGCTACTCTACCAACTCATGTACCTCAGCTTTCTCAAGTCGTTGTTAAAGGTACTGTATTAGATTACGGAACATATTAAGGAAATATCATGGCTTTAGATCAAAATATTAATCGGATTAAATTCCTTCGAACAACAGTAGCTGGTCGTAAACCCGCATTAGCTGATTTACAAGATGGTGAACTAGCTTTAAACATGGCTGATCGTGTTTTGTATACACGTAATGGCAATAACATTGTTGACGTTGGTTTTGGTTTAGGTGGTAATGTAAATGGCAGTATAAATGCAACCGGCGAATTGGCATCAACAAAAGTAGTTACACGAAATCCAAACAACTCTGCTGCAAATATTTCTGTTGATTGGGTAAATGACGAACCAAGATTAAGAATCGGCGGTAGTAACGTTGGTTCAGCTAGTGATTTTGTAATTGCTGGTTCTTCAGATTTTGAAAGAATGCGTTTAACATCTGCTGGCGCCATGACAATCCCATCGACAATGACAGCAAATAGTTTTGTTGGTATTGGGTCCGGATTAACTCAACTAAATGCGTCGATGTTAGCAACTGGAACAGTACCAACTGCAAGATTAAGCGGAAATTATTCAATCAATTCCGCAACTACTACTAAATTAGCAACTCAAAGACAAATTTTTGGTAATTTGTTTGATGGTAGTGCAGATGTGTTTGGTGCAATAACACAATGTTCAACTTTACAAATAGATCAATCTTCATATCCATCGGTTCGTTTAAAACCAACAGGCACAGCTGGAACTTTGGGTACTATTTTTGAAGCAGGACCTACAGGTTGGCCTTATGTAGCGGTACGTCTAAAAGAAACATTGGATTGGGCAACTGGACAAATCGCGATTTTTGCATTTCCATCAAATAAAACTGGTTCCCATACAATTGCTATGACAAGCGATAATGTTGCTTCAGCAACAAAATTGGCAACAGCTAGAACAATCAATGGTGTTGCTTTTGATGGTACACAAAACATTGTTATTGAAGATGATACTAAATTATACAAAGCAAATCGCACCGTAAATTTAGGAACTGCGTCAGGAAATCAAGCAGTTTATCGTGATATTGCATCACTTGCAAGTGGTCAATCGTATGCTGCTGGTGTGTCTATTGTAGTACATCTACCAAAATCTAAAAATAAATCTCAAACAATGCTTCAAATGAAGATTAAGGGATCTAACTACTCTTCAGCGAATGTTGATTGGGAATTTTCTATTTTTGGATACAACCACGCAACTAAATGGTTTAACCAAGCAGCTTCTGTTTCAAATGGAATGAATGATTTAATTTTTGAATCAATTCAATTTGGACGTACATCTGACCATGAAGTTATTATTTTGAAAGTTGCTTCTAATAAAACTTTATCATTGCCATCTATTGATATTACTGAATTGATTTGTAACCATGAAAATGTTGATAATTGGAATGCATCTGATTTTAGAATTACAGCTGAATCGGACTTATCGCCATATACAATTGAAAGTGAAGTTTTTGTTGGATCTATTAACACAAAACAAACTAAAGGGTATTCTACTATAACTTTATTAACACTTGATGAAATGAAAAAAGTTTCGCCAATTGTTATCCCAGAGCACCACATCCAGCCAGATGCATCAACTGGTATTTCGTATGCACCTTGGATATATACTGCACATCAAAGCAATTCTGGGTATCGGGTAAATTGTGCTATTGGTTCATATCGTGGTGGTAGTAGTTTTACAGACAACGGTATGTTTATTGGATTGAGTCAAAATGGTAATTTGGTATCCGAAGGTTTTAAATTTTTAACACAAGGTAAAATTGAACATACTTTAGGTTCTATCACATTTGGTCATAATGTTGTAGTAGATGGTTCGATTAAACCAGCTCAAATCCAAAACGCTGATTCTACTGGATTTATGTCTATTTTGAATGGTGGTGGTGCTCATGGTATTGCTATTGGTGGTTTGCTTGTTAGTAATTCATACGCAACATCAGAAAAGGCTAAAGTACCAACAAATGGTGCTTATATCAAAGGTCAGCTGGTTGTATCCGACACGATTTCTATTGAAGCAAACGGAACAGCATTTCAAAAAATGATCCAATGTGCAAACAATACCGATGGTGGTTATGTTGCTGTTGGTAATACAGGTGCAGATAAAGGATATGTTGAGCTAGGCACAATCGATGATTCTGATACAAAGATCTATGTTCGAAAACGTAATTCATCAAATGCTGTTTTGGCTACGCAAGTTTTGATGGATGAAAACCATAATGCTCAGTTTGTTGGTAATTTAAGTGCTGCAAATGGATTAGCAGTTGGTTCTACGGCTTCAGCAAACGGATACGGTATTGGGTTGTATGGCGGGAACGCCGGTACTGCAACTTCTTTGCCTAGCTACGGCCTTGCATTTGCAGGCACATCAACATTTGGTTCGTACGGCGGTGTGACTGATGAGTGGGCAACATATTTCACTATGACCGGTGCAACAACTCGTGGATGGGTTTTTAAAGCCGGTGATTCTGGGACAGCTAATAACATTGCTTCTATTAGTGCATCTGGTGCTGTGGTCGCAAATAGTGGCTTTCATGTAAATACGCCATATGGGGCTTGGGCAAATAACGGCATGCGAGGTGGTACAGGCGATGCAGCCAACTATACAACCCATAATTTGATCATTCGTTCGCATTGGGGTATTGGATTCAGAGACAATACAGATGCTTGTAGAATCGTTATGGATACAAGATCTGGTAGATTGAGCTTAACTGGTGGTATTACTGCTGGTGAATATTCAATAGATGGGAATTCTTTAGATCCAATGATCTATGCACCTATCCCTTATGCAAAAACAACAGCACCGGCTGGATATTTGTTGATGATGGGACAAGCGATTTCAGCTGCGACATATCCTAAATTGTATGCTCTTTATGGTGCAAATCTTCCGGATATGCGTGGTATGTTTATTCGAGGGTGGGATAACGGCAGAGGTATTGATTCTGGACGTGGAATATTGACAACTCAGGCCGACGCTATCCAAAACATCACTGGTTCTTTAGGATCGATTCGTCGATACACAAACAATACCGCAGAGACTTAACTGGAGCGTTCTGGGCAGATGGTGCAATGGGCAATGGTTCTATTACTGGTGCTGGTGGTACTGGATACCCTTCTATAGGTTTTGACGCGTCGCGTGTTGCTCGTACGGCTTCAGAAACTCGACCATACAACATTGCATGGAATTACATCGTAAAGGCAGGTTAATATGTTTTCTAATCGTACACGAAATGTACAGGTATACTCATACAACGCGGATACATTCCGCTTTGAGTATGATTTTTTATACACTTGGACTATTGGTACCGGGCTTCCAGCCCATGGTACCTTAGTTATCCCACCATTAGAAATTCCGAAGGAAAATTTAGTATTTAATGAAACAAGTAATAGGTGGGAAGATCATTTGCCAGTTTTATCTGTGTTTGATTTATCTAATAAATATCAGAAAATAGGCCAATTGATTGTCATGTTTAAAGATATGCTAGAAGACGAAGACTTTTCTAGTATGTCTAGGGATGAAATTAATATTAGACTGGAAGAGCTTAAATACGAAAGAATTGAGCTGAGGCAAAAATTAATGGAACACGAAGATGGAGCAACAAAATAATCAAAATCAAAGACCAAGTCTCCCAATAATAGATCTTTTATTTGGATTATTAGACAGGCTCTTTAAGGATAACGCCACTGGAAAGGTTCTTGCCTCTCGAGTGGCGACTATTGTAATTTTATTCATACTAGCTTTGATCTGGGTTAAAGGTGAATCATTGATGACCATTTACAAAGAAGCTAGCTTTGAGAATTATTCCAGAATAGTTCAAAAAGATAAAGATCAAAAATTTGAAACTACTTCTTTAGAACAGTTACAAATTGTGCACGTTTCTGCTGACGCTGATTTTAGTGCAGTCTATTCTTTTAGACCAAGAAACTTAAACTACTTTGTGGATTTAGTTGCTTATGAAGGAAGATTGCCTGTTACAGTAAACGAGCAGAATTTAGGAGGTTTTCCTATTGACAAAACTTCGAATGAATATTCTACACATCTAGGTGGAGTTGACTTTGAGTCAAGAACTGAGTTCGTATTTTTACCTACGAAAATGAAGGAGACTGGGTTGAAGTACATGTATTCGTGTCCGTATTTTAATTTAGACAACGTCTACTCAGGGACAGTAGCTATGTACTGGTATCAAGAGCCAGTCTTAGATAAAGATAAACTTAAATTAATTTGTGGTACCGCTGCAAGAACACTTGGGAGAGCAAAATAATTAATACTTTGAGCAGTTTAAATGAAGTTCTAACTTACGATAAATCGGCTCGTGACCAATATTAAATTCTTCAATGAGTTTGTCTTTTTCACGAGTCGTAATATCTTGTGTCATATTGAACAAGTTTGTCAATGTGATTGGACGACCTTCCACAGTTTTAAAACCTAACTCATTTAAGAATGCAACGAATGTTCGTTGATTTTCCAATATGTCATCATGTCCGAATTTGATTAAGATAGATGCTGTTGCGATAATGTCTGCTAAAATGTTGTACATGATAATTCCTTAAACTAACGAGTTGATAACTGTTTCAATGATTTCTTTCGATAAATCAAAATCTAAATAGATATTTGATCCGCCTTTCTTAACTACCGCACCTAATGATTCTAATTTTTTTGCAATAGAATCATCCATATTGTATCCGAATACTCGGAACTTATTGGAATTTGTTAATTCAAATTGTCGAATACCTAATGTACGCTTTTTAAGCTTAATATGGAAATTCGAACAATAAGTCACCATTTCCTTCACTTCAAACTTTGATTCAACTATTTCTTTAGCTTGCTCTGCAAGACTTTCTAGTTCCGGACTAATTTCACGGGCTTTACGTGTGCTTTTTCGTTCTAGCTTTTCTGGTTTATTTACAGAAATATACTCTAACGCTGCATCGTCAATAAGTTGATCACCAATATCCGACAGAATAACTAAATCTTTTGATTTAAACAATAGACCGTGTTCAACTAAATAATCAACGTCGGTACAAGTATAAGAAGAATATCCAGAGCCATACAAATCAAATAAAATCTGCGCTTGTGCTTCTGTTAAAGAAACAGGAGACTTTTCAATAATAAATTTTAACTTACTCATTTCATCACCATTTGTGTATGAGGCTATATTATTCAATATTAGCCCCATTGTATACACTTTCAAAGTTCAACTGATATTTAAATGTCCAATTGATCTAAATCTTTTTGATATTCCACTTCAGCGGTAGTTTCACGCCAGTATTGATTGTCCTCGATCGCTGCTTTCGCCGCCAGGGCCAACTTACGGGCTTCGTCTGATGTAATATGATAGATATTCAATAAGACTAGCTCTTCGGCGTACTGTGCCAAATTATCAATTGCTTTTAACTCTTCAACAAGTTGTTTTCGAGTCTTACCTGCGATTACAATGTCACCTTTAATGACTGCATTAATAAATCTAGCCTTTGCTGTCAATATCTTTGCTTTGCTATCAGTTTCTATGATCTTTGCATGGATACGTTTTTTGACATATTCTGTTCGCACTTCAACAAAATGTTTAATAAGCTCAACAGCACTTTCAAATACACGAAGCTTTCCGTTTTCGTCAATAACTGTAATATTTTGAGATAATCGTTCAATCAACCCAAACATTTTCATGATTTTATCGTGATTTTCTTCAGTTAATTCAAGTCCAGCTTCTTTGCGCATTTTGATTTTAAAACCAAAACCGTTTTTACCACAGTTATCCGAATATGAGATAAAGCCTTTGTCTTCTAGAGGGTCCAGAACTTTTTCTACGTATTTTGCACGATCAAAGCTATACGGAATTTCAGTAATTTCCATTTGAGTTTTTGATGTGATTTTATACGTACCATGAAGTTCACACTTTGGACCATCACGATAGATTTTACCAGAGAATTTAGGATATTCTACTGAAGGTTCTTTAATATCGACTACACCATTTAACGCTTGACGAGTGCACTCAATAACTGATTTGATGCTATGAGGCAAAATATTTGTTGCATAGCCAGTGGCAATACCTTCAACACCATTTAATAATACAACAGGAATGACCGGAAGATAAAAACGTGGTGGCTTATGTTCTGGATCTTCATGGACTGGTGCTACATTTTCGTCTTTAAAAACTTTGCTAAAGTTTTCAGAAATTCGACAGAAAATATAACGTGAGGCAGCTGCTTGTTGAACTAATCGAGAACCAAAGTTACCTTCACCATCTAAAAATGGAAAGTTATTACTCCACGTGTTTGCCATTAATGCACCAGCATCTTGAGCAGAACCTTCACCATGATGATAACCTGCGTCAGCAACACCGCCAGCAACAGAAGCCAATTTATGCATTTTTTCTTTATCACCCTTTGCTAATTGCATTGCACGATAAAGCATAAAACGATGTACTGGCTTCATACCATCAATCATATTTGGGATTGCACGTTGTTCTACAGTGTAAATTGCGTATTCTTTTGCTTCATTGTTGATAACTTCAGTTAGGCAACGAACGTTTTCCATAATTACTCCTTAACAAGATTAAATGCGATAATGTAGAATATCATACCTTGAGCAATAGACAATAACCAGAATTCCGGGTCATCGATTATAAGACCAAATTTACCACTTAAATTATGGAGTAAACCAAACACAAATAAAAGAATCGCGGCTTTAAATTGATTATTCATTAAATCCACCCATAATAACATAAAGGAAAGTTGAAACTACAACCAATATGTCGAAGTAAAACAACCAAGCTTGTTCATAGTTTTCGACTAAAAAATCAGCTTGTGCTAAATCATAGACAGCAAATGATGTGCCTAGAATAATAATGAGTTTGACAATAGGATCGTTCATTAGTATTTCTGCAACTTAAATTTAAAGATGTCATTTAATTGACGATTAACTTGGGACATGTTTTGATAAGGATCGCTCAATGTACGAGAGAACGCTTTAGCAATACGGCCTTTGGCAAATGCTGATGTCAAATACTTCATTCGATCTACAGGTACATGCACAACCATTAAATTGCCAGTCTTTTCTGGAATCATCATTAACTCGGCTACACGAGAACGACGCAAACGGATATGGGTAAGGACTGAGGCAAAACCTTGTGCTGATCGTTGTTCACCGACAAAGAATCGAGCTAAACAAACATTTGCACGTGGGTCTAAAAAGAAATAAAAACCTTTTGTGTTTAAATCAAATTCAGTCGATGGACTAAATACACCCATTGACCAAGTGCCGATAATTTGACCTTTTGCACTAGTAAGGTCTTTAATTGATAAATCTAATTTGTCTTTCATATCATGTCTCTTCATTGTTGATATGGCTATTATACAATATTAAATAGCCCTTGTAAACTAAAACGTGTGAATATTTTTACCAATAGCAGACATTCCAATCCGAGTGTTTAAGTAATAGCCAGTATACTTGCTTTTAGTAATACACTCTTCTAGGGATATCCGATCAGCCATCAATCGTGGGATTAATTTGTAGTGTCCTTGACCAAAATCTTCGACATCAAAGAATATGATCACATCAGCAACCTTATGTTGCAAGAAAGGACCCACGTTAATCCCTGTTTTACCTGGATACTTACCAGAAGCACCAGTTGAAACGCTTATCCATTTACTTCCACTTTGGTGCGTTTTAACTTCAATTCTAATGCCATTGTATTTCATTGGAGCTAATACATCAAATGCGTACGTAAGTGGTTCTGATACATCTTCGTCACCAGAACCAAACCAGCCTTCCATGTGTTCAGCAACATATTGTTCTGCCATTTGAGCAATCATACATCGCTTTACTACTTCTTTAGGGTCTTGGTCTGGGTCTTGATTTAACGAATATTCAGCAGTAGATTTAATTTTCTCTATTGACTCTTTTGTCAAAGAGAACTTATTCATAATATTTTCCTCAATTTCACTTAAACGAGTGAAACCTGGGCTCATAAAGACCTCAAATTAAAACGGGGACCGAAGTCCCCAGTTAGATTAAACTGTATCGGTTACATCTTCTAGTACTACGTATTCGCATGTACGCATTTTTGCATTATTGTAGTCGACTGGAATCGACACAACATCACGTGGATTGACCAAACATGTTACTACACGGTTTTTAGGAGCTGTAGCAAAGTTAGACAAGTATGACTTAGAGCAAACATGTAAACCTTCAGAGCATGTACGATTGTCATCTTCGTCGACTTGGTTGCGTGGCATTGTAACTGTAACACCTGGACTATTGTCAAATCGACCACTGTGAATATCACGATAGTTTTTGTCGACTTTCTTGAATGCAATAAAGTGACCAGATTCTGTAATTTCAATGTCGTTAGCTTCTAAAAAGTCAAAGATGCGAGTAACAACTTTACGGCTTGGATTTTCCATCATATTTTCTAAGAACGGAATATAGAATTCAAATTCTTTTTGGGCTTCCATGTCAGCAATAATGCGTTTAACTAAGCTGTTTTCGATTTCAATTTCTTTATAGAAAATGCGACTTCCTTCGATGTACACATTACCTGATTTGCTTGTATAACGCTCAATAGCACGTTTGATATTGATTAAATCTAATGCATCACTTACACGATCTTCTGCTAACGCTAAAAGAGCGGCTTTGAAGTTTGGATGTGATTTATCAGCTTGGTATGCTTCCCGGCCTTCTGTGATCGAAATGAACGTAGAATTGGCTGACCAGACTAGATTGCGATCTGTAGATTTTGGACTACGCTTTGTAACAGCAACACGTTCGTCGAAATAACGAATCACAAATTTATCATCGTCTTCAAATGAATCTAAAACGTATACACTACCTTCAACTACAACCTCGTTAAGATGTGGTAACTCACGAGGAAGAACATGTTTAACTTTCTTTAAACTTGTTAAAGTCTCTACACGAGGATCGTCCGAAATATAAAGAATCGCGCCAACACGAATTTTATTTGTTGTCCCAAGATCGTGCTCTTCAAAACAGTATTCAAGTGCTTCAGTGGCACTATACTGTGATTCTTCAGTAAGGAATACATCATCACAAATAATCAATCCATCTTTAGGATCACCAGTAATTTCAATGTCTCTAGGGCAAATAAAATCACCAAGAATATGAATTGGGAAGCGTGGATTTGTAATAACTAAACTGCCATCCACTTCTTCAAATAACTCAAGAATTTCTGCGTTATTTTTAAGAACTCGAGTAACTGTATCTGAACTAACATCAAAGTTTCGAGCAATAGCAGCTTTAGACAACTTAGACAAATACTGAATGACAATTGAACGTTGTTCTTCAAGGTCTAAACAATTAATGATCGATTTTTTCATGAGAATCTCCTTTAAGGGTAGAACCATTATACACACTATATAATGGCTTGTAAATCAGTTTTTGATGAATTTTACAATTTTTTGACGAATAACTGCATAATATAAAACAGCCGTGTGATAAATCATCGATAGTTCTGTTACAT